AATATATATTATTATAATAATATATATTATTATAGTCGTGTTTTAATGAAACTTTGTATGAGTTTTAAAACATTATCATAATCATCTTGACCTCTAATTATATTCAAAGTCTGAATTTTTTCATATAATTCTTTGTATAATTTATTATTTTTATCTCTTTCTCTAAAATGAATATCTGCATTAAGCATTATTAAAATTGTTTCTCTATCTGAAATAATTTTTTTATTTTCTTCTAGAAGTACATGAAATTTTTTTAACTTTTCAATTAGATCTTTGTCATTTGATTCTTTATCATCTTTAATAATGCATCTATCTCTACAATATAATGTTCTTCTAAAATAATATATGTCCGTAAAATCTAAAATATATTTTTTATTAAGTGTGGAATCAAGCATACTCATTCGAAAATCAATAGCATCTTTGCATAAATTTGTAATTATTGAGTCTATATTGTTATTATACCATGTTTTTGAATCTTTAACATCTAACTTACTTAATTTATCATCTATATTTTTTTGTAATATAGTCATATGAGTAGATTTTTCAATTTCATTCAACATGTTATTAATATTTAATTTTTCTAAACTTGTATAGTATTCATCAAATATTTCTTTAGATTTTTTTCCTTTATCTTTTTTGTCGATTACTTCGTAAGAAATATCTTTTGAAATTAAAAGAGTATAATGATAATTATCATTTAATAGGTATATTGTTTTTGTATCTTTATTTGGTTTATATTTCTTATATTTTATTTTGATATATTTATCAATTTCATACTTTATCAAAATGATTTCTACATTCAAAAATTCCGGTAAAACATATTGTATTAAAACATCTGATCGTATTATATCTATATCATCGTTTTTTAACTGTGTAATTAAAGAATCAAATTCTGTATCATTATCTGTTTCAATATCATATAATGATATATTTTGTAAATGTTTTTTATTACTACTAATATAACTTATTAAATTATTTCTAAATTTAACTATATCGTCTATGTTATCACCTTTATTATCGACATAATACATTTTATTTTCAATAATATATCCTAGCATAGTAGCCCAAAGAGAACAAAAACCGTCTCCTCTTATAAAAGTTTCATAAAGGTTATTATCAAATAATTCTGAACGAATATCAACAATATCATGATATTCGCTTAAAGCATTTAAATCACTCTTTCTTGTTACGGATATAAAATCATCAGTTTCCTTTCTCGTTACTAACATAAGATTACTAATTTCTTTAGTTTCTGTAAGTTTTACTTTTTTATTCTTTCTATTATATTGTGTTATATTTAAAAATAAATTTAATACATTTTTTGAAAAATTAGAAGGAACTGGAACTTCAATAATTAAAAAAAAACGTGTAAATTCTTTTTCATTATAAGAATCTAATTTTCTTGTTAATGAATCATACTTTAAAATTTCTTCAAAATTAACACAAACTATATTTATATCATAAAAGTTCTTAAAAATATCTATTTTTCTTACAATATCTTTTTTACTTTTAAAACATTCATTAATTTCTTTAAATAAGTTTGAACTTATTTTTTTTTCCAATTCATTAACTTTATTATCATTATTTTGTTTTTCTTTTAGTATTCTACCCGTAATAATATTCATATTATCATGCATCCTAAATTCATTGCATTTAATTATATCTGTGTATTTTTCTTTATCTTCTTCTTTTAAAATCAGAAAATTAATGTATTTTCGTTTTTTATTTTCAGAAACATTATGATAATATTTTTTATTAAAATCTTCAATTAATTCACTTATATGTTTTAAGTTACTTATATTTTCGTTTTTAGAATTTAAATAAATAAATAAAAAAAAAGATAATTCCTTTTGTTCAACTAAATTTTTCAATTTTTTTTCCAAAAATTCATAATTTGTTTCATGTATTGATTTTGGATAAAATAATAAATTGTAAATATAAATATATGGTGAAATATAATCTGATATATTTTTAAAACATTCATTAATTTCATTCATCAAGTCTTTATGTATTTTTTTTTTTAATTCGTCAACTTTTTTGTCTTGTTCTAATTGTTTTTTTTCAATACCTATTATTTCCCATAGTTTGTTGTAATTCATATTTATTTTATTAGATGACAATAATTTTTTTTTATAATAAATTAAATTTTGTTCTTTATCTTCAATTTTTATAAATCTTTCGTTTATTTTGTCTATAATTTTTTTATATTTTTCATGTTCATATTTTTCTATTTGAAAATCATGTTTTAACATGGTATCTATTGATGTCATTAAAGTTTTAGACGGATCTTCACTATATTTTTCTTTAAATCTTGGATGTTCTGTAAATAAAAATATACCGTTGTCATTAAGATTATTAAAGATTTTTATTATAGTATCCTCTGATTTTATGATATTAGAAATTAAATTACATCCAGCAAACCATATTATATCAACTTTTTGTAAACAATCAGGAAAATGAGTTGACTCGCTATTAATATCAATATCATTACAAAATATATAGTCAATTTTTTCATAGTTTCCATATTTTTTAAATTCATTATGTAAATTTTTCATCATTTCTTTGTTAAGTGGTTTATTGAAGTCGTTTATTATTTTACCGCTATATTTTTCACTGCTACAAACAACTAAAACTTTTAAATAACTCATCTTTTATATAATACTTTTATTTAATTCTTTTTTCTAAAAAATTAATTTTTCTTTGCATTCCATTAATAATATCATATAGTTCTTCTATTTCATGACTTGAATATCGTCTACCAGGTGTTGACGGACTTGGAAACCCATCAGAAGAACTTGAATGATGAGAAGAAGATGAATAATTATCATCGTCATCTTCCTCATCTGAATCATCAAAACGATTAATTTTTTTAAAATCTACTGGTTTACTGTTAAATGATTTATAATATGATTTAGGATCAGACTTCTTGTACTTAACTTTATTTTCAACTTTTTTTACGTCGTCTTCTTCATCATCACTATATTCTCTTCTAAATCTAGTTTGTTGTTTTCTCGGTTTACCATTTTCTCTAATATTGATAAAATTAATGATTTTTTTGAGTTGATTTTCATTATCACGTGATATAAGAAATCCAGATTTATAAGACTTTGCACCAATAGGTTCAAAAAAATCATGGAACTTATTCTTATCACATTCAACTATATAGAAATCATCATTAAATTCTTTGTATTCAAGAGACATTTTTTATATGCATTCAAAAAAATATTTTTTTTAATTTATTCAAATTTATTACTTAAAGAAAATAAATCTAAAATATAATAATGCATATTAAGTGTATAAGAAATATTAATTTAAAAGCAATTCCATTTTATTCCGATATCGATTACAATTTACCAAAATCATCAATAATTGATGACAGTTCATCAGAAAAAGACGATTTGGTTATTCTATGCGCACAGGAAATATACGGATATAGATGTGGGATATTAGGATTTTGTAGCAATTTTATGTCTCATGAAATACCTAAAACTTATTTTTTAAAAAAGATAACTAATAAATATAACTATTCTGATGCTAATTTATTAGCAGGTGCTATATCATATCTAAATAGATACATTCCATTACTAAACTATGGTATATGGGATTACAAGAAATTTATGACAAATTCAACATTCAAATATTATAATAATGATTCAGTATCTCATATGTTTGATTTATGTACACCATTTCTTGACGGTGGTTGTTGTATTTATTCAAATAGAAAATCGTTTGCATCTGGTTTTGAACGTTTAAATATTGATAATAAAGTATCAATATCTGATTATATTGCAAAAAAAGGAATAGCATGGTCAGTTTTTGATTCTGAAGATAAAAGAATATTGGTAATGACATTTAATTTATCGGATGATTTAAACGAATTAACTAAATTATTAGAAATCGAACAAATTATTTGCTTACAAGAAATATTAGAAAAACGATTTTTATTACAAAATTTTGAAACATATATCGTAGGAGATATAAAAATAAATTTTAATGAAAGAGGAAATTCATTTAAAGATATTTCAAATTCATTTAAAGTTATAAATAAAGATACAAATTACGTTTTATACAAACAATTTTTTGAATGTAATATGAATATAGATGAATCATCTAATATATTAAAAATAGATATAGAAAAAAGTAATGATGAACCTGTACTTATCGTAAAAGAAGAAGATCAAGTAGTAGTCGAAGTTAAAAAAGAATTACCGGAAGAGACGAAAGAAGAAATTAGAAGAGTAGGTATGTTTTTTATTGACAACCCGATTTTTGATTACTTTAACAGATTAAGTCCGTCATCGGATAAATCAAATAAATCAAATAAATCGAATAGTTCCGGAGGATGGACAAAAATTTAAAAAAAAAATGATATTTTTAATTAGTTTAACCAATTAAAAATATAATATAATATAAAATGTATATCAAAGTTAAAAATTTTAGATGTTACACAGATCAAACATTTGAATTCGATGATAAAGGTTTGTTTTTGATATGTGGTCAATCAGGAAAAGGGAAAAGTACTATAATGATGGCTATAAATTTTTGTCTATTTGGAACAGGAAACAAAATAATAAAACATGGAGAAACATCATGTTCAGTTGAAATGATATTTGATGACCTTAAAATTGTAAGAAGTAAAAGACCTAATAGAGTAATAGTTAATGATAAATACGAAGATGATGTAGCACAGAATATAATAAATGAAAAATTCGGAACAACATTTAATATAACAGGATATGTAGAACAAAATGCGACAAATTCATTTATCATGATGGGTCCAACAGATAAATTATTATTTCTTGAAAAATTTGCGTTTAATGATGTGAATCTTGGAGATATAAAAATAAGATGTAAGTCTTTAATTGCACGACAACAAATGGAATTAAATAAGACTTCCGGACAATTAGAAATGGCAAAATCATATCTTGACGAAATAAATGAACCAGATGAAGTTATATTTCCACTAGAAAAAAGTAAGAATCGTGAAATAGCAATGAAAAACGAGGAAATACGTTATAAAAATTGCGAAACAAAAATAAAAAAAGCAAATCATTATATAACAAAAACACAAGAAGAATTAAATGATTTACGCGTGTTAAATACATATCTCGATTCTAAAAATGAAAACATTGATAATTTAATACAATGTTTATCTAACTTATCAATAGAAGAAAAAGAAATTGATTATATAGGAGATGATAAACTAAAAGAATATAAAAAAAGATTGGAATGTTTAATTTCTTTACGCGAAATTAATATTTTACAAGAGAGAATCGAAATAGATAAAGAAAAATTAAATCAAATGAAAGAAAAAGAGATGGAAGAATATAAGTCATTAATTGAAAAATATGGAGAACATTTATGGGAAGAATATACAAAAGAAGAATTAAAAGACACTATAAAGGATACAAAAGATACAATTAAAGACGCAAAACAAATATCATTTCTTAAAAAACAATTATCAAATATAGATGGTGATAAATACGAAAAACAAAAAGAAGAAATTATATATCTGACAAACGAGTTAGAAGAAAAAACATTATTATATGAAAAAATAAGAAAACAAAAAATGTCATATACATGTCCATCATGTGATAAAAAGTTATATATATGCGATGAAAGATTGCATATATCTGATGAAAAAGTGGATACAAATACTGATATATCTGTTCTAAAAGAAGAAATAAGAGAATCACAAACCAAATTGAAAAATTTAGAAAAATCTGTATCTCAAATACAATCAAAAATAGATCAGAATATAAAGATAAATAAAGAAATAGAAGATATTTCATCTCAATATGAAGAAGAATTAAATGAAAATGAATTGATAGGGTATTTAGAAGATTATGAAAATTATTATAATTCTCAAATAAAACAAGAACGGAAAATAGAAGAAATACAAAATAAAATTAAAGAATGTAAATATTCGTCTTCTATAATTTTATTCGAAAAAGATATTAAGAAACAGCAATCAAATTTAGATAGGTTAGAAGAAGAATATGATTATACTGAAGAAGAAATGGGTGAGAATGAGTTAAGAGAAATAATATCAATCGAAGAAAAAAATAAAGAAACGATTAAAAGAATAGAAAATAAAAGAAATAGTTTAGAAAATGATAAGAAGACGCAATTAAAATTAAATGAAAAACAAAAAGAAAAATATTTAGAACAATATGAAGAAATAAAAACAGAAGAAGAATTGTTTTTAATTATAAAAGAGAATGAAGAAATAATAAAAGAACAAGAACAGCAAAAAATTATACATTCTGAAAATCTTGTGAAAGTTGAAGAATATAAAAAATATATAGAAGAAAAGAACAAGTATGATAATTATAAAAAAAAAGTAGATGATTTAGAAGAGAAAGAAAAAGAAGATTCCGAAAAATTGGCTACAACTAATATTTTAAAAGAAAAAATATTAGAAGCGGAAATGATTGCTATAATGAATACAATAGATACAATAAATACGCATGCACAGATATATTTGGATAGTTTCTTCCCGGAATATCCAATGACAATAATATTGAAATGTTTTAAGGAAAGTAAAAAGAGTGAGAAACCACAAATAAATATGGAAATATATTATAAGAATACTGAATGTGATTTATCGTCTCTTTCAGGTGGTGAATTGGCGAGAGTAGTATTAGCATTTGCGTTATCTTTATCAGAAATGTTTAATACACCGATGTTATTATTGGATGAATCAACTGCGAGTTTAGATGAAGAAACAACGGCGATAGTATTTGAATCAATAAAAGAAAATATGAAAGATAAACCAGTATTAGTAATAGGACATCAAATAGTTCAAGGTATATTTGATAAAATATTAAAAATATAATGTATTACCTAATATAATTCATTCTTTCATCATCATCCATATCATTCCATTCTAATATTATATTTTGTAAAGACACACCTTTTCTTGTTTTCTTGAAACTTTCATAAGCCATTATATATTCTATTTGACTCATTTCATAGTTTTTTAATCTATGAATTTTACTTCTTTTATTTGGTGATTGCATTTTACCTAGCGTACTTCGTCTTGCTGGACTATGACTTCTTAAAGGGGATAATCCATCTTTTTTTAGCTTACTTTTAATAGGTGATTTTCTTTTAACAGGTGATTTTCTTGACATTTTATTATAATAAATAAAAAAAATTAATATATTTTTATATACAATCGTATATAAAAATTAAATTTCAGTAGGTTTTTCACATGTTTTAGTATGTTTTAATAAAGTATCTTTTCGTGCATAATCTTTATCACAATTAGCACATTTATATCTGATATTACTATAGAAGATGTTATACATGGCTTATTACAAACATATAGATATCCTTTTAAGGTACAAAAAGAAATTTATAAAACATCTTCATCTCTTAAAGATTTTGTCAACACAGTACAGAAATTACTTGAAGATAATGATTATAAACTAAAATATAATAAATTATTAGAGAAGTATAATGAAATTGAAAAAAGAAATTTTGAATTGCAAATTCAAAGAACAATATAATTTTTTATACAAAACATTGTATAAAAAATTCTTTATTTTACATGTTTAGAATTTCTTCTACCGGTGTAATGCAATTTTTTTGATGTTTAGTTAATGTATCTTTTCGCGCATAATCTTTATCACAATTTCCACATTTATAACGAACGTTTTTATCTTCAAGTCTCGCTTTGTTTGTTATTTTTTGAGAACACTGCAAACAACTATTAACATATCCATCTTTGGTATATATATGTTTCGAAAAATTTATAATATCTTTTACTTCTTCGCAAATAGCACATTTTTTATCTTTTAACGGAACAAATTCTTCTTGTTTTCGAGCCTTATACTTCAATTTCGTTTCTTTCTCACAAACTTTACAAGTAGTATGATATCCATCTTTTTTAGTTTTATCTTTATTGAAACCAGTCGTATATTCTTTAGCCAATAAACATGAAGAACAAGTTTTTAATTTTATCTTCACTATTTCTTCACCATTACTTTCGGTATCTTCTTTGAAATGGTTTTCTTTACTTTCTTCTTCACCATTACTTTCGGTATCTTCTTTGAAATGGTTTTCTTTACTTTCTTCTGTTCCATTACTTTCGGTATCTTCTTTGAAATGGTTTTCTTTACTTTCTTCTGTTCCATTACTTTCGGTATCTTCTTTGAAATGGTTTTCTTTACTTTCTTCTGTTCCATTACTTTCGGTATCTTCTATTACATCAGTTTCTTCGTCTTCTTTGACATCGGCTTCGTCACTTTCATAAACATCTTCAATATTTTTGTAAATTGTATATTCAATATTCAAACATTTCGCTAGTTCTTCAATACTAGAAATAATTATTTCTATATCTACATCTATTATCCATTCAGTTCCTAAATCTGTGTTAGTTATATTTTGTCTGTACTTCCGTTTTACACACTTTTCAAGTAATAAATTATCGTTTGTATACATGATAAATTTGAAATCAGGTTCAAAATATGTTACATAACTTGATCTTCTGGCATTTAAATTTTTTGTGACACCAAATTTAACATCATCTTTTATAATCAAGTATAGACATGGTCCTTTTTTCAAAGTATGTCTAGTTTTTTTATATAATATACGTTTATGGTTTTCTTCAAGCTTGAAATGTTTTTCTTTAATTTCAATTAAATGTTCGGTAGTATCTTTAAGTTTTTCATCTAAAATTAATTTAGCATTCTCTAATTCTTTATTTTTATCTACCAATTCTTTTATTTTATATTCACCAGTTTTCCTTAATGTGGGTAAAATTACCTCACAGACATAATTTTGAAACGGTTGTGCTATTGGTTTTCTAGAACGCATTATAAGTTTATAAAGTGCTGCTTCATTAATTGTAATCATTTCTTGAACGCCACCAAAGGTATTCATTTCAAATGAACTCCTCCAATTAATAGGTATATTCTTAACAGCTTCTGTTATATTAGATAATTCTAAAATTTTGCATATATCTTTCGCAACAAACCAAGGGTCTGTATATGTTCCAATAACACGGATAGTATTTTCGTTGAAATTTATAGTTTCATCAATTTGATTAATTAATTCCATTTTATATTATAGTTTCTATTTCTTTAGATAGGTATTATATAATATATTTTTTATTTTAATACCTTTCCGGAAAGTTGTAATACCTGTCTACGTAAAATTAAAATTAAAAAAATCAATTTTAAAATACGAGGTGATAAATTCTCACCTCGAAATAATTATCACAAAAATCCAATACGGAAAAATTCCGTAATGAAATAATTATTCTTTTTCTTTTATACTAATATCTTTTTTTGAATATGTATCAATTTCCTCCAATAATTCAATAGTAAAGTTTTCAATACCATTATCACGCATAAAATCATAAAGTTTACCGGTTTTATTTAATTTAGCATTACTTTTATGCGCTTTAAATCTATTTTTAAGAGTTTGAATAGTTGAACCGATATAAATATCGTCTGTTTTAAAATTAATTATTTTATAAATACGTCCTTTTTTCATTATCTACATAAAATGTAAGAATCTAAAATTAAAAAATCAATTTTATTTTTTATACAAAAACATTGTATAAAAAATTCTTTGCATGTATACATAAATATTTTTCTGTATAAATTTGCTCATAATACTGGAAATCCCAACGCCGTTCACTCCAGTATATTTCAGGTTGATTATTTTTTAATATAATCAACCTAAATAATACCTTTGTTTTATACCTTTATTTTAATAAAGGAGTAGACTATATCTTAAGGATTTAATATCCCAACTACCATTTAGTCGTTGAACTGCATTCTACCAATTTTATTTGGTTAGAACTTGGCTGCAGATTGCCCAATTTTTCAAGATTTTTACTATGCCAACGCTATTACGCGAAGTTCCGATAAGTATATTTCTATCTTATGGTAGTACTTGAAAATTTAAGGGGTTTCCCGCAATTTGATAGTTTTGCCTAATATATTTAGACTAGCCAGTTACATACACAATATTTGTGGTGATAATTTACAATGTTTTCCCATAAAAGAATTATCACATCTTTTATGGCATCTGACTGTTTGAGGCACGCTTGGGGCTTTACCTCCGGAAACTCTGATGATGTTGTTATTAATGCATGTAACAACAAATTCAAAAGTTTGTGCTTGATAATATCCAGAACCACTGGGTCCGGGATTAGCTGGAGTACTACTTGCCGCAGCCACTGCAGTAGCAGAGGCTTCAGGAACAATACTGACATTTGTTAACTTTCCGTAGTTAGTAGATCCCATAGGGTCCAAACTCATGAAGTCCAACGAATAAGAATAAGAGTGGAATCCGATAAAGTCAGGGACAGTAGGAGCATGGTACCAAGGATTGACCAAAGAAAAGTAGTCAGAACCCATTTGAGCCAATCTGTTAGTATTCTCATAGATAAGAGAAGTTTGAAGGATTGGATCAGCAGAAGCACTAGGATAGAAAGAGATGACAGGAGTTCCAGCAGAGTCAACAACAGTAGGTGAAGAAGTGGCGTAGTTAGACCATTCAGACTTACAGGTTGTATTTCTAACAGCAAAGAACAAAACCTTGATGGCATGTGAAAATCTAATGTCAAAAGATTGTGCTGCGTTAGTTGCGGGTGTAAAAGTAGATCTTGGGGCTGTTTGAACCTGCTCGACCAAAATGTCACGGGGTGCGCAAGCCATTCTCTTTCTTTCGTCATTAGAAACAATAGCGTAGTTAGCCCAAACTTGACAAGTTCCAAGAACTGGAACTCCACCAGAAAGTTGAGAACCGTCAGCACTAAGTTGTACGTTATTAGTCTCTTCATCAGCAGTAGAAAGGATAAGAAGTTCAGTCCAATCACGGAAACTAAAGTTAATTCTCATTTCATTGTAAGGAAGAGCAGCAGTAGGAAGAGCTACACCAGAATCACGTCCATAGAAGAATGGAAGAGGAAGATTGAGAGTGTAAGAAGGAATAGCACTTCCGGCAGGAGTAGGATCAATTAAATCACTAACGTTTCCAACCATATTATCGTAACCATTTCTCTTGGAAGCGGGTACAGTAAATGCAGCCCAAAAATCAAGATGATAGTTATCAAATCTGGCGGCAACCAAATCATTGAATGTTACATTACATTCCTTGATAATACTGTGCATAAAGTTTCTAGTCCATCTGATTGACTTGTTTCCTACACCAGCGGCAGAAGTCAAAGTAACAGAAGGAGTAGTCAATCTTAGCCAACTTTGAAGGAGATAATCTCCAGCACGAGAAATTGACACAGCCCAGTCTTGGTTAAAAGCGGGTGTACCACTTGCCTTTGTAAGAACGACGGGTACCTGTGTAAACCAAGTGGATTTACGGGTCTCCCTGACGAAGTAGGCAGTTGCATCTGGACCACCATACATATACTTTTCGATTTCATCGAAAGTAGCAAGATCAATAAAACCAGAGGTAACATTTGAAGAAGTTAATGCGGACATTTTTTTATAATAAACAAGAAAATATTTTTTTTTATAAATTTATATTATAAGTGTTTTAAAGAAAATATTTATGATATATTTATATATAAATATCATAAAATTATAATATTTTACATAATATGTAAAATTCTGAAGATATTACCAGATAAATGGAATATTGGTACCCTTTTTAGAGAACGATAACAAAATATGTGACATATATAAGTCACATTTTCATGTAAAAATGGAGTTAGGAAATGATATGTAATACACAAATTTCAAACTCGAAACAGATTACAGTTTTTACGGCAGCTGTCTGAAAACTCCAAAGGTAGACCAAGCGAAAAAATGCTAGTATTAATGAAGCAAGTTTAGATTAATTATATTTTTATAATCCATTTAATTTTTTAAAATCAATTTAAAGAAAAGATTTATATAATAAAACATGGAACTTATAAATTCAATTGATGAAACTTTCAAATTTGAAAACAAGGAAATCAGAGTAATTGGTTCGTATCAAGAACCTTGGTTTGTTGCAAAAGATATTTGTGATATTTTAGAACTATCGAATACAACAAATGCTTTAAGAAATATTCCTGAAAAGTGGATGACTTTACAAAATGTAAAGTCATCATATAATAGCCAAAATATGACTTTGATATCAGAACCAGCAGTGTATAAACTAATTATGCGTTCAAATAAACCAATAGCTCAAAAATTTCAAGAAGCAGTATGTGAAGATATTTTACCTTCTTTAAGAAAAAAAGGTGAATATAAGATAAAAAACATTATGGATAAAAATAAACAATTGGAAGAAGAAAAACTTAGAATAGAAAACAAACTTTTAGAAAAAAACGAGGAAATTAAAAAAATTAGTCGAGAAAAAGAAGCAGAAATATTGCGAATCGAGGAAGAAACTGAATCAAAACTTATTGAAAATACTGAGGAAAATCGCCTTAAAATGTGCAAAACTATAATACAAAGTTATGATAACAAGAATGTTCTTTATTTAGGTTTTATCGGTATAATAAACGGTAAAGAAGCATTTAAATTCGGAAGTAGTGGTAGAATATTAAAAAGAATATACAGAGAACATAATAAAACTTATGAAATATTTGAATTTGTATATTGTATAGAATGCGAACAACATATTAAACTTGAAAATGCTTTAAAGTCAGATGAAAAACTAAAAAAGTATAGATTTTCACATCCATTTCACGTAGAAGGTTCAGACAAGATAACCAATGTATCTGAACTTATTTATTTTGATGATAACTTTAATTTAGAGAGTTTCAAAAAACTTGTTATAAAACTAAAAAATAATATCGAAATGGTTGATGAACTAAGAATACATTTGGAAAAAACAGAACATTTGAAATTAGAACTACAGATAAAACAAGAAGAAGAAAAAACCAAAAGAATCGCAAAAGAACTCGAAGAGCAAACTAAACAAAAACAACTTGAACTTGAAATATTACAATTGAAAATCAAGAATACTAAAGCTGTTCGTGAAATAAACGATGAAAATATGAGAACTGAAATTAAAAGAAAGGAAGAAGAATTAATATCAAAGATAGAATCACAAACGGAAGTTGTTAAACAAATTCAAGTAAATAATAATAAAATATTTGAAGAAAGATATGAAAATATATCACCTAATCTAATTGACATAAACATATTTGAAAATATATACAAACCAATTCAGGTAACCTATCAAGAACGAAACACTTTCTTATATGTCGCAAAAATAAACGATATGTTATATATAAATATTAATTCAATATCTGAAAAATCTTATCCAATGGATAGATGGAAAAGAACTGCTGAAATAAAAAACAAAATCCTCGAATATAATTTTAAATTACGAGATAAAAAAATGTTATCTATTTATTCGCATAAGAATAAGGGAACATGGGTTTTATTTGAATTCTTTTGTAAAAATTATTTTAATTGGTACGGGTCAATTTATAACAAAGTAAATAATAATACATGTTATTTGAATTTTGGAACATTTCTAGAAATTCAGCTACCAAAATTGATAGATGAATATGATCTATCAACAGATAAACATTTTGTTAAAATCAAAAGAGGAGATAGTTCGTTTAAAGTTCGTGCAAATCGAGAAACCAATTTTATTAATGTAACCGATTTATTTAATAATAATAACCGTGATATAAGATCTTTTAACAAAAATTCGGAAAGAAAAGCCTATTTCTTGAAAAATCCGGAAGAACATTATGTAAATGGAAATGAAATTATAGATGAGTTTGGAATGAAAGTAACCTATTGTCATCCGAAATTAGCAAATGTTATAGTAGAATGGATATATAAGAAAAATGAAAATGAAGAAAAACAACAAGTACTGAATTTCATAAACTATTTTATAGATAAATTATAATACGTAAATAAAATTTTAATACATTTTTAGTATTAAAATTTTAAATTAGTTAGAAAACAAAAATTATGAATAAATTTATTGACAAGCATAAATACAATTACAGTTATAATTATATTTATTAAAAAATAAAATATTACTAATAATAAAAAATGGAAAATCGTAAAAATCAACGTTCTGTAAATTCATTTCATTCAGCAAATACAAACACAAGTAAATCAATACCTGAATATTCTCTTTTGTATAATCAAAATAGTTTTACAGTTAGTAATACACTAATTGATAATACAGTAAATGAAGTCATAACAAGAATCGAACAAATAGGTGGAGGAGAAGGTTCAACAGGTCCCACTGGATGCACTGGATCAACTGGTGCAACGGGATTTACTGGTGTGACAGGATACACAGGGTGCACAGGATCCACTGGGTGCACTGGATCAACTGGTGCAACGGGACCAACTGGTGTAACAGGATCCACTGGGTGCACAGGATCAACTGGTGCAACGGGATCAACTGGTGCAACGGGACCAACTGGTGCAACGGGACCAACTGGTGCAACAGGATACACAGGTGTTACAGGATACACAGGACCCACAGGTCCCGCTGGAAACTTAGTAGCAGGTACTAACTATAGCGATTATTTATATTGGAATACATATTCATCTTCTTGGGTTCCTGATTCTACTGGTCGTGTACATTTAGGAAGTCTCGCAGGTGCTACAGGTCAAGGAGATCTAGCAGTTGCTATTGGAAATACAGCAGGACAATGGAGTCAAGGAACTAATGCAGTTGCTATTGGATATAATGCTGGATTCACAAATCAAGGTACAAATGGGATTTCTATTGGATATCAAAGTGCTATAAATATGCAACGTGCTAATGCGATTTCGGTTGGATTTGAATCAGGTCAATTTAATCAAGGAACAAATTCAATTGCTATTGGTAGAAGCGCAGGACAAAATACACAAGGGCAATTTTCAGTTGCTATCGGACCAATTGCGGGAAATATTTTACAAGGAACTAATGCAGTTGCTATTGGATATCAATCAGGACAAAATACACAAGGACAATTTTCAGTTGCTGTTGGAAATCAGGCAGGAAAAAATACACAAGGAGAGAGTGCAGTTGCTATTGGAAATCAAGCAGGACTTAGTACACAAGGATCTAACGCAATTTCTATAGGATATTTTGCAGGACAATCAAATCAAGGAATCAACTCAGTTGCTATTGGAAATTCTGCTGGTCAAATTATACAAGGACCTAGAACAGTTGCTATCGGAAATCTAGCAGGGCAAACTACACAAGGAGATAACTCTGTTGCTATTGGAACTTACGCAGGTCAGACTAGACAAGGAGGTGGTTCAATTGCTATTGGATCAAATGCTGGAGCTCAGACACAAGGAAATAATGCAGTTGCTATTGGATCTAGTGCAGGATTTGGTACACAGGGAAGTAGTGCAGTTGCTATTGGATCTAATGCAGGATTTGGTACACAGGGACCTGATGCAATTGCTATTGGAAATAGTGCAGCATTTTTTTCACAAGGGCAAAGATCAGTTGCTATCGGATATCAATCAGGTCAAAATACACAAGGAAGTGGTGCAGTTGCTATCGGATATCAATCAGGTCAAAATACACAAGGAAATAATACAGTTGCTATTGGAAATCAAGCAGGTCAGACTAAACAAGGAAACAATGCAGTTGCTATTGGTCTCAATTCAGGTTCTATTACACAAGGAGCATCCGCAGTTGCAGTTGGAAACACCGCAGGATATAATATACAAGGAGCAAGTGCAGTTGCTATTGGAAATCAAGCAGGATACAATACACAAGGAGGTAGTGCAGTTGCTATTGGAACAAATGCAGGTTTTGTAATACAAGGAAGTAATACAATTGCTATTGGTAATAGCGCAGGACAAAGTACACAAATGGAAAGTGCAGTTGCTATTGGATATCAAACTGGTCAATCAAATCAAGGAACAAATTCAGTGGCTATTGGATATCAATGTGGGCAGGGTACTCAAGGAGATACTGCAATTGCTATTGGAAGTCAAGCAGGACAGACTAATCAAGGATTTAATGCAATTGCAATGGGTAATCAAGCAGGACAAGTAGCACAAGGAATGAATTCAATTGGAATGGGTTATCAATCTGGATATAATGCTCAAGGATGGTTTTCAATTGGAATAGGATATCAAGCAGGATTAGGTGGTCAAGGTTCAAATAGTGTTGCACTTGGTTATCAAGCAGGACAAATAGGACAAGCAAGTGAGTCTGTTGCGATTGGAAATAATGCTGGATACAGAGGACAAAAACTTGGAAGTGTTGCTATAGGATATCAAGCAGGACAATCGAATCAAAGCACACAAGCAATTGCTATAGGATATCAAGCAGGTCAGTCTGGTCAAGGAACATATGCAATAGCAATAGGGAGTTATTCAGGACAAACAGGTCAACACGAAAATACTATTATTATAAATTCTTCTGGATCTATTTTAACAAGTGTAACTAGTTCATCTACTTATATTAGACCAATTAGAAATGATAATACACCCCTTACTGCATTGGTATACAATCCAACGACATACGAAGTATCTTATTCAACAAGTGGTACAAAAACATTTGTAATAGAACATCCAACAGATTCAGATAAATATTTAGTACATGGTTGTTTAGAAGGACCTGAAGCAGGAGTGTATTACAGAGGTAGTGGAGAGATTACAGACAATCACTCAGTTACTATATCATTACCGTTTTATACTAATAAAATAGCAACAAATTTTACTGTACAAATTAATGGAATTTATTCAGGTAAAATTCAAACATATAATAGTTCTAAAGTTATTGATGGTAAATTTACTGTATACGGTGAAAATGGAGAATTTTTCTGGACTGTATATGGTCAAAGATTGAAAATAAATGTTGAACCATTAAAAAAAGATGTAACTGTTAAAGGTCAAGGACCTTATAAATGGTTATAAATATTATTAAGCACTTGAATAATTTTAATGTTTATTTAAATTTTAAACTGAATAAAAGTTTAAAATTTGTTTTAAAAAAAGTCCATATGTACCATACCCTGCATGTTAGTGTTTTTAATAAAGTAATTTTCATTTTCTAAATCTTATTTGCTTCTTTTATTGTAGAAGGTAAAATTAATAAAATACCATGTAAAATAATCATATTAATGTCATTAAATAAATATATATCATATGCAGATAAAGATAAATATATTAAAGTTAAAAGTTTTACATCAACTTTAAAGAACAAAAGAATAATTCCAATAATAAAAAATAATATAGTCATAAAATTACAATTTATATTTCCTATTCTAAATATAGAGACATTTTTAAAATAATTAAAAGACAAGTGTTTATCAACTTCATATGGTTTTAATATATATTCTATTAATACGGGATGTTTAGAAGAAACATTTTCACTTGATGTAATGTTAGAAGATGAAGTTTGATAAACTAAACGATTTCTGGAACAATAAACAATTAAATTATCATTATAAAATTCTTGTAAAATCATAAAATCAACATGATAATAAAGATTTTGTTCAAATAATTTAATTAATTTTTCTGCTCCTTTTTTAGATAAAATATATGAATGTGCTGCAAAAAATATTTGCGGTATCTTAACATAATCATTAATAATTATTTCATCTTTATATTTTCCGAAATAATCATTTACTTTGAAAGTCAATGAATTATATTGTTTATCACAAAAAAAACAGCCTAAATACAATATATCAAAATCATCAGGTGTATTTTTTAGAACATTAGTTAAATTAACTTTAAAATTATTTTCAAAAATAGCATCATCTTCTAAAAATAAAGCAGAGTTTTTATTAGATGAAAGAAATTGTTTCCAAGATTTTAGGTGAGACATGGCGCAACCTAACGAACTTTTAGGATTTATTAAAGAAAATAAATCATCATTTACATTGTATTCGGTTTCTTCATTTGATAATTCTGAACCTTTAACACCATTAATAAGAATAGGATTAATATTAAATTCTTTAACTTTGTTTATTAAATTTACAGGATTATTTAATGAAATGATATATGAATCCATTTTTTATTATAATATATAGTTTATTTATATTATAATATAATTAAATTAAACCTTTCGGAATAATTTACATTTGTCTTTTATTTGAGCGTCTTTTTTTTATTTGAGCGTCTTTTTTTATTTCTAAAAGCATATTCGTATCACTTGACATATTTACACATGACTAATAAATCTGTCACCAAACTTAAATACAACATACTCAATTAAATTATTTATAGCTAATTCTAACTGCTTTAAATCAACCGAATTATCTAAATTTCTTGGTATTTTTACACTATCTGCATGAGTTATAATACCATCTTCTTTAAATTCTAATAAAAAACATATATCAGTTTCTGTAATTTCTGATATTGGTTTTTGATAAACATAATTAACACGACTCATTTTATTTAATAAATAAAATAATTTTTTATTTAAAATCATATTATTAATTATAAAATATTTTATATGAATACAAAAAAAAGACCAAATATAACTGCTCGTGATTTTCCGACTATTTTAGATTTAAATCCATATCAAACTGCTTATGAACTATTAGAAGATAAAATAGAGAATAAACATCCATTTTTTGGTAATAAATTTACCGAACATGGTATTAAATATGAAAATCAAGCAATTGAAAAATTTGAAGAAATAACTGGAATATCAGTTGATAAAAATCAATTTAACATAAATCATAATGAATACTCTTGGATAACGGGACGTTTAGATGGAACATTTATTGATTCTTCGTCAAAGAAAAGAAAGCGTGATTCAGAAATATGTGTATTAGAAATTAAATGTCCTTTAAAAAATGACAGAGATTCTAAATTAACTGAGGATGAAATACCAAAACAATATTGGTGTCAATGTCAAGTATATATGAATTTAATAGATTGTAGTTATGCATATTATGTTGAATATTATATAAAACCAAACGATGATAAACAGAATGGTAAATTGTATTATGTCAAAATTAAAAGAGATAAAACATGGTGGGGTGAATCAATTCCACGAATCAAAAAATTTTATGATGAAATGATAAGATATTATGATATCGGTAATTTAGATAAACATCCAGTAAGAATATCCGAAAATAAATGGAAGATAAAATTTATGTGAATGATTTCTTCAATAGATTGCTTATAGATTTTATTAATGATTCAGTTTTTTCTGATTTAACCTTATCTTTTTCTGATTCAATTTTAGCTTTTTCTGTTTTAACCTTATCTTTTTCTGATTCAATTTTAGCTTTTTCTGTTTTAACCTTATCTTTTTCTGATTCAATTTTAGCTTTTTCTGTTTTAACCTTATCTTTTTCTGTTTTAACCTTAGCTTTTTCTGTTTTAACCTTATCTTTTTCTGTTTTAACCTTAGCTTTTTCTAATTCTAATTTTTTTTTATATTTATTTTTTTCTTCTATAATTTTATTATAATATTTTAAATAATTTTGTAATTGCATATTTTTATTATCTTTGTTATCTTTATTTTTATTTTTTTCTAATGCATTAATATCAATAAAAGGTTTATTATTTATAATGTTGAATTTTGTTTTTAAACCGAATCTCTTTTTCTTTTTTCCTTTTTTCATTTTTACTAATTGTGATTGTTTTTTAGAAAATGTATGTGATGCTTGTTTAATTTTTTGTGTTGGTAATGTTGCATGTAAATATCGTTGTGATTTTCTTTCATATAAATGACGTTGCGATGTTCTTGGAGGTAAATGTCGTTGTGATTTTCTTTCATATAAATGACGTTGCGATGTTCTTGGATGTAAATGACGGTGTGATTTTCTTGGAGATAAATGACGTTGTGATTTTCTTTCGTGTAAATTTGGTTCTGATGTTCTTGTAGGTAAATGACGGTGTGATATTCTTGGAGATAAATGACGTTGTGAGTGTCGTTGTAATGTTCTTACAGGTGAACGTTTTTGTGATGTTCTTTTATGTGAACGTGATGTTTTTACAGGTGAATGTTTGGGTGATTTATTTTTTAATTGAATTTCGGTTAAATTATAAAGAACCTTAGTCAAATTTTTGAGCAAAGATCTTTCTTTTGAAATTTTAGATTTACGTTTAACCATTTTTATCTTAATAAAATTTTTTAATTTTTTAAAAATTAAAAAATAAATGAATTCATTTACAAGCCTACAGTTCTACTGTAATCATCGTATCTGTTGTATCCACAAGTTCTAGGATATACTTGACCAGCTAAGTTTTGTCCAAACCCAGCAAGGTATATTTTACTATCTCCTGAAAAATCCATATTTTCAAAATTTTCTTTGACACCTTCTGGTACTTGATAATTATTATTGTAACTATTTGCTGAAGTTTGCATTGAGATGTACTGCATATACTGAGGGCGTTGAATATTTTCTATTCCCACACGGTCTTCAGCGCTATTACAACCTTCTCTTTTTGTTTTAAATGAATTGGCGCAAACAAGACGACCAGCAGTATCTAAACCATTCCAGACAGGGCAAACAAGGTTAGATGGATTAAGAAATCTATCAGATTGGACTCTTGAAGAATATCCAGTGTCAACTTTGCAAGTTCTAATTGCACTTTCTAAATTTACTATTCCTGACATTTTATTTATTAATACAAGAGAAAAAAAGTTTTTATTTTTTTATTTTTTTTTTCTAATATTTTTATATATATAGTTATTAAAAATTAAGAATAATTAAATTATCTTCAAAAATATATTTTCATGTCTTTAAATCATTAATTAGTGGTTGATAAAAATATAGAAATCATTTTAATATAAAGTAATGTTGCTTTTTAAAATAAATGTCAGATTCTACATTCGAAGAAATAAGAAATTTGAAAACACTTGGAGAAATTTATGAATTAATAAAAGGAAAATATCCTGGATGGATTATGGATGCACTCGATAGTTATTCATCAGATTACCCACAATTACAAAAGAATTGGAAAATAATAGCAGATTTATCTAAAAACCAGATACAAAAAATTATAATCGTTAAAAATTTTGAAAATGATGAACAACATACTTATGCTGAATTACTATCAAGTATGGGTTTCGTTGTAAGAACACAATATGAATTGTATCCGTGTTCTGTTTGTAAATCGGCTATTCCATCCGAGAATATATATATTAAAATGAAAGAACATGGTATTAACGTTCCAGAAAAATGGAAAAAGAAATGTGTTCGTTGTTACAGTTGAATTTTTAAAAATAGGACACCTGTAATTAAACTGGATATTAAGTCCAATTCTTGTTTTTGTGTTTTATTACCTTAAACAGTCAATTCTTTTGTAATACCGACTTTCACGGTTTCCCTAAACTTCTCTTTAGGTTATATTTTTTCTCTGCAATACGCTTTAGGTCTCGGTTTTCCATCTAATGCGTATTTAAATATTTTAAAGATATTCTTACAGTCATTTACGTCTCTATCAATTACTATTCCACACTCGTTATATTAAGTTAAAAATTGAGTGTCCCATTTTAAAATAAACGGCTGTAAATAATTTTTTATTTTGTTGTATAAAATAAAAAATGAAACTATATAGTAAGAAATTAAATAAAAGAATATCAAACACAAGTAGAAGAAAGAAATTAAGTAAAAAAAAATTAAATACAAGTAAAAGAAAGAAAAGAAAGAAATCGATTAAAAGAATTGATGGTTTTCATTTTATTTATTCTTTAAAACAACAATTAGAAGATATAGAAACATATAAAAAAGATTTAATAAAATTAATAAAAATATTTGGTGAGTTATCAAATGAAAATGTTGAAAAATTTATTGAAGAAGTTAAAAATATGACGAGTTTAAAAGAAATAGAGACAAATATACAAGAGTTTAATAATGAAATACAAAAATTAATTAATAAAAAAGAAATAGAGACAAATATACAAGAAAAAAGTAAAACTTTTGATAATAAAAAATTATTAAAAAAAAAATCTAATTATAAAGTTTATGATTTTATTTTTGATGAAAAAGATCGAGATAGTGTGGAATTTCAAGTATCTGAAATGAATAAAGGGAAATATATTAAGGGAAGTTCAACACCGCCTACAACACCAAAAAATCTAATACCTGAAAGTGATTGGGTATATAATACTCCTGAAAAAATTTAATGATTCAAAAAAAAAAAAATCAGATATGTTAAAACGTAAACTTACATCAAAGATATTATCAATTTTATTAAACCATGATCTAATATTCCGCCTCATACTGTCATATCAGTAGTTAGAATAAACTGCAAAATCAAGAACTATCATACCAGAACTAACGAAAGAATTGTTGCTCAATAGGTAAAAAAATACACAAAAGCCAATAATATATAAAAAAGAAACCTTCTACAATTTTAGTAAATAATTACTTGAATAAATTTTATATTTCTTTAAATTTTAAACCGAATAAAAGTTTAAAATTTGTTTTCAGTTTCAAGTCCATAAGTATTATTCAATATTTTAAATTTATACTTACTCAGTGGTTACAGGAACTAGAAATTCAGTAATAGTTTATTTTTAATTATTAGACCAGTATTAAAATTACATTTTTCTTTTTGATGATTTTTTTTTTGATAATTTTCTTTTTGATGATTTTCTTTTTGATGATTTTCTTTTTGATGATTTTCTTTTTTTTCCGTCATTAACTTCAAGTAATTCTGCTAGTTGATCATATGTATATCCTGGATTATTTATTGGATAATTTCTTGGATTATAATTTATTGGATTATAATTTCTTGGATTATAATTTCTTGAATTATAATTTCTTGGATTATAATTTCTTGGATTATAATTTCCTTGATTATAATTTCTTGAATTATAATATCCTGCGCCTAATGCATCTGTATAATCTTTAATACTATTATAATTTCTACCACATAATTCTTTGTCATATTTATTACTGCAATCTTCCAAAATAAGTTGTCGAGCCATTTCTTTAAATTCATCATCTTCCCAATTATTCTTCATATAATAACCACTAGCTACTCTTCCGGTATAATATACTTTACCGTAATTTTTCATTTATATATATAAATATTTTTTTTTTGAAAAAAAAATATTTATATAAAATTGATTTTTTTTTTTATGATTCAAAAAAAAATCAAATATGTTGAAACGTAAACTTACTGAATTTGAAATCGAAGATATTCTCGATTTTATTAAACCGCAGCCTAATATTCCACCTGATACTGCTATATCAATAGTTAATTTGACTAAGAATAAACTGCGAAATCAATTAAAAAATCAAGAACTATATCCTGACATCATACCAGAATTAAAGAAAGAATTGATAAAAAACTATTATGATTGTCAAATAAGTCCGGGTGAGTCAGTTGGTATTTTATGCGCTCAATCAATAGGTGAAAAAAATACACAAAATTCAGTAGTATATGAAGAAGAAATAATTTTAAAATATCAAGATAAGATATTTAAAACTTGTATAGGAGAATTTATTGATTCTTTAATGGAAGAAGAAAATAATATTGATGGTAATTATATTAAATCATTAGAAGAGTATGACATATTAACAATATCTCAAGATGAAAAAATAGAATGGAAACGAATAAATGAAATAAGTAAACATCCAACAAACGGAGATTTAATAAAACTAACAACCGAAAGTGGAAGAGAAGTAACAACGACATTAGCACACTCTCATTTGAAAAGAGAAAATAATAAAATATTACCAATTTTAGGTTCTGAATTACAAATTGGAGATAGAATTCCAGTTATAAAAAAAGCCGACATATCATATATAGAATCTAATAATAATCCAGATAGTATAATATTTTCATGGTTTTTAGGAACATATTTATCATTTGGTTCAGTATTCAATAATCACGTGGTTATAAAAAATACGAATAAAGATATAGATGATTTGTTTCGATTAAATATTATGTTAATATTATCTAATTATCATAAAAATGAAAAAGTGAATGATATGGTAAAATTAGAACAAGAAGTTTTTTATTTTATTTATTCTGAAAAATTGGTTGAAATTGTAAAAGAAATGTTTGGAATAGATGGTTATTGTAAAAAAGTACCAAATTTTATTTATAACATGAGCAAAAATGAGATGAGAGCATTTTTAAGAGGTTTTTTTGAAGAAAGTACAACTATATCAAAAAGCGAGAAACATTTGTTATGTGTTCAAATGATTTTATGTAATTTTGGTATCTATAGTAGAATAAAATATGAAAAAATAACAGAAGAATGTTTTTATTATAAATTACTAATACAAAATAAATATAAACATAAATTTTACGAAATATTACGAACAATTAAACTGGATGAATCAATATTTGAAGAAAATTATGAAACGATACATCCGGATGTTGTAGATAAAGAAAATTATGAAAGTGATGTAATATGGGAAAAGATAGTAGAATTAAAAATAATAAAAGAAGAAGAATATAAACATAAGTATGTATATGATTTTTCTGTAAATGATAATGAAACATTTGGATTATTAAACGGAATAGTAGTTCATAATACTTTGAATACCTTAATATAGGGTAAGTGATATTAAAAAAATATTGCTAGTCTATTGTAAATAGGCGATATAATCAAATTGCGGGAAAATCTTGTTATGTCTTTAATACTAAATTATTTTGGAAACGAAATAATGGTCTTAGTTAATTATTAAGAGAGTAAAAGTTTAAAGAATAGAGACAATCCGCATCCGAGCTTCTAAGTCTGTTATGTTAGGATATGAAGAAGGTTCAACGACTAAATGGTTATAGGCATGAGAGATACAACAATTTCTCGATGATTGCTTAAGTTATAGTCTAGACCCACCTAAGAAGGTGTTACTAATATTTTAGTAAATGTTGTGAATTTGGAAAGAAATATCTAAATGATCATGGTATAATCGTTCATCGTGCAGGTCAAAATGAAAAATCAGTAACAGCGGGGGTCCCACGTTTTCAAGAGCTTTTAAATGCGACAAAAAGTCCGAAAATAGTAAATTGTAAAATATATTTTAATGAAGGAAATTCAAGTTTAAAAGATTTAAGAGAAACAATAAATCATAATTTAGTAGCATTAACATTGAAAGATATATCATCAAATATAGAAATAAAAATGAAAAAAGAAAAGGAAAAATGGTATGAATCTTTTAAAATTTTATATAATAATAATTTTGAAGAACATGAAAATTGTTTATCAATAAAATTAAATAAGAAAATATTATTCAAATATAGAATTGAATTACAAGATATTGCTGAATGTATAGAATCAACATATGACGACTTATATTGTGTTTTTTCTGATCAAGATAATGCACAAATAGATATTTTTATTGATGTATCTAAAATAAAATTTAATGACAAGCAATTGTTATTCATAACAGATGAAAATGCGAATGAAATATATATAGAAGAATGTGTACAACCGATATTAGAGAAAATGATTATTTTTGGAATAGAAGGAATAGAAAGTATATATTATATGAAAGATGATAATACGGAAGAATGGTATGTAGAAACAGATGGTTCAAATTTTAGAAAATTATTAGGACATCCTATAGTAGATATGACACGATTACATTCTAACAATGTATGGGATATATATGAAAGTTTAGGAATAGAGGCTGCACGAGAATTTTTAGTATCTGAATTTGAATCTATCATGGAAGGTATAAATTCTTGTCATACGAAGTTACTGGTTGAAAAAATGACTTTTACAGGAACAATTAATTCTATATCGCGATACACTTTACGAAAAGACGAGTCGGGTGTAATTTCAAAAATGACCTTTGAAGAGAGTGTAGATATTATGGTAAAAGCAGGCTTCTCTGGAGACGTAGAAAAGGTTAATGGAATTTCAGCCAGTATTGTATGTGGTAAAAGAGGTAATATAGGAAGCGGGTTTATGGATTTGAAAATGGATATGAAAAAATTAAAAAATGCTAGACCAGTATTTAGAGAAGAAGATGGTCGTGTTATACAGGAAAAAGGAGGTAATGCAAAGTTCAAAAGTTATAATAATTTCAAGTAAATAAATATAAAGTGATTTTAATTTTTTAGTTAATTTAACTAAAAAATCAGGTTAAATTTAAATAGTAGAAAAAATTAAAGTATAACAAATTTTTAATACCTATTTAAAGAATTATGATATATAATAAAATGGAATTAATAAAAAATATTGATGAAAATTTTAATTTTCAAAATAATAATATCCGTATTATTGGAACATATACAGAACCCTGGTTTGTAGCAAAAGATATATGTAAAATTTTAGATCTATCAAATACAACTGAATCTTTAAAAAATATTCCTGAAAAATGGAGGGGCTCAGAAATTCTGAGTACCCTCTCCGGAAATCAAAATACAAATATAATAAACGAAGCAGGATTATATAAACTAATTATGCGTTCAAATAAACCAATAGCTCAAAAATTTCAAGAAGCAGTATGTGAAGATATTTTACCGTCTTTAAGAAAAAAAGGTGAATACAAAATACAAAGTATTTTGAATAAATATGAACAATTAGAAGAAGAAAAAAAGAAGATTGAAAAAGAAAATAAAGATTTACATAGACTTGTAAAACGAAAAGAACGTCAAAAATTTAGAAAAAAATATAGCGTTTATATTATATCTAATCCAGATACAGAAAATTCTTATAAAATAGGTTCAACAAAAAATAGAAAAGGAAGACTAGAAAATTTACAACCTGGTGCTCCTAATTATTATAAAATAGAATATTCAAGAACTGTATCAAGTTTATATGAACAATCAGCAATTGAAAGTATTTTATTAGTAATTTTAAATAAATACAGAGTTAAAAACGAATTTAAAGGTAGTAAAATAAGAGAATGGGTTCAAAATCTTGATTTAGAAACAATAAAAACTGAATTAGATATAATAGTGGATTTTATTGAAGAAAGAAAAATTTTTAGAAAAGCATATGAAGTTGAAGAACTTGAAGAAAAAGAAGAGGCTGAAATTGTAGATGAAGAAAAAGTTGAAGAGGAAGAAATTATTGACAAAGAAAAAGAAGATATTCATATAACAAAAATATGTTATGTATGTAAAGAAGAAAAATATTTAAGTGAATATTATGATAGAACAGAAAATGTTGATGGTAAAGAAGGTTTATGTAAAATATGTTATAATCAAAAAAAATCAAAATTAAAAGAAATAAAAAAGACACAAAAGAAAGCGGAAGAAGAAGGTAAAAAAATGTGTGTTACATGTAATATAATACTTGATTATGATAAATTTTATAAACATGGTACAAGTAAAGACGGGTATGAACATAGTTGTATATCTTGTAAAAAAAATGCCAATAAGATAAAAACATCAAAAAAATGTATGTCCTGTTATGTTCAGAAATTTATAGAAGAATTTGACCCTTATAGATTAGGATACAATAAATTTTGTAAAAAGTGCGTAAATGAAAAAATACTTGATATAGAAGATGTAAATAAAAAGAAATGTTATAATTGTAAAAAAGTTTTAGATGTAAGTCAATTTCCGAAAAATAAAAGTTCTTACGATGGATATAATAATTCTTGTTCAATTTGTAACACAGAAAAAGGAAAAAAATATAGAGAAAAATTGATTGTTGAAGAAAAAATAGAAGTTAAAAATAAGATGTGTAATACATGTAAGTTGGTAAAACCGATTGATAATTTTTATAATAGACGAGTTTCAAAAGATGGAAAAGATTTATATTGTAAAGATTGCAAAAAATAATTTTGATTTTTTTAGTTATAACTAAAAAAATTTAATGTTTCTTTCGTAAATATTTTTGCGTTAGGTTTAACTAATTTTTTTAATACTCGATTTTTTTTAATTTGCAATTTCTATGAATTTGTAGTGTATCTTCTTTTTTATCGAAAGGAACTATTTTCATTATGCATTTAGATTTTTTTCCATAAAAAGGTTCAACGCAACCTGAATGTTTTTTCTTTGATTTTTTACATGATTTTTTAGGTTTATTATCAACAATACATTTAGATCTAAATGTTTCAAATCTATCTCTTACATCTTCATAAGATAAATTTGATTTCTTTTTCAACATCTTATTAATAACTTCATGTAATTCGTAAATATATCGTGAAAATGTTTCGCGATTTTTCATTCTGTCCATAGTAATTGGTAATTTCTTAAAATTGACAACTAAATTATCCCTACAGTATTTACAAGGTAAAATATATTGTAAACTTATTATAAAGTCCATATAATGTTTTTTATTTTCTAAAGTAGGATTAACAGGATAATTAAAACTCATAGTATGAAGAAAAAACCAAAATATAGGACCCCAAACAGATGTTAACATACCATCATTGCTATTATAATCTTCATGTGTATATATAGATTTTTTAGGAGACTTTTTCATTCTTTATTTAATACAAGATAAAATTGATTTTTTCTTTTAACTTTAATAAAAAAATTCATATGAATATGATATTTGACCATCATTTATTACGAAAGATATTTACATATCTGAATACAGATAATTTATTTTTTGTCAATAGAGTATGTAAAGATTTTGCAACAAGTTTAAATAAAATAGATATAAATTTACCGTCTATCAAGTATATTTTCTCAAATATAAAATATATTGATTGTATATATGGAGATGATTTAAAACATACTAAAATAAAAAAGAAATATATGTTAAAATTAGGTATTAAATATGGTAATATATGTATTCTTAATAAGATATTATCTATAATAGGTAAAAAATATTTAACAAGTAATTTATATACATATGCTTTAAAATTAGAAGACTATGACAAACTAAATTGGTTGAAAATGAATAAATGTATATATAACGAAGAAAATAGATATAATGCGTTTCAAGAAAATAGTATTAAATTGATAAATTGGTTTGTAAAAGAATTGATATGGGAGGAAGATGATTTTTTTAATTACATGAAAGAAAATCAAGATAAAGAAAGTATTAAATGGGTGACAAAGAGTGTTCCAGATCTAAAGAAATATGTGTGTGAATTTGCAGTTCAATTAAGAAACAGAGATCTATTAGAATGGAGTATAAATAATAAGTTTAAACTATCATATAATGTATCTACATGTGCATCAGTAATAGGTGATTTAGAATTATTAAACTTTCTCTATAAAAATAAATGTCCGATGAACGAATGGGTTTTGACAGAAGCAGTAGCACATAATAATTATGATGTGATGGAATGGGCGTACGAACATAATTGTGGAATAGATTCATATGCTTTGTTATATGCACTAAAAAATAAGAATGATAGGATAATAGAGTGGTTGTTAGAACATGATTGTCCATATGATGAAGATATAGTTAATATTGCGTATAAATATGGATATGAAATTACAGTAAATAATATTTTATAAATATATAAAAAAAATATTGTTAATATATAAAAATGAAAAAACATTTAGAATCTCCATATTTAGGAAAAATGAAGAAATATTTAATTAAATTAGATTCTCTCTATTTAGATGGTTGTGATTATTATTACAATACAAAAACGAATTCCGTCATAAAGTATGATCGTATCGGCAAAAAATGGTCTAATAAAATAGACATTGATGTTATTAAAAGTTTAAAATTTTATGCAGAAAGTAAACGACGAACATCAAAAAAAATTAAAAAAAGATTGAAATCAAGTAAAAGATAAATTTTTAAACTTATATAAGTTTAAAAATTTGTAGTTATAAAAAAAATGAATAAAAAATATATCTAAATACAAAATAATATATATTTAGATATAATGGGTATTTTTAATTTTTACACTTGGTTCAGAAATAATTTTTCTAAAGATATTTATAAAGTTCACAAAAATATAAGTGAAATAAATGATGACAATTTTAAGATCGACAATCTAATGATTGATTGTAATGGCTTATTCCATATGAGCGCTCAAAAAGTATTCAAATATGGTAATTTTAAACCTACATATAAAGTAGAAATTAAAGAAAATAGATTAACACAACAACAAGTTTATGAAGATGTATGTTATAGTATAGAAAATATATTATTAACTGTTAACCCAACAAAAAGAATAATTTTATGTGTAGATGGACCTGCTCCGATATCAAAACAAGCACAGCAAAGAAAAAGGCGTTTTAAGGCGGCAGTAGATAGAGAAGAAGGAGATAAAAGTTTTGACAGTAATAAATTAAGTCCGGGAACAGAATTTATGGATCATTTATGTAAATACATAGAATGGTTTATTAGAAAAAGATTAACTGAAAATCCTATATGGCAAAATATAGAAGTGGTATATTCACCATGTAATGTTCCAAGTGAAGGAGAACAGAAATTAATGAATTATTTGAGAAAATATGGTAAGAAAAATGAAAGTTATATAATACATGGTTTGGATGCAGATTTGATAATGTTATCTTTGTTATCACATTTTCCTAAATTTTATGTTTTAAGAGATGATACATATGATAGAAATAATAATTTTTTATTGATAGATATTGGTTCTGTGAGAAAACAATTAATAGAAATGATGAGATGGGAACCAGAAAATGAAGATTACAAATTTATTGAAGAATGGATTATAAATGATTTCGTGTTCTTATGTTTCATTTTGGGAAATGATTTTTTACCGCATATTCCATCTTTAGAAATAGTGGAAGGTGGGATAGAAGTAATTTTAAATGTATGTAAAACAGTTGGAAGAACACATGGGCATATGACAAGAAACACAAAAGGAAATATAGTATTTTGTGTTGTAGCATTGCAAAAATTCTTTGAAATAATAAGTGAGAGTGAGAAACAATTATTTGAACAGAAATACAAACATAGAAGTAGATATTTTCCAGATGATTTATTAACAAAACACGCAACTTTTGATGGTGAGAGATATATAATAGATCGAGATAATTATATTGAAGATTATAATATTAAATATTTTGGAGACGAAGATATAGAAAAAGTATGTCATTCATATCTTGTAGGACTTCAATGGATTTTAACATACTATACAAAAGAAGTTCCAAGTTGGAAGTGGTATTATCCATATCATTACGCTCCTTCTTCAAGTACAATAATAAATTATATGTCAACGTATTCAAAACCAAGATATCATAAAGGTTTACCATCTCCTCCGATAATGCAATTAATATCTATACTACCTCCACAGAGTTCTGATTTATTACCAAAATCGATGCATAATGTATTAAAAACTAACTTAAAGAAATTTTGTCCGGACAAAATAGAAGTTGATTTGTCCGGAAAAAAACAAGAATATCAGGGTATTGTTTTATTGCCGTTTACAGAGTATAAGGTAATTCAGAAAGTATATGAAGAGTATGTTGATAAACTTGATAAAAATGAATTAAAAAGAAATATAATCGGTAAAACAGTTGTATATTCATATAATCCTGCGATGACGCGCTTATTTTATTCATATTATGGTAATATACCTGATTGTGCTGTTGAATTTAAAATAATTGATATTTAAAAAAATTGAATTATTTTTTTTAGTTGTTATGAAATTAATATATTATTATGAATAATTTATACCAAGAGATTATTTATTGTGCGAACGGGGAAAATAATAGTAATTTATGCTATTTTAGTAAAATAATTATTGATAATTTGAAAAAATCAACAGAAAGAATTAAAAATGCTAATAATATTCTTACTAAGAAATTGATGGAGATGAATAACGAATTATTTCTAATTGATATGGACGCGTTTAAAAATGAATACTTGTATTTATATTTATACAATATATTTTTAGCAATAGTTTTAGTGTATTTATTTTATAAATTATCAAAATTTAATAGTACGTTGACAAAGTTTAATAATAATGAGGTTGTGATAGTAAACAAAAAACATGTTTATAAAATAATAGGAAGATTAAAAGAAGAAATCTCTTTATTAAAAGAAGAAAATGATATTCTTAAAAATGAGAATGAAAAATATATTCAAGATAAGAAGAAACAAAAACAAATTAAAAATATTCCATCAAATCAAGTGTATGATGAATTAGAAAGAATAAAAATTGTACTATCAAGTGATGATAGAGCAGCTAAAAAGATATGTTTATTAAATAGTATGTTAAATTATCCAAAATAAATTGATTTATTGTTATATTATTATTATATACATTGTATATAATAATTTTTTTACTATACATTAAAAGAACGTAAATTTTTATTGTATTCAAAATCATATTTTTCAGATTTGATATATTTTTTAATCCAATCGTTATTAACATTTTTCTTGTTTGCATATATAACATCAGTATCAATAAATTCAGGTTTTATTAAAATCGCTTCGTTCATACATATTGCACAATTTCTTTTGCTGTATTGAGATAATATCGATTTTATAAAATTTCTACCATAGATATAGTCGTCATCAACCATGATAATAATAGTATTTAAACTTGTTTCTCTTAAAATAGTAGGAATAAATTTCGTACCTTGACCATAATCTTTACCACATGTAAAGATATTGCACATACTATTTAATTCTTTTGGTATGTCATATTCTTTGTTTTTGCATAATTTAGGAATATTCAGTACAATTTGATCAACTTTAACACTTTGATCGAGTAAAGATTTAATAACAGGTTTTATATACTGAATTCTATCTGGTGTTGTAGTTAAAGATATTACGATTCTATCTGTATAGTTAAATTTGTTTAACTTTTTATAGTTTTTAATATATTCGTAATCGGAATCAAAATGAATTTTTATGTATCTAAATATATCATAGTAATAAAATATTATTACAATAATTAATAAAAGAATAAATATAATATTTACGGGATCCATTTTATTTATATAAAGTTTTATTTTTTTATATAACAAAATGAATTATAATTTGTTATATAAAATACTTTTAGAATGGTCATTGAAAAATAAGGAATACGAAATGACTAATTTTATATATAATGAATTTAATATTGGTATACCTGTTAATTTTCTATATAAGTTATCTAATAAAACACATTTTACGACGCTGGATAATTTGATAACTACATCATATCATAAAATATCCGATAGTAAACATTTAGATGAATTATTAAAATCGTTTTTATCTTCTAAATATGGATATTTAGACGAATGGAATACATATGGTTATAGAAAATTTAAACGACCGTAAAATCACCTAATACTATATCTTTTGAGTCAGTATTAATTTTAATACATTTCTTATCAAATAAAGGTGCGATTTTAAATCCAAATAAAGTTGTTGAAATATTAGTTTCATTTATTATTTTATTATCATTTAACATTGGAATACATGATAAATCATTACCGAATATTAACATTTTTTTATGATATAAAATAGTATAAAATCCAAGTGATTGTGCGATAAAATTTATATCTTTTATAATATCGTTTGAATCAATTATTTCATAGAAAGAATTACTTATATTATTTGATTTAGAATCTAAAATACCAGCTAATAATTTTATTCTATATTCTGCTTTATTGTTTTTATATTCATTTGGTATGTGTCTTTTTTCTTCTAAATTATAAAATTTAAAGTATTTTTTAAATCTTTCATCAAATATTTCTAATGAATTTGATGTTATGGAAAATTCAATATTTAGTCGACATAACATATGTATTATATAGTTGTATATTTTAACATTTAATTTATCCGAATAAAATTTAAAATTTTTACAAGATAAACCTATCCATATTCCTAAGAAATACGGATCTATTTTAATTTTTTGAAAATTAAAGTTTATGTCTGTTTTTATAATTGAATTTAAATTATTTATATTATAATCTTTTATTTTATTTGAATATATATAGTCATTAATATTTGAAATTGTATTTAAAACATGTTCGGAACCAATTATAAAATTAGAATTATATTTTGTAATTATTTTAAACATATCATCTTCTATGAATTCTATATTATTTATTTTTGTAATTTTTGATGATTTATCCAATAACAAATCGTCTTTTTTTAAATCTTGTGATAATTTAATATTGCCGTCAGATAATAATACAGGTACATTAAAACCTAAATATTTAATAGACATTTATTTATATAAATAATTTATTTATATAAATTATTATCTTGATAATAAATATTTGATATTTAATTTTAGTTCATCTTCCATATCACTATTATAAAATATACATTTTTCTTCTAAATCAATTCCTGAAACTTCATGTCGTGCTATACGTCTTAACTTATTTTTTTCTTTCATGTATTTTAATAATCGAGAGATATATAGTATTCTTCCACAATGATTATAAAATTTATGTTTATATATATTAGAATCAATATGTTCGGTATATCTACTTGTCAAAGCTTTAAATTGATTTCGAAATAAAACTATTGGTTCTTCTATTAATATATTTTCTAATTCAATAATGTTCCTATCAATTCCTATCTTTCCACCTAACATTAATTTTCTTGGATTTGGTAAAGGTAAAACAAATTCAATAAAATGGTCTGATATATCTCCTATTTTCGTTGAAACTTGTATTTTTATCATATTATCAAGTAAACTTCTTGTTATTAACATTGGTTCAATATTTTCTGATAGATCACATATCTTTGTTTCTTCTGAATCACTAATATCAGGCAATGAAAATATGATTGGGTTAAAATATTTCTTCATATTATTACATATATTTACAACTTCATAAAATAACCATGTAGTATAATGTTGTATAATATCAGTGTATTTGTTTTCTTTTATTAATATTAAGTTTATATATTGATAATTTATTTCATTAGGTTCAAAAAAAGGACTTGAAATTTTTACATCTATATCAGATGTTGGATCAACTAAATCATTTATGTTTCCAACTTCTGGATAAAATTTTGAATATAATTCACATGCAACACCTCCAAAAAAACAATATGGTTTATTGTTAAGTTTTCCTTTACCTGATAAATATATTTCTTCATTTATTTCTTCGTCTTTTTCTTTGTCGTATATTATTTTTTCACATAAAGTTATTCCTTCGTATTCGTATTTATTCCATTTTATTTTAGATATTTCATCAACTATTGCATATCCTATTGGATAAAGATTTTCTATCCATACTAATCTTGTTCTAAGGTCAGTGTATTTAAATTTTATAGGTGAAAGAACGTTTGATATATATTTGGATTTAGACCTTGATTTAGACCTTGATTTAGACCTTGATTTAGACTTTAATTTAGACCTTGATTTAGACTTTGATTTAGACTTTGATTTAGACTTTGATTTAGACTTTGATTTAGATGAATCGTATTTTAATTTCATATTTTATTTTACAAAAGAAAAAATTATTTGGTAATTATAAAATTATAAATATACCAACCTAATATTAAAAATTTCAACATATCTTTTTCTTCTATTGTACAATCAGTCTTTTCAATTTCATCGATAAATAATTGTTTCATATAAAACTCACCAGCACTTTGTAAAGTTTTTTCGTCTATTTCGTTGTTTTCAATTAAATCTGCAATATTTCTCAAATGTTCTATAATCTTTTTATTATTTTCTTCAGAAAAATTCATTCTTAATATTCAAAACGAAAATCTTTAAATTTAAAAGAAAAAATATTAAATATTAAATAATGAATAAAAATTATCAAGAATGTAATGATTATTGTTTAGATTTGAAAACAATTTGTCAATATGAAAAAATTATAACTGAAAATCGTTTTCTAAATTTAATACTCGAGAAAAATAATATTATAATAAAACAAGATAAAATAATAACTGAATTATACGATATAGTAAAATTATATGTATCGGAAGTTGAATTGAGTATTATTCATTCTAAATTACAATCACGTTTTAATTTATAAAATAGTATTTAAAGTATAAAATTTATATTATAATAATGTTATTTAGTGATATAGATTTTCAAGATATAAATTTTTATTATTCCATACCTATATGGATTTATGTCATTATTGGATTTTTGTTTTTATTATTAATTGGTTGTATGATATCATGTTGTTGTATTCATTCATCTTTAAAAACAAGACAAAATGTTTTAGAAAAAAAAGAGTTGGAATTAGAAAGAGAAAAATTAAATTTTGAAAGAAGAATAAAAAAACAAAAGAAAGAAGATAATATTGATGATATAATATTAACAAGACCAAGTCTTTACGTAGAAAGTGTTTAAATTTATAACTGTGATTAAGTTATAAATTTTATCTAGTAAGAAATATAAACTTTTAAAAATTTTAATTCATATTGATTTTCTAAAAATAAAATTTTATTTAAATCTAAATCAAATGTATACTCGTTATTACTTATTTTTGTAACATCAAGATACCTTATACCATTAAAAGCAGTACAATCACCTTGATATAAAGATAATAATATTCCACTAGAAGGAACAATATCTGAAATTATAAAATTTGTTTTAAAACCTTTAGGTATAATTTTAATATTATTTTTAGTTTGATCTGTAGCACAGGTATCAGAAGTTGTTCTATAAAAATAAAAAGCATTATTGATGTATTTATTATATAAAAATTGTTGTGTATTTCCTTTTGCATCGTAAAAAGTAATAGTTGGTTTCACCGTATTTACAACACATCCACTTAGAGTTCCATTATCATATTTTATAACATTACCAGATGGTAAATAATAATCAAATGCACATATGCAATTATTATCTTCATATGTTCCATAAAGATGAAATTGGTTTATTTGCACTTTACTTGTAAATGCTAGATCAATTACAATAGCAATAGTTGAAAATGAATTATTAAATATATTTCTGTTATATAAAAAATATTCATTTGTTGCGTTAGTAGGAATAGAACTAAAATTTCTCTGATCTAATATATACCAAGTATTAACACCGTTAAAACTAGTGAAGTCATTTTTTAATAAATTTGTACCTACTATATAAAAATTTTTAGGGAAATTATTATTTAGAAAAGTTAATTTATATTTTTTTAACGTTATTTTATAAGGTAAACATATACTTAAATGTTCACCTCCCGCATTAAATATTTTTCCATCCTTATTAATTATTTTATATTGATTATTCATATTAAAAATCCGTCTATATAACCATCCATCACTAGCAAATGGTAATTCAACTGAATTATTTGATAAATAATTATTAAATGGTTCCGTATTATACACATTAGTATAATACGAAGAAATAATATAATATCCTAAATCATTATTTGTTGTTGTTATAGTCGCATCTCTATTAGTTATAAAATTAATATTGTATGGTAAAGGAATAAGTTGAAGCATAGTACTATCATTTGGATCAGGCATATAACCAGTAGCAGAACATGAAATCGGATAACATAAGTTATTATTACTGTAAAACCCAGTAGAACATATACATGCACTAGATGTACTATTTAACTGATATCCAACTTTAGAACAATTTAGACAAGATTTACTCGGATCATTTAATTTAATCGAACTTAAAATAATTTTATTATTCGGACAAGAATTTATTACATTACCCATTTTTATTTATAATAAAATTGATTTTAAAATTATTTTTATTTAATAATAATAATTATTATGTCAATCAAAATTAATATAGATTCTTTAAATGATGATATGAGAGAGAAAATTTACGAAGAACTTAAAATAGAATTAGAAAACAATAAATATAATCAATTTGCACCAAAAAAGGAAATATATCCTTTTAATATTGTTAATGACGATATTTATCTTCCATTTGCTTATTCCATAACTAATCTTTCATTAAAAAGAAGAGAAAGAAATATGTTTTCAGAAATGAAAGTTAAATTTGAAGGAGTTTTAAGACCAGAACAAGAAGAAGTTAAAAAAGAATCATTAACTTATTTATCAAAATTAGGTTCAATAATAGTAAGTCTTGGAACAGGTATGGGAAAAACTATTACATCTATAAATTTAGCTTGTAATATAAAGTTAAAAACATTGGTTATAGTAAATAAAATAGTATTAATAAATCAATGGGAAGAATCGATAAGAAGATTTTGTCCATCTGCGATAATAACTAAGATAACAAATAAAACAACATCAATTGAAGATTCTGATTTCTTAATAATAAATGCAATGAATATTGAAAAGAAACCAAAAAAATTTTTTAATGATATAGGATTATGTATCGTTGATGAATTACATAATATAATGGCAGAAAGTTTATCAAAATCATTATTTTATGTATCTCCAAGATATTTAATTGGTTTAAGTGCGACTCCGTATAGAACAGACGGTTTACAACCATTAATAGATTTTTATTTTGGTGTAAATAAGATAGTTAGATTACTAAAAAGAGAACATACTGTATATAAAGTTAAGACAGGATTTAAACCAAAAGTTGAATTAGCAGAAAATGGAAAAATTAACTGGGGAGCATTAATAAATGAACAATGTTTGAATGCCGATAGAAATGAATTGATAATAAAAATAGTAAAGAAATTTCATATGCGTAATATATTAATCATGTCTAAAAGAATAGAACAAAGTGAGTATATATATTCTCGATTATTAGAAGAAAAAGAAAATGTAACTAATTTAATAGGTAAAAAACAAGATTTTGATAAAGAAGCACGAATATTAGTAGCAACTGTGACAAAAACGGGAACAGGTTTCGATCATCCAAAGTTAGATTGTTTAATATTAGCATCGGATTTAGAAAGTTATTTTGTTCAGATATTAGGAAGAGTATTAAGAAAACCGGATGTAAAACCGTTAGTTTTTGATTTAGTAGATGAAAATCCGATATTAGAAAAGCATTTTAAGACAAGAAAATCAACATATTTAGATATAGGAGGAAAAATAGTTGATTTTAATAAAGTATTTCCAGATATATAATATACAGCCGTATGGGGACCAAAAGCTATGATCGGCGCACAATTCGAGTTTTTATACTGATTCAAGTATAAAAATATAGGGCACTAAGATTTTATTAAATGGTTTAAAGAACTTTTTAATTTTAAGATGAAAAACACTTTAAAATTAGGGCACTATGATTTTTTTAAAACGCCGATCATAGATATTCGGACATTTCATTTGTAAATAAATTATACTCATATTCAGGACGTATTTCGACATGCGGTAAATACTTTGTAAAATACTTTATTCTTGTAATGATCTTTTTGATTGCTCAATTTTGAATAAACGCTCTTCATTTATTATTTGTAATTCTGTTTTATGTAATTTATAAGAATTGGCTGTTTAGTTACCTTAAAGGTAAATAACACAAAAACAAGAATTTGACTTAATATCCAGTTTAATTACAGGTGTCCCGTTCTTGAAAATTCGACTGCAATTAAGAAAATTATATATAGATTTTTAGTTTTATAATGAAAATGTCAAACAATTTTTATGAAAGTAGTTAAATTCAAGTTCATTATAAACTTCAGCGCATATATCACATAATTCATGTCTATATTCGCTTTTTCTTCGTATTCTACATTTTGAACACATTTCTTTAACTCTTCTTAATAGAATAGGTATTCTAAAAAGTTTTCCTTTTATTATAAATGGTCTCCATATACAATTTTCACAACACGTCGGATGATATTGTTTCTTAAGTTCATTAACAACTTTGTTATAATTTATAAAATTATTACTCATTACGTGTATATATTAAAACAAATATATTATTTTTTTGTAAAATATATTTATAGTCATATAAAACATTTTACATGTAAAGAAAATCCTTTAACTTTAAAATGAAACGAAGAAGAAAAGAAAATCCTTAAAAATGATTTTATAATTTAATTTTATATTATAAATTACAAATGATAAAAATATATACAGACGGTTCTTGTCTTAAAAATCCTGGACCGGGTGGATGGGGTGTAATAATGATAGATGCTGATGGTTATGAATGGCATTTGAGTGAAGGAGAAGGTAATACAACTAATAATAGAATGGAACTTAAAGCAGTTATAGAAGGTTTGAAACTAATAAATGATAAAGAAGAATGCACAGTATATTCAGATAGTAAATTAACGATTAATTGTGCAGAAGGTAAATGGAATAGAAAAGCGAATTTGGATTTATGGAAAGAATATGATATTGTAAGTAAAAGAAAGAAAATAAATTATCAATGGGTTAAAGCGCATAACGGGGATTATTATAATGAAACAGTAGATAAAATGGCTTTTAACGAAGCGAAAAAATATGATTTATAAAAAATGATTTTTAATTTATACGTATAAATTAAAAATCAATATGGACGAGGAATTTTATAATAGTGATGATTATACCGAAATGTATAACGAAGTTATTGATGAAATAGTAAATACTTTTATTAATAATATAACAAACGGAAACTTAGCAAGAAATTATTTAATAGAAAATAATATACATACAGATTTTAATTTTGACGAGACATATGAAAGTTTGTTTAATAATTTAGATTATAATTACAATAGAATATTACAAGAGACATATGAAAGTTTGTTTAATAATTTAGATTATAATTACAATAGAATATTACAAGAGACATTTGAAAATCAACCATCAATAGAAAAAACAGACCATATAATAGATATACCATCTCAAACATATTCATCAATTAAAGATAAAGAAAAATATGAAAAAGAATGTTCTATATGTTTAACTGAGTTTGATGAAGATTGTATAGTATCATTATTACCAAAATGTAATCATATATTTCATAAAGAATGCGTGGTTGAATGGGGTAAATATAAAACATCGTGTCCAATATGTAGAAATAATGTAGAAGAAAAAAAATAATTATTTTGTATTATAATAAATGATTGAATTGTTTTATAAAATAAAGGAATTTTGGAATGAGTATGACTTTGAAATAGTTATATGCTGTCTTCTAGTATTTTTTTTAATATTGGCTTTATATAGAAAACTAACAGGGCAAACAGGGAGTTGGTCAAATGGTTATTTTTATAATAGAAGTATATTTAAAAATAACGATAAACCGCAACATTTTAAAAGAGATAGTAAAGGAGAAGTTGAATGTCGGAGAGTTTTAGAAGCCATATTTAGGAAACCTTTTAATAAAGCTCGTCCGGATTTTTTAAATAATCCAGTAACTGGTGGAAACTATAATCTAGAATTAGATTGTTATAACGAAGATTTACGTATTGCTGTGGAATACTCTGGAAAACAACACTATGAATATGTTCCGTTCTTTCATAAGAATAAAGAAGCGTTTTACAATCAAAAATATCGTGATGATATGAAGAGACGGATTTGCAAAGATAACGGGATAACGTTAATAGAAGTACCTCACACAGTGAAAATAGAAAATATAGAACAATTTCTAAAAGATGAGTTGAAACAAAAACTTAGAAACAATCGATAGATTTATAAATTTAATTTTTTTCTAAAAACAAAAAAGAAGTCTCGTTCTAAAAAAAGAAAATCTAAAAGAAAATCTAAAAGATATTCCAAAAAAAATAGTTTTATAAATGATTTTGGTATTTTAATTTAAAGTTTTTATTTTAATAATAAAATAGAAACAAAAATGATAACTGATACCGACAAAAATACACAGTTATCAATTAATAGTAATCATTCTTTTAAGTTAATTTATATATATCAAATAACATGTAACGATTCAAAAATAACTGATAATTATATAGGAAAAACAGATTGTTTTAAATCAAGAGAAAATTCACATTATAATGCATCTAAAGACTCTGATTTAAAAGTTTATAAAATAATAAGAGAAAATGGAGGTTGGAATAATTGGCGAATGAAAATATTAAATCATTATTATTGTAAAGATGAATATGATATGAGACAAATAGAACAAAAATATATAGATTTCTATAAACCAACAATGAATAGTACTAATGCTTGTTCAAAACCATTTAAGAATGAAGAATTAAATAGACAAATTGAATCCGAATTAAAAAATTATTCAGATAAAATATTAGGATGTTTTTTATATGATTTTTTATTAGATGATTTTTTAGATTATAATGTAATTTTTACATGCGAATATTGTAATGCTGTATTAAAAACTCAAAATTCTTTAATCAAACACCAAAAAACAAATAAAAAATGCACTACTACAAGAGAAAATAAAAATATTTTTATAGAAACGGAAAAATATGTTTGTGAATTTTGTGATAAAGAGTTCACAACTAAACAGTCTAAAGATTCACACTTAAAAAATACAAATTGCAAAGTTATTTATGATAATAATGAAAAAATTAAAAACAAAGATGACGAAATAAAAGTTATTTATGATAAGTTTAATGAAAAAATTAAAAACAAAGATGATGAAATAAATAAATATCGAAACCAAATTAAAATTTTACAAGCACAATTAAAAGAAACTGAAATTAAATATTTGAAATCTGAACTGAAAAGTATGAAGGATATAGTAATAAAAATAGTTTCCGAACCAAAAACTATTAATAATAACTAACAAAATAATTAAAATGTAATAGAATCGGATTCAGAAGATGAAGAATATTTTACGAAACAATATAAAATATTAGAATGTATAGATAAAGAATCAGTTTACTATGCTTTTTATAAGAAAGATTTGGATGAAAAAAAAGCAAAATATATACAAATTTAAAATATATACAAATTTAAAAGATATAACATATTTTACAAATGTCAAAAAAATCAAATGATAGACCTTCGTTATGGAATAATGAAATGGTAAATTCAGCATTAAAATCGATGTCAGCATCCGATTTAGAACATTACAAGAAATTAGGTGAAAGTCTTTACAAGGATTTAAATTTTGAAACATCAAATATAGAAACAAAAGAGAATTTACCACCATTTCTTTCTGATGCATTAGCATACATAGTTGAATCTTTAAAATCTGGATTACATCCGAGTATGTTAGAAGAAGACGAAATTAAAGTTTTAGAAGAAGTGTATGGGAAAGAATGGTATAAGAAATGGAATTATGAAAAAGAAGATTTAAAAGAAATAAGAAATTAATAAAAAATTGATTATTTAAAGAACATTTCTTTAAATAATAATAAGAAGATGGAAAGTAAAGATAGAATTTCTCAAATGAAAGCGATACACTCAGAAGCATTGGAATTATTTTCAAGAAAAAATAAAGATTACGGTGATGCTTTTGCCCAATACGGTGTAATTGGTGTATTGATGCGAATATCAGATAAATTACAAAGATCGATATCAATAACAAAAAGTGGTATTAATTTGGTTGAAGATGAAAAAATACGTGATACGTTAATAGATTTACACAATTATTCTGCAATGGCAATGATGTTATTAGATGAAAAAAATTAACGTTGTTTAATAATTTCTTTGATGACAAAATAAATACCTACAGCGCCGTAAACAGAATAAGTAAATTTTATAATCCATATGTTTGAAAAGTAATTAATTTTCTCAATAAAATATTCTTTCATTTTTTATTTAATAAATTAAATAAAAAATTTACTTATAAAGAAAAATAATTTTATTAAAGTTTTTTTATCAATTTATTCATCATCATCATTGTCTATTATTTTTGAAGTTACTAAATAATTAATATGTGTAGGCATCATTGTAAATTCTGGTTCTTCTAATATGTTATCATATAAATTAAATTGTATCCAATTATATATATCTTCTTTTGTTCTATTTTCATCATTGATCACACTAAGAATATGAAATTTAGAAAATAAATTATCTTTATATGAATCTTCCTCATATGTACTATATATTGCGAATTCTTCAAACATTAATAGTAATTTATTAATTGCATAATTATATGCTTCATCTTCGTATGTAAATACTTTGAGTACATTAGCCGAACTATAAGCTCTATAATCATCATGATGAAATAAAGAATATACTATGTAAACTTTCATGATCTATATTATTCTTCGTATATATTAAAGAAAAATCAATTTTTTATTTTCTTTCTTTCCATTTATCTGCGATAACTTTAAAAATTTCTGTGTTGTCTAAATTTTTATGTTTAGGATATTCTTTCTTAACAAATTTTTGATAAGCATTTAATTTCTTACGTTGGCTCCGTTTTGGACTCTTTAATTTTAAATTAAACGACAATAAGGGAGATTTACATTTGTTTTTACATTTTTTATCGTTCATATTACAACTTCTTATGCATTTCTTATAAGCTTTTTCATATAATTTTAATTTTTTAGAAGATGACATTTATTATAAAAAAAGAAAATAATTTTTATAATAAATATGAATAAAATATTAGTTCATCTTGAAGAACAAAATTTAAAATTAGTTAAATATATTAAAAAAGAAGAATATAAATTAGAAGAAATATCAAAAACATCGTTTTATGTATATGGTTCTCCTGAAAGATTAGAAAGAATAGAAAATATACTATTAGAAAAATATAATATATCAACAATTATAAAAAACAATGAAGAAAATTTAAATAAATTCAAAAAATCAACAACGTCATATAAAATTAAAAGTAAAGATAAAACTTTAAAAAAGAAAGGTATTCCATCTCCTTATTTTTATTCAAATCAAATGAGTAAAATATACGGATTAACTGCAAAAAATTCATTAAGAGTTAATATTGGTATTATTGAATTAGGCGGTGGATATTATTCTTCTGATCTACAAAATTATTGGAGAACAATTGGTTTAACTAATTTTCCGATAGTAAATACTATATCAATAGATGGAGCAACAAACAACCCACTTGATATAGATTCAAGTATTGAAGTAGCATTAGATATACAAATAGTTGGAGGTATATGCCCTAAAAGTACAATTAATGTATATTTTGCGCCTAATTCAGATCAGGGATTTTATCATGCAATAGCACGCGCAATAAATGATAAATGTAGTACGATATCAATTTCATGGGCGGGTCCAGAAATGTATTGGTCTCCAAGTATTCTAACTACATATGACAATTTATTTAAAGTAGCAGTATCGAAAGGAATAACTATATGTGTAGCATCAGGAGATACATCGTCAAATAATGGAACTAATACAAATGTAGTATATTTTCCAGGTTCAAGTCCGAATGTTTTATGTTGCGGAGGAACAAAATTAATATGTCCTAATTTATCATATGATAATAGCACAATAGAAACAACATGGTATGATAGTAAAACAGAAGGTTCAAGTGGGGGTTATTCATCTGTTTTTTTAACTCCGACATATCAATTAAATAATGTTCCTAATTATAATAACATTTACAGAGGAATACCGGATGTTTCAGGTAATGCGGAACCATCAACAGGATGGATAATAATATATAGAAATACGAAATATGCAGTAGGAGGTACATCAGCAGTTGCACCGATGTGGGCAGGTTATTTGGCTGCAATTAATTGTAAAACATTTGCAAATAATATAATATATAGATTAAAAGGTATAGGATTTCATGATATAACAACAGGTAATAATGAAGGTTTTAATGCATCATCAGGTTGGGATCCGTGCACAGGATTAGGCAGTCCAAATGGAAAAATATTATCTAATTATTTTGTATAATTATTTACGTGAATTTTTCCACAACATATTAGCACGTGTATGTATTTGTTTTTGAGTTAGATTAGGAAATTCTTTTTGTAATTCAATACTTTTCATTTCTAAAAATTTCTTTTTAGTCATTATTTCATTTACTAAATTTTGTTGCGTAGGTTGAGGTTGTATTTGTTGTTGAGGTTGTATTTGTTGAGAATGAATTTGTTGAGAAGGAACAATACCACCACGTTGCATTATTAATTCAGCTTCTTTTTCTTCATAAAACTTTAAATTATTTTGGTCGATATCAGTATTTATTTTACTACCTGTTTGTTTACAGTAATTAATAGCGTTAATGCATCCAGCTTTACCATCAGCGAATTGTCCAACATAATAAGAAACAATACCTAGTAAATGCCATCTTTTATAATCATAATCATGACGATTAACAAATAATATAGCATCTTTTGGATAATCGATACTACATGCTAATTTTATAAAAGTAAATGCCATAACCCACATTTTAATTTGAATATAATGAATAGCGATAAACAATAATGGTTCTGCACGATGAGAATGTTCGAATGCTTTAATATAAAACATCATTGAATCATGCCATTCATGTCCTAATTTTTGCGTTAGTTCACCAGAACGTAATAAAGCATGAAATTTCTCTTCTTGAAAACCTTCTAATGTTGCTCTGATTTTATAATAATATAGGGATTCGGCATTTTCGTTTAAACAAGAACATGTTTGTGCAAGATAAAAAACAGTTCGTGGTTCTGTTGGATCTTTTGTGTATTGATTATATAAAAGTTCCTTATCTCTTTTAAAGCGTTTACCTGATTTATCATCATCTTGTGTTCTATCTTGATATAAAATAGCAATATCAGGTAATTTAACTATTGGTTCTTCATCGATATCCGTTTTTATATACTCATGTACAACGCCAACGTATCTCCATCTTTTATGTGCTTTAATAAATCTTACGTTATAATATTTGTCATGTTGTCCAGACCACCATTCTTGAACCATTAAGAAACCTGAAGATTTGTTATCGACATATTCTTCAGCAAAACGTCTTAAATGTTCTCCGCCTCTTAATTCATCATTAGTATCCATAAGAAGAATATAATCAATATCTTCAAAAGAATCAGCAAATTCGAGTGATTCGTTTCTAGATGTAGCAAAATCAACAAATGTTCCTTCTTTCAATCTTAAAGGAATTTTATATTTTTCCGAAAAATCTTTACAGATTTGTATAGTATTATCAGTTGAACCAGTATCAAAAATAACTAATGAATCAGCGAAATCTTTAACACTTTCTAAAGAAACATTTAAACGTTTCTTTTCGTTTTTTACCATTAGTAAAACAGCAATATGAACCATTCTTTTTTTAATTTATAATCTTTTTGTTTAAGTTAAAAAAATTTTCATCTTTAATCTTTTTCTAAACTTTAAAAAAATAAAATTGATTTTTTTTTTAATGTTTGTTTAATATACCCAATATGACTTACATTTCTATTTCTCCGATAAAACGTTATTTTTTATTTATAAATGGATTACTATTAAGTACCATTCTTCCATCATCATACAGAGGTATATATTTATGGTATGGAACATTTTTAGCTATTATTATTTCATTATTAAAAAAACAATTAACTCTTGAACTTTTAACTATTGCAATTGGAGGTCTAGGACATAGTGCTGTGCACTTATATTGGCCATTCCTTGATCCTAATTTAGGATATGTACCTAATATTTCGGCTTTTCCAGATGTTCTTTTTCATACTTTAATGATTATTTATGTTTGGATTAATATTAGAAAAAAGGTACCTAATTTTGTTAATAATATTACAATTTTGTCAATATTTGGTTCTACTCTTAATTGTATTTTTACAAATTTTAAAATTACTAAGAACAATTCATATTATTATTTATTTTTTAATAATCCATATTATTTAATATTTATTTTGACAACATCTTTTCAAGCGATATCTACTGCCTATTGGATTGCATTTTCTCTCCATTATGGAGAATGGTATAAAATAAATTTTAAATATTATTTATTTTTGTGTAATCTTGTTATAGTAAGTAATTGGTTTTTGTATAATTGTGATGATATATTTGAACTTGGTATTGGATTAATAAAGATGTCAATGAATTTTAGATATATTGAAGGATTATTTATTATATCTACATGGATACCATTAATTTTTGTAAAAAAATCATAAATTATTAAACATAAACTATGTTTAATAATCTTCTTTCTTTTTCTAAATTCCTATTGTATTTTCAAAAGAACGTATTTGATATCCGTATCTATTATTTATATCGATTTTTAATTCATCTATAAATTTTACTAATTCGTATTTATTACTAACTATCTTTTCTAAATCATTATTTTTAAGGTACGTTTCTATAAAGAATTTTACATAGTCTCTACATGGTAAATCACAAGGAACAATCGTAGGTAAATTTATAATAAAATCTTTTATAATATTTTTATCACTTTCAGATGGTAAAGTAGGATATTTGTTTTTAATATCATTAAGAGAATCGAAAAAGGTAAATCTATTAGTAGTGTATCTATTATAAAAATAAGGATAATAATAGTTTCTATAAAAAGGTCCATACCAGTCAGGAAAAGTTGGAATGTGATGATATGGACGAAGACCTAGAGGAGAAGGTCTTGGATGAGGACCTGGAGGAGAAGGTCTTGGATGAGGACCTGGAGGAGGAGGTCTTGGAAAAGGAGCAGGTGCTGAAAAACTTCTTAAACCCGAAAAATCCCCACCAGTTGTTCTGACACCGAGACTTGAATAACCACCAAAAGCATCTCTGAAATCTTCTTCTATATAATTTTCACTCAAAGAATAACATGAACCGTAAGCATTTGATAAAGTAGAATAATCACTTAACATTTTTTTATTTATATCAATTAAAAATTTTATTTTCTTTTTCTTGATATTCTTTTTCTTGATTTTCTTTTTCTTGATTTTCTTTTTCTTGATTTTTGATTTTTACCATCTTTATTTTCTGTTTTTTCCTTCGTAACTTTTGTTGTCATGTAAAATGGATTATCATATCCATATTCTGGTACTACAACCATAGTTTGATATGGATTTACTAAGTTGTCGAATCTAATAGCAGTTCCACTTTCATTCGGATAACCTTTTAGACTGTAATTCCTGTTTTTTTCATTTCTTTCCACGTCCTTAATAACCGTTATTTTTTCTATTTCTTCGATTAATATTTTTTTTAATTTTTCAACAAAATCATTAAATTTTTTAATGAATGTATTAACATTACTTCTTGTAAAATTTTTTATTAGAAGTTGATAATCAACTATATTATTTATATCTAAAAAATTATTATTACCTAATTTAGTAAGAATAGTCAAGTTTAGATTATCTGGACTATATATGTCTTCTTCATCTTCAACATAAAAAGTCGTATGTAAACCTGATACTATATTTTTTCTTATGTTTGATTTTTTTTTATGTTTATATACTGTATTATGTAGATGTCCTGTATGATTATTTTCATACATAGTAGGGCTTTCTTCAAAACTACTGTGTCTTTGTGTCAAATAAGGTGGAACATAAATAGGGGTATATTCTTTTTTTTCTTCTTTTTCTTTTATTTCTTTTAATAATATATTTTTTAATTCTTCTAGGTATTTTTCAAGTTCACGAATAAATGAATCAACATTTTCGTGTGTAAAATTTAATAGTAATTTTTGATAATAATCTATACTATCTATTTCTAAAAATCCGTTTCCTAGTTTATGATGAATGATATCATTTAATAATTTTTTTTCAAAAATCGTAGTAAATCTACCTATTTTTTTCGAATACAAAAAATTCATTTTTATTATTAATATAAAAAAAAATGAATTAAAAAAAAATAAATTAAAAAAAAAATCACATTGATGAAAGAAGAATATGAAGAATTAGATATTGATATCAGTCATTTAGGTACGAGAGAGAAAAAATACGAGTTTATACAATTTTGTATAAATTTAGTAGTATCTGAAAATCATTTAAAAAATATATCGGATTTAAATAGGGTATACAAATTATATAGTGATGGTTCGGTTACAGAGGATGATATTCTAATATTGGACGTAGTGATACGACCAGATACATTTTTTACTTTTCCACTTAAATGTGAAAAATATGATAATACTTATGCGATATTACCATACGATGTATGTAAAAATATAAGAGTTCTTATTAATCATTTTCTTCTTCAAACATAAAAATATTTTTGTTTAATATTTTTGTTTAATATTTTTGTTTAATATTTTTGTTTAATATATTACATTGTGTAATATATTAAACAAGTTTTTTTATTTTGTATAAAAAGTTTTCGGGATAAAAATTGATATCTTGAACTTTTAAAACATCATCATAAAAATAAAAAGTAGGTTGATTATTATTTCTATAATTTTTAAATTTTTGTGTTTCTTCATAAGGTTCAAACATTTCTTTTAATATTGATTTAAGTCTGGTACTAATATTTTTATTGTGCCAATAATAAATACTTGCTAAAAATAGACGTAAATCTTGTCCTTTATTATATGTTCTATGATTTTGATAGGAACCTTCAACATATATACGAGATTTCTCCATTTTAATATTTTTGCAATTACTTTTAAAATCAACAAAACACATACCAAAATCTATTATATATGTTTGATATTTACTATATACTTCAAATTTAACATCATCTGTAATAATTTTTATTTTCTGAACATTATTAAGTTTCTTTAACATTATATTACCACAATGAAAATCACGATGCATAAAAGAATTAAAACATTTTTGTAAATTATATAAATTATAAGCGATTTGAGATATTATTGATATTTCTTCATTAAACGAACGTTTTTTATTAAAATAAGTAAATGTATCGATATCTAATTTTTCCATTATTACTATTATTGTATCTAAATTTGAATTATCAGTAGCGTTTATAATATTATGTATTTGAGGTATACAATTTGGTATATTATGTTTAGAGCATAAAATCATTAAGTTATACATACAAAACAAAATAAGATGAATAATGTTTTCTGTCAAAAATTCAGAGTTCAAAAGATACATAGAACTTTTATCTTCAAAATCAGTCTTTTCAAATTTTATATTTTTTACAATACATTCAGTATTATTAAAAATGCAACTACTTATATCACCATACGAACCGCTTGTAATTTTATTTATATAATAAAATGAATTTGAATCATATTTTATTTCTTCATTTATATATTTTATAGTTTTACTGGATGTAAGCAATGGAACTGTTGTTAAAAAACCATAAATATTATTAATTAATATTGTACTCTTTTTTGAGATAAAATAATCAATTAATTTTAAACATATTTCAGTATCTTTAATTTTTAAATTAAAAATAGTTTGAAAACAATTTTCTAAATCAATTAAACTTTTATTAATTAATTTCATTTTTATTATATTTAATATAATAAAAATTTAAATAAAATGGGTATGGTAATTAGTCATGTAATTATTCAGCATAATCTTTTTAATAATGTAAAAAAACAAAAAATATATCAAGAAAAAAAAGATGAATACCAATATTATAAATTAGAAGATGAAATTTTAATCTCTAACACGTCCTAAAATTTTTTCAATCTTGTTTAAGATATTTGGATTTGGTATTACTTTTCCATCTGGTTTTTCATAGTCTTTTATAATACTTTCAGGTAATGATAATTTCATAGCCAAATCTTTTTGTGTTAATTTCATTTCGCATCTTTTCTGTGCTATTCTTTTCGAAATAGATAATGAAACTGATTTATGTTTGAATGTATCTTCTTCTTCGTCTAATTTTCTTGCACTCATTACTTTGTCGTTCAAACCATTTGAACCTGCTTTATTACATGTAGTATTATTCATTGAAGATATAACTCTTCCTGCTTGACTTTCTCTTTTTAGAAAATCTTTTTTTGTTTCATTACTTTGTTTTGTTCCTTGTTTATTCCATCCAACGGGTGTCCAATCTTGAAACATTATATAATAATATATTATTATATAATAAATTTTTCTTTAAATTATATTAGTCGACTTCTTCAATTTTCACACTTGGTTCAGATGATGTCGGCGCTGGTTTAGATGCATTAGAAAAATCAGATGGATTAAATCCAGCTGGAAATGGATTATCTGAATTACCTCCTCCTAGCAAAGGTTTTAATTTATCTTGAATTTCTTTTAATTTATTTTCGTAAACAGTTTTACTTTCATTCTGATTTGAATCTAACCATTTTAAATTATCATTTACAGTATTTGTAATTTCAGTTTTAACATTTTCAGGAATTTGAGATTTTTCTTCATTAACTGAGTTTTTCATTTGATATAAATAATTTTCTAATGTGTTTTTAGACTCAATTTTTCCTTTATTTTCTTCATCTTGTGCTTTGAAATTTTCTGCTTCTTTTACCATTCTATCTATATCTTCTTGTGATAATCTACCTCTTTCATTTTTAATTGTAATTTTTTCATTCTTACCAGTTGATTTTTCAGATGCAGAAACATTTAAAATACCATTAGCATCTATATCATATGTTATTTCAATCTGAGGTTGACCGCGTGGCATTGGTGGTATTCCTTCTAATTGAAATTTACCTAAAAGATTACAATCACGTGTTAAAGACCTTTCTCCTTCAAATACTTGAACTAATACACCTGGTTGATTATCAGAATAAGTTGAAAAAGTTTGTGTCTTTTTAGTAGGAATAGTTGTATTACGAGGAATTAAAGGTGTCATAATACCTCCTGCGGTTTCAAGACCTAGAGATAATGGTGTGACGTCTAGAAGAATCATGTCTTCTAATTTTTCACTTTTATTTCCAGATAAAATAGCGGCTTGAACTGTTGCACCAAAAGCAACTGCTTCATCTGGATTTACTTCATTATTTAACTTTTTACCATTAAAAAACTCGCTTAATAATTGTTGAATTTTTGGAATTCTAGTTGACCCTCCAACTAAAACAATTTCATCAATTTGTGATTTAGATTTTTTAGCGTCTTTTAAAACCTTTTCTACTGGTTCCATTGTTTTTCTAAATAAATCAGCGTTCATTGATTCAAATGCCGCTCTTGATATAGATGAAACAAAATCAATTCCATCAAAAAATCCATCAATTTCAATATATGCTTGTGTTGATGACGATAATTGTCTTTTTGCTCTTTCACATGCAGTTCTAAGTCTTCTAACAGCGCGTTTATTTTCGCTTGGATCTTTTTTATATTTTTTCTTAAATTCTTCTATAAAATGATCAACCATTCTATTATCAAAATCCTCTCCCAGTATGTTATCGTTAAGTTTTTTATCTTAACTTCTTACATTTTCATGCAAGCTCGGACTATATCTTCAAACTTTTAAGTTTGGATGGCGCTCGTGGGTATTTTTTCATATCCTTTTATTATAAAGAACTTAGAATACTTTACCTAGTCTCTGAACCCTTTTCCTCTTTAAAGGAAACATGGATGCGGATTTACCATTTCAGTTTAGAATTTTTACTATATCTGAATAATTAGTTCAGCCCTTATCTATATTACTATGATAAGTTAGTATCTAAAACTTTAGGTAGTTCCCGCAATTCACCATCTTTTAATTGAGCCAAGAAATTATCTATTTTAACCCAATCTTGTATCCCCAGCTGTCGCCAATACTTCAAAAATACCAGATTCAATTGAAAGTAAGGACACGTCGAAAGTCCCCAAAGGACAATGTTATCGATAGGCTTTTTATCCTATCTTCTATGAGTTTCCCCATAGTTCGGACTATATCTTCACTTTTAAAAAGTGTCCTGCGCTCGTGGATATTTTTCCATATTCTAAAAATAGAATTTAGGATACTTTATCTAGTCTCTGAACCCTCATCTACTTTCGTAAGATGCATGGCTGCTGATTACCAATTTAATTAATTGTTATATTATTAATTGTGCAAAATTTTTTAAACAATTCAGAATGTAATGGTATATGTGTTTCTATAATATTGTTCTTTTTTTTGAAATTTTCACTAGAATACATTGCCCATGTATTTTTCCAATTAAAAGCTAATTTTACTTGATTTTCATCGTGTAAATCAAATTTAGAAATAGGAATAATATGATCGATGTTCCATTTTGTACCATAATTTTCCCAAGACATATCATCAGGCATTGTAAAATTTATCCAATCAAGATATAATTTTATTTCACAACCAAGAAGTTCTAAAGAAGTATTATTTTTCTTTTTTATTGATCCCCAAATTCTTTTTCTTAAATTTTCGTATAATACAAAACCTTTATCAACCAAACGTCTTTTAGCTTTATAATTCCGTATATAGTCATTTTTTTTAGCTCTATTTTCAGGTTTTGATAATCTTTCTTTAATATCTGCAAGTTTTTTATCTCTTACTTTTAGATAACCACTATACCATCTTTCATGAAATTTTTCTGGATCTTCTTCTCTTTGTTTTTTTCTCAATTCTTTTTGTCTTTTACATATGCATGGTCTACATGTTCCTTTATACCCATTCTTTTTAGCTTTATTTTTTCCAAACATATTTATACTAAGATTTTGCTTACAAGTATTACAATTTAAAGTTTCCATTTACTTCGAATTTACGTCTTTTTAAATAACAATTATTAATTTTTAACATTTTTACTCTACCCATATTAGTATGGATCCTTATTTATATTACTATAATAAGTTAGTAGTTAAAACTTTATGGTTTTCCAGCAATTCACAGGATTCCTTGTTATTTTTAATAACAAGTGAGGTATTTCACCTCAGGAAGCAGGACATTTTTACCTCCTAGATCATATATAATTACATTCATTTCCTTTTCATCATTAACCTTATCCAGACCGTAAGAAATTGCTGCTGAAGTTGGCTCATTTATGACCCTCAGTACATTTAAACCGGAAATAACTCCTGCATCTTTCGTAGATTGTCTTTGTTGGTTATTAAAATATGCTGGAACGGTAATTACCGCATTTTCAACTTTCTCTCCTAAATAATTTTCAGCAATTTCTTTCATTTTAGTTAGAACCATTCCCGATATTTCTTCAGGAGAAAATGTTTTTCTTTCATCCATATAATTAACTTCAAACATCGGTTTGTCATCAGAACCACTTATCACCTTGAAAGGCCAATGTTTCATTTCATTCTGAACATTAGAATCGCTATATTTTCTACCTATTAATCTTTTTGCGTCAAAAATAGTATTTTCTGGATTCATTGCAACTTGATTTTTTGCTGCATCACCGATAAGTCTTGAGTCTTTTGTAAATGCTACATATGAAGGCGTAGTTCTTTGACCCATATCATTAGCAATTATTTCAACTCTATCATTTTGCCATATACCAACACAACTATAAGTTGTTCCTAAATCAATACCAATTGAAGCACCACTTACTTTTGTCATTTTTTATTTAATGATTTTTGTTTTTAAATAAAAATTGATTTTATTTTTTTATTTTTCTAAATTATTTTGTGATGTTCAATTTAGTTGATTGTTTAACAATTTCATGTTTTATATTGTTAACATTAGTCATGTTAACTTTATTTATGGCACTTCCAATAACAGATATTTATTTTGGGGTTTCTTATTTAAAAGATGACGTGTGTAATACAGATATTAATATATCAATACCATTGTGGTTATTAATTAAGGGCGTGGTTAAAATTATTTCGTCAATTATTATTATTATTTATCATTTATGTAGACGTAATAGTTTATGTTCTAATTTTACAGCATTATTATATATAATCTCTAATTTATTTCTCCTAGTATGGGTTACTATTGGAGGTATAACGTTCGTAAGAGATTGCTATAATTTAAAACCAAAAGAATTAAATACCTTTATGTGGATAACTTTAGTTTTAGAAATAATATTTGTTTTAGGTTCCAAGAAATCATTAGATAGATATTAAAAACACCGCCCTATAATAATTTCGATTTTATTTTCGTTTGAAAATAAAATTTTAATCATATAAACCTAAGTTCATATATTTATGAAATGATATTGAATATCTTTCAGTTTTTATTTTATCATCTTTTTCTATATCATGTGTAAATTCTGCCTGAAAATCACCACCCATGTGTAATACTTCTGCATTATTCATTTGTATGTCTTTAATTTTTTCGTCTGTTTTCTTATTATAAACGCGAAAATTTCGTTCACTACCATAAGATATTATTAAAACGCCATTTTTAGGATGATTTAAACTATCTGAATGTTTTTCAATGTAATTTCTTCCATTTTTATAATAATTTATAAGTATTCCATTATAGTCTGAATTAAATCTTTCATTTACAATATCAAGAATTTCTTTTAGAGATGGTGTTAATTTTTGAGAAGGGCATATTTTTATTTTCCCGTACATGTAATCTTGTTTAACAACATCTGAGAAAAAACCAACTTTACGATATCTACTTATATGTAATTTATCTTTTGATTCTTCAATACATTTATTTATCAATTCAGTATCATTAAATGTATAAATATTTAAAAAAGATAAATCGGTTTCTATTTCAACATTCTTTAAATCTATCATTTTTATTTATAGATAGAATAAAACTATCTATTTTTTTTTTATTTATTTAGATAAATGACAAATGTAAAATTTTCTACTGATTTAAGTATACTTATTCAAATAATCACTGGATTAATTGGTATTCAAGGTATATTTTTGAATTTAGAAGACAAACATATTATTCTCAAACAAATTTTAACGTTAGAAATGATTGTGCAATTTGTAGAATTGTTCTTTTATGTTTTTTTTCTTAGAACATTATCTACTACTGGATTGCAAAAAATGACAATTACGCGTTATTTCGATTGGATTATAACAACACCAACTATGTTATTAACGACCATTGTATTTTACAAGTATGAAGAAAATTTAGAGAAAAACATAGATGAAAAAATGCAGTTATTGAAATTTATAAAAGAACATAAAAATAATATTATAAATATTTTTATATGCAATTTCTTTATGTTATTATTTGGTTTTCTTGGAGAAATCGGGTTGATAGATATGGTATCTTCTTTAACTTTTGGTTTTCTATTTTTTATTTTAACATTCTATAATATATACATAAATTATGCTATACATTCACAAAATGCAATGAAACTATTCTATTTTATTTTTATTGTTTGGGGGTTTTATGGTATTGCTGCGTTAATGTCACCAGTTACAAAGAACAATTTGTTTAATATTTTAGACATATTTGCAAAGAATTTCTTTGGATTATATTTATATTATCGTATTAAACAAATTAGTTTGAGAAACTAAATGTTATTAAATTATATCGATAAAAATTTTACAGCCGTTAATTTTAAAATGGGACACTCAATTTTTAACTACTTTAAATTTTAAACTTTTATTCAGTTTAAAATTTGTTTTCAATTTCAAGTTTTAATATATTATACTGATTATTGTAATTCCTGATGTAATTTCATCATTTCATTATGATTTAATGGAACAAAATCATATTCTATTATATTTTCATTATTTAAAGTTTTTATTTGATGTAAATATCCAGATGGTAAAACTACTTCATCACCTTCGTTTATATTATCAATAAACGTATAAGGTGTTTTATCTTTTACATTTATCTTCATAATATAACCATTATTATGTATCCAATCTTTTGCGTATTCGTATTTGACACATGTAGAGAAAGGAATAGGTTGTACTATAATTTTATCATTTTTCGAATATCTTACTCCTCTATATAATGTAATAGGAATATTATAGTTTTTAACTTCTTCTGATAATTTATACCATTTTTCTATTATCTCATGTACGCATGTATTTATATTTAATTTTAATTTACCATCAATTCGTTTAACACGATTCATTAACATATCTCCAATAATATCATCTGTTATTTTTAAATAGTCTGTTGATTTATATATATAATCTTTATGAATATCGCTAACTGACATATATGTTTTTATACATTTATGTATAAAAATAAAATCAATTTTTTTATGTAAAAAAGTTCTTTAGTCCTTCAAACTTATTTTTCAGTTTATCATGTTCTGATTTTACAGATGTATGTATTTCATGTAGATCATTATATTCTTTTGTTTTAAGAGCAACCATATCATTATATTCTTTTGTTTTATCGTTGTATTCTTTTGTTTTGACCGAAAGTAAGTTAGATAAATCATTTATTTTTGATATATATGTATTCGATACTACTTGAAAATAAGAATTTAAGTTTTTCATAAAAGACATTGATAAATTTTCAAGATAAGATGGATCATAGACTTTATTCTCTGCAAAATTTTCATTTACTTGAATTTCATCACTATTTTTATTTTCTTCTACATCTTCGTTTTCTTCAACGTCTTCATTCTCTTCTACGTCTTCATTCTCTTCTACGTCTTCATTCTCTTCTACGTCTTCATTCTCTTCTACGTCTTCATTTTCTTCCACGCCTTCGGTTTCTTCCACGCCTTCATTTTCTTCCACGTCTTCATTTTCTTCTACATTTTCATTTTCTTCCACGTCTTCAGTTTCTTCCACGTCTTCAGTTTCTTCCACGTCTTCAGTTTCTTCCACGTCTTCAGTTTCTTCCACGTCTTCAGTTTCTTCCACGTCTTCTTCGTTTTCTTCTACTTCTTCGGTTTCTTCGGTTTCTTCTACTTGTTGTAAAGAATCATATAATTCTTGATCATATTTAAATCCATATTTTTTACATATTTCAATTGTTTCGTTGTCTATTTGAATAAATTCATTTTTAACCCATCTTCCGATAACTACTTTTTCATTTTGTGATCTAAAGACCAAAGTTGAATCCGAATGCCATACTGTATCTAGTTCTTTAAGTTTTTTAAGTGCAATTTTACCTTTTGAAGTACTCATTGTTATATAAATAATATAATTCTTTAAACTTATTTTGGAAAAAAATTAATATTTTTTAAATCATCTGGGTGATTTGCAAATTTTATTGCTTTCAAACAAGCAAATTTACCTAACATTAATTCTTCACCGCATAATAAAGATACAATGCTAATTAAATGCCATCTAACATAATCATAAAAATTATTATTTACTAATGTATTTGTAGACTTAGGTTTTTGTAATTTAGATAATTTTTTTAGATACGGCAATGCTTCACGTGGTGTATTATTGTCAATTGAATATCTTAATATATAAACAAATGCATCAACTGGTGGTTCAATACATTCAGTTGCCTTTATGAGATATTTAAAAATAATTTCTTTACTCATTTTACATCTCATTGCACAGTATCCAATTCTAACTAATGTAAATTTATCATCGAACTCATTCATATTTTCTTCGGATGTTTGATAACATTTTAAATTATATTTAAAACCATTTTCAAAATCATCTATACTCATATATGATTGAGCTAAAAAATATAAATTTCTTTTATTATGTTCTGCTTTTAACAGTAATTCTATATCTTTTTTATAACGTTTATCAGTAGATAATGCATATTTATTTCTATCTTGATAAAGATAAAAAATATCAGTTAAATTTATAACATCATTTTTAACGTTTTTAAATCTTTCGTGAACAGGATATTTTATATCGTATCTAAAATTTTTATTATTTCTTACTAATCTAATATCACAATGATCATCTAAATCATTTTTATTTAACCATCTTTGCTTTACTATTCCGTAATTATATTCAGATGGTATTTTGTTGAACATATTTGTTAATTCTTGAACTGATTTTTCCAGTTTAAATTCATCACCAGCATCCATAAGAAGTAAAAAATCAATATGGGTTAAACTATTTGCGTATTCTAATGCATCGTTTCTACTTTCTGGGAATGATTTAAATATTGTTTCCTTTAGATATAATTTCTGATTATTAGATGAACATGTTTTCTTTATTATTTCTATTGTTTTATCTGTGGAACCTGTATCTAGTGCTATTATTGTATTAAAATAGTTCTTAGTTGAATTTATAGTTAATTCAATGCTATTTTCTTCATTCTTAATCATTAATAAAACAGCAACATTTTTATTCATTTCTATTTATTTTGATATTGTTTCCTTTAAATATAATTTTTGATTAATGAAACTAAAAACTAAGTTTTCCATTTTAAAATAAACGGCTGTAAATAAATCTTTAATGATTTAAAACCAAAATAAAAATTATAAAAATGTCTATTGATACAAAACAAATAATTCATATTGCATCAGAGATTGCAGTTATTGGTGGTATTACAGTTTATTTTATGAATAAAACCAATAAACTATCAGAAAAAATAGAAGAATTAGAAGAATTAATTCAACAACAACGAGAAATTATACAACAACATGATAATTTAATTTTAAAATTATTGAATAATGTTAATGCATTAAATTCTCAAAACTTGAATAATATTAAATTTAATAATACTCCAAAAAACAAACTACCTACTAATTTAATGTCTAAAAAACAAGTTGTTATTATGATACCACCTGAACCTGAAAATAAAGTTGAACCTCAACAATTAAAAATCGAGGAAATAATTGAAAATGACAATAATTTACACAATAATTTAGACGATGATTTACATGAGGATTTACATGATGATTTACATGATGAATTAGACGATGAATTAGAAGAAGAATTAAGAGATTTAAATGATGAACAAAATGACACCGTAGAAAATATAATAATAAATGAAAAAGACGAAATACATGATGATGAAAAAATATAAGATAATTTTTATTTCTAACTCATTGTAGTTTTTTTATTCTATGTATTAGAAACGGTTGTATAAATTTTAAACTAATAAAAGTTTAAAATTTATAAGTAAACATTTTATTACAGTCGAATTTTCAAAAAAGCGGACATCTGTCATTGACTTAATATTTAATTTATTCCAAGACCTAAACAATTTCGTATGGTTTCTGTTATTTTTTGTTTATTTAATAAAATATCGTTTATATCTATTTCATGTATTTCTTTCAGTACATCTTCGATATTTTTTACATCTATCTCGATATCTTCATGTATTGTATTTTCTATATTTTCGTCGATGAATTGTTTTTCCTCAACTTCTGGAACTTCTGGAACTTCTGTTTCAGGTGAAATTAAATTCATAGGATATTCTTGATAATCACCTTCAATTAGTTTTTTTAAATGCTCCAAAATTCCAGTAGGAAAATCCGAATTTACATCTCTATACATTTCATTAAATACTTCATAAAATATTGAATCTACAATAACACTATATCCAGATTTAATTATGGCATCAATACAATTTAAAACATTTTTTTTTAATGTATCATCTTCGGTTGAGATTGCTTCGATAAATAAATCCATATTCGTACATTCATCCGTATATTCATCCATATTATATATATTTTCTGTATAATCTGCCATATTATCTTCGAAACGTTTTTTAAATTTTTCACTTTTAATTACATTTAAAAATATACCTATATCAAGAAAATCTTGTTTCATTTCTTCTCCCACTACTTCTTCTCCTCCTACTTCTGTTTCTACTTCTTCACCTTCTCCTACTTCTGTTTCTACTTCTTCACCTTCTCCTACTTCTGTTTCTACTTCTTCACCTTCTCCTACTTCTGTTTCTACTTCTTCACCTTCTCCTACTTTTGTTTCAGCTTCTCCTACTTCTGAAACTTTTGTTTTTATATAAGGTTGCGGTGAAAGTTTTTTAAGTTTATCGTACGAGTTTAATAAATTATTACTAAATTTTTCAATTTCATTTATATCATTATGCATTTGATCTAATTTAGTCTTTTCAAAATATTCTTCACCACAGATATTTTTTATAATTTCTATGATTGAATAATAAATATATGTACTTGATAAAGAATCATCATTTTTATATTCGTCAATAGTTTCTTTAACCATTTCAATATATTCATCCATAGTTTCTTTATCGATTTCAGCTTCGCAATTAGAACCTAATAAAGATTTAATATTTTTTATAAATTCTTTCTCTGCGTCTGCTTTTGTTTTTACTTCTTCTTCCGATTCTTCTCCTTCTCCTTCTTTTTCTAATAATTTTAGTGCATTCTTCACAATTTCATTTTCTTTATCTATTCTTTTAAGTTCTTCTAAATCAATAGAATATTTTTTATGTAAAATTTCATACAAATCTTTTTTAAGATCTTTTCTTGTTTTATATTTATTATTTAGTTCTTCAAAATTCCCCATATTTTTTAATTCTTTTTTAAAATAATATTTAATACTATTTTTGTATGATAATTTCATTATTTCGTTAGGTTTTAATGAAATTATACCTACGTCGTCAAAATCAATAATATATTCACCATCAACATATTCAACCACAATACCTATTATTGTATTATCATCTGTTACATATACAAGTGTACCATTTTCATATATTTCTTCTTCTTTCTTCTTTTCTTTCTTCTTTTCTTTCTTCTTTTCTTCAATAATAGGAGAAGTTGGAGATGTATAATCTTTATAATGTTTAATAATTGCTTTAATATAATCATCTTTCGATGGTTTTTTTGAAGTATTTGTTGTTTTAACTTCAATATTATTTTCTTTTGTAATTTTTTTTAATTCATCTAATGTTTTATGTTCTAAAGATTTTGTAGAATATGTAAACTTACCTATTCTTTTAAGGTCTAATGCTTTTAGAATATAAGACAGTCTTTCATCTTTTTTAGTAACACCATGTAATTTTAAACCATAATGTTTTTCGACTGTTATTAAATCTGTTAATTTTAATTCTTTAATTTTTTTTTTAATTATTTCAAATTCTTTATCTGATATTTTTCTAATTTCTGAAAATGTTTTAAATTTTTCTTTCAGTTCTTTATTATTCATTTTATTATAATCATTATTATTTTTTTATATTTTTAATTTTTTATTTATTAACTTAAAGTTGTCTCTTTTCATAAGTAAATGAAGAATAAAATAATAAAAATTGTGAAAGTTCCATTGGAAGACTACGAAAAATCAAGTTCAGATAAACCGCAAGTTTTTCCAAGAATGCCAAGACTTTATTTAGAGTTACTTGAAAATAAAGTTAAAATTAAACAAGATTTGATTAACAAAGACTATGTTCCAAGTACTATTCAAAATGTTAAAACATTACCTCCTTCACCAACCAAAGATGATAAATACGATGACAAAGATAAATACGATGTCAAAGATAAATACGATGTCAAAGATAAATACGATGTCAAAGATAAATACGATGACAAAGATAAATACGATGACAAAGATAAATACGATGATAAAGATAAATACGACAAATACGATGATAAAGATAAATACAATGACAAATACGATAAAGATAAATATGATGACAAATACGATAAAGATAAATATGATGACAAATACGATAAAGATAAATATGATGACAAATATGATAAAGATAAATATGATGACAAATATGATAAAGATAAATATGATGACAAATATGATAAAGATAAATATGATGACAAATATGATAAAAGTAAGTATGATAATGATAAATATTTAGATGAATATGTAAAATCATCATCAAAAGACGACGATAAAAAAGTATCTCCTTCAAGTAATATATCAGATCGTTTACAAGAATTATTAAAAGAAGAAACAACAAATGATAGATCTACACATGAAGATAAATATACTAGACACAAAAATTTAAATTATAGAAGTGTTGAACAGTACAAAAGGAGTTTAGATCATGATTCTAATTTACCACCAACTTTATCCGAATTAGAAAAACAAGGCGGTGTTATAAGAAAGAAAGAATTAAGAGATATAAACAGTATAACACATGAAGAACAATACGATGAAGATGCAAAAAGAGAAATTATGTTTAAGATGGATTTACTGAAAAAATCATATCCAGGTTCTCAAATACCTGAATATAGTATACATTCTGACTATAATTCAATGAAGAGAACTTATGAATCAACTGTTCGTCGTTTATCATTAGATTCAGCAGTAGAAAATTATAAAACTTATCTTATCGGAGGTTTTATGGTATGTGAATTTGTTTTTGGAAGTTATCTTGGTTTTGATATGGCTGGATTTACTCAACAACAAATATTATCGATGAATTCATATGAAGTTTTATTAATAGAATTAGGAGAAAAGTCATATTTACCAGGTGGTTCTAAATGGCCAGTTGAAATAAGATTATTGTTTATGATTTTATGTAATGCAGGATTATTTATAGTAAGTAAAATGATAATGAAACAAACAGGTAGTAATTTACTTGGTTTAATAAATAATATGAATCGATCTTCAACTGGAAATACGTCGAGTAATCAAAACAATGCGTCTAAAAGAAAAATGAAAGAACCAAATATTAATTTTAATGATCTTCCAGAAATTCCTTCGCAATGATAAAAATTATTAAATAAAAAAATGATTTTAAAAATATAAAATCTATATAATATATAGAATAGTCAATATGACAAAGTTTCAAATAGTCTCAGATTTACATATCGAGTATAAAAACGACGAAATACCAAACCCATTAACATTAATAACCCCATCATCAGATGTATTAATTCTTGCAGGAGATATAGGTTCATTATATAAATATGAACAAATAGAAGGATTTTTAAAGAAATTATGCATACATTTTAAAACTGTATTATATATACCAGGTAATCACGAATTTTATATAGTTCCAAATAGTTTATATAAACCTTTACCCTTTTCCGAATTAGTGAATAGATTATTCATGCTAGAAAAAAGCATCGATAATTTATTTATTCTTAATCAATCAAGTGTTATTATAAATAATATTTGTATAACAGGTTGTACATTATGGTCAAAAGCAGAAGTAAATATTCCGCATTTTATCGTTCGTATAAATGGTATGACAAATCAATTATACGAACAAAAATATTTAAATGATTTAAAATATATAGAGAAAATGATTAATTATTGTAAATCCAATAAATTACAAATGGTGGTTGTAAGTCATCATTGTCCTTCGTATAGCGTTCTAAGTGAAAGAAGAGCAAACGATAAATATGTTTCTTTATATGTTTCGAAACTTGACCATTTACTTACTTCAAATAATGTTCATACATGGGTAGCAGGACATACTCATAGAAATTTTGATTTTATAACAAACGGAGGTACAAGATTAGTAAGTAATCAAAAAGGTAAACCACGAGATAACGTACGTGATTTTTCTAAATCTTTTGTTATTCAAGTAGAACCCATAAATTATGAATTTACACAGAATATTATCATAAGAAATCATAGTGATAAATACGTATGTGTATAATATTTTTATTTATTAAATAAATAAAAATATAGTCAAGTTTCCAAGAAATATTCCATTTTACTTTTGTAGTTATTTTTTCGAGAAATTATCCCTAACCCATTTTTTATCTATGTTAAATTTATTTGATAAATTTGGTGTTTTTATACTTTCTGAATCTAATTTTTTTAATAAATCACTAACTCCGTAAACAATTACTAAATTACCGAGTGATTCATGTCTTTTATCGTCATCATTATAAATATCATAACCATATTTATCTAATAAATCAATATTTTTAATTTGTTGTTTTGGTATTACCGATTCAACGACTTGGTTTTTTGGTTGTGTGTAAACCATTTCGGGTTGTTTATAATAAACATTTTCAGGAATAGTTTCAGGTTGTCTATAAACAGTTTCAGGTTGTCTGTAAACAGTTTCAGGTTGTCTGTAAACAGTTTCAGGTTGTCTGTAAACAGTTTCAGGTTGTTTATAGTAAACTGCTTCATTATATTGTTTCGGTTGATTTTCAACTTTCTTTACAAGTTTTTCCATTTTCTTGACTAAATTATCTATTTTTGTTATTGATTCAATATTTGAAATATTTTTTGAAGATATATTAACTTTTTTAACTGATTTTTTTTTGTTATTCTTAATATCAATAATAGATTCTTTCTTTTTATCGTTAATAGATTCTTTCTTTTTATCATTAATAGATGCTTTCTTTTTAATATCATCAGTTGATTGTACCTTCTTTTTAGATACTTTCTTTTTACCATCAATAGATTTTTTATTATTTTTTATAGATTTCTTTGACATTTTTATATTAAAAACAATTTTTTAATATAATAATTTTTTATTCCTCAATAAAAATTATTTCATGTATAAAACTTTTTCTTAATTTTTCTAAATTAATTTTTATATTATTCTTAATTATAAAATTTTCTAATTCATTAAAATCTGGAGAACCGCAATACAAGATATTTTTTATTTCATGTCTCTCGTAGTTTGTAAATAAATCACGAGTTCTCTTATGATTCAGTATTGTTATATCAATCGTTTCATTTCTTGCTATTTCATCTATTGACTTATATTTTGTTATATATTTAAACGATGTTTCACATCCAACTTTCGGAATATTTTTATTGTAATCACATCCACACATTATACATAAATCCAGAAATTGTTCTTGTGTTAAGTTTAATGATTCTAATACATTTTTATGAAATATTCTCACACATGTATCTGTCTTTGTATCTATTTTAGATAAAAAAATTGGAGAACCATAGGCAAGAACATCTGTATCTTCTGTTAATACAGCATCGACAATATTTCTTTTACATAAATCAGCACACATGCATTCTGCTTCAAGTGGAGCAATATAATATGGAACTTTCAATATATCAAAAAGTTCTCTTGTTTTTTCAAAATCGTCTTTGGATATTCGTATATTATAATTTTTCATCTTTTCTATTTTATCTTTTACTATATCCATATTTATAGATGTTTGCGGTCTTTTTTTAGATAATAATCTTTGTATTGGAACTGATTTTTTTATTAATTTATCGTGTAATTCTATTAAATTAGGTTCAACTTCTCCTGTTTTATAATATTTATCTAATGCATTATCTAATTCTAATACTCGTTGTTCTGTTTTCTCTCTTGATTTTATTCTTTCTTCTTTTTCATTAGATTTTTCGTTTGGAGAACCATTATCAAATATAAAAACACAATGTATATCATTTTTTCTTAAAGATTGAACTAAGTTAACAAAAGATGATAACCAATTATCACCACATATAGCTTTAAATTTACATAAGAATAACGATACATCTATTGCAACCTTTTTAAACGCATATTCAGATAAATGAATTTCTTCGAACACATGAGGGCATTTTTTTCTTAATAAGTTATTTAAATTCTTAATACCCATTTTCTATATTTTAAAGTTTTCATTTGTTTAAAATCATTTTTTTCTTTCTTTTTATACTTTTACTTTTCTTTCTTTTTATACTTTTATTTTTCTTTTTTTTACTTTTTCTTCTTTTACCATCAGATATTAAACAACATAATTCATCATCGACGCTTTCATCATCCGTACTATCTTTGTCCTCTTGATAAATATTAAATTTAGAAAATAATTCAATAATAAATTTATTTTTTTTAAAATACGGATTAAATGTTATTTTATTTTTTTTACTAATCCTAGTATCTTTATCATAATAATTATTATAATTAACTTTTAAATATACGATTCGTGTAAATAAAATATATAAACATAAATGAACCAATGGTAAAGTAATTTCTGTAAAAAAATTATGAGTATTATCTATTTTTATTCTTAAAAGTTCACGAATGCTTATTGTTTCATTTTCCATATTTAATTTACCGTAATCCAAATCATTAAGTTTTTTTACTTCAAATGTAAAGAAAAGTTTAAAAAACTCATTTTTTAAATAATAAAAAAATAAATTAAAAAACAGTTTTAAAGATTTTTTTAAATTATCTTCTTCATATAAAATATTATAAACGTTAATTATTTGTTCAATATCTAATTTAGATAGATAATATGATTGTAAATATATAGGACAACTATAAAATACTTGTATTAGAATAATTATTTTATATATTAAGTTTTTATTATCTAAAGTTAATGTTGAGCTTTTAATTATGTCATCAATAGATAATAAACATTTTTCAAAATCAATCATTTTTACATCTACATCTTCATCTTTTTCTTTAACAACGAAATTTCTAAATTTAACATCAAGACAATATATTTTATTAGCGATAGATTTATCAATTAAATCAAAAATTTGATCTATTGCTTTTTCTTTTTTTGTAAGACTAAAAGTTATATCGAAAAAAGAAATTACTGAGCCTTTCTCATAATATTCTATTATTATATATTTATTATTATAAGATGATACTTGTTCTTTTAGAGGATAATAAATTTTAACTCCTATATTCATTTCACTTAATTCATAGTATTTAGTTATTTCTTTTCTATAATCTTCTATTTTTAATTTTTCAGATAATGAATGTCTCAATACGTAATTTTGTCCTTCTTTATCAGTTATATAAAAAATAATATTTCCACCTCCATGAGTATATTTAGGTTTATTAGTTTTTTCATCAAAAACAATATTTAATATTTGTCCGAAATTTTTTCCGAGTTTATTCAAATCTATTTCTTTATCTACTTTCAAAATTTTAAATTTTATTTCATTACTTCCTTTATCATAAAATACATCACTTACTTTATCGTCCATTTATATTAAATAAAACATTTTTTATATTATATAAATAATATAAAATTTAAAAATTTATGCATTTATTTATTCCTTCTTAACTACTTTCTTAACTACTTTCTTAACTACTGTCTTCTTTGGAACTTCCTTAATCGTTTCTTCTACTGGAATTGTTAATTCATCTTCTTCCTTATTTTCATCATCTATTAAACTTCCAACATCATCGTTATCGTCATCCAATTGTAAAGGAACTGGTCTTGATTCAGTATGTGTTACAACCTTTGTATCGGCTTTTGGTCTTTGTAATAAAAGACGCTTCATTCCAGAAGAAACAACCTTTACTTCTGCTTCATATAACTTTACTTGTAAAGATATCTTGTTTCCAATGAAAATCGATTCAAACTTAATCGCTGCTGTTACATAACATCCCTTACCTAGTAAATCGAGTGCATTAATTTGTTCTCCTGAATCTTCATCAAAGAAGACTGATATAATCTTGTTTCCATCAGTCTTATCCTTCTTTACAATTAACTTAGCGTATAAAGTAGGTGATGCTCCTTCTACTATCTTACCCTTATCACGTTTATAATAAATTGGATTAAGTTTCTTTAAATCTGCCTTTTCCAATTCATATTGTCCTAACTCTTCCTTATTTTCAAGTAAATATTCTTTACACTTCTCAACGATATTAGTAAATGTTTCTACAAATGCTTTTTCTTCTTTTGTAGCACCGTTTTTATTATGTAAAACCAATGGAAGTACATAACCATTCACCTTTCCAGTATCCATATTGGTGTTTTCACTAACACCATAAGAATATAATCTTTCAGTTGGAACAATTAACTCACCAACAGAACCATCGTCATTTAAAGTTGAAATATTTATTCTCTTATAAGTAATTGCAGGTTTGCTATCTGGGATACTGCCTTCAACAGGTTCCGAGAATATCATTTTTGATGTATCATAGCTATTAGCCGAAATTAATACAGTATTGCTCATGTTTTATTATAATCTGATATAATCTTTAAATTGAAAAAATCAAATTCAATTTTTTTTTTTCTTTCTTTTTAATAAATGTTAGAAATAATAATTGGAATTTTACTTCTTATAATAATAATTATGTCTTATTACATATATAATTCAATGATAAGATTGAAAGAATTAAATAATAAATTAGATGAAAAAAATAATGATAAATTAACAGATAATGAACGAAGTTTAATGAAACGTATAATAGATGATTTACATACAGAATCAAATCAAAAATCAACAGAAATCCAAAATTTGATGAAACGTATAGATGATTTAAATATAGAATCAAATCAAAAATCAATAGATATCCAAAATTTGATGAAACGTATAGATGATTTAAATATAGAATCAAATCAAAAATCAAATCAAAAGTCAACAGAAATCCAAAATTTGATGAAACGTATAGATGATTTAAATATAGAATCAAATCAAAAATCAACAGAAATCAATAACTTAACGAGAATAGCTATTGAGTTAAAAAATCTTGCACGTCCGCAATTTGCAACTTTGTAAAATTCCGACGTTCACAAATGCTTTCACGAAAAAATTCATAAACTTTTTAAAGGTTAAACCTTTAAAAAATTAAAATATCCATTTATTTCACTATTCTATACATAACATAACCATTTTTACGTGTAACCTTTATTATATCCCCTCTTTCATATCCATAAAATCGACTTATTGGGTCATTTTTTAATATGATAGGTATATTATCACTGTATTTCTTCTTAAAATTAACACAACCAACTGTACTTCTCTTATAAGCAATTTCATGTTTTGGAACTAAATAATGTTTCGTTATATTGTATTGCAATTCTTCTTCTGTAAATAATTCAATTACCATATCTTTTAATTCTTCTACTATTTTCTTCGCAACTGGTGTAGCATTATCACGATATACTATTATACAATGCCATACATCCATTTTCTTCATCATTGAAATATATTCTTGTATACTTTCTACATTAAATTTAGAAGCATTGGTTAAGAATACACATATCTGTTCTTCTATCCCAGTTGAACGATTTTTTCTTGTTGCTAAAATTCTTTCATCATCTTGATCGATTATAACATAACCTCTTTGTTTTATCATTTCAACACATGTTTCATATGCTTTCTCCATAACGTAAATTTTTTAGAAAATAATTATTTAATATCAATTTTTTCTTTTTTCTTTATTATATATAAAGAAGATGTCTTTAACTTTGAATAATTTTATTCTTCCTAAACACGATAAACATATAGAAAAAACTGATTTTGTTGGTTCTGCTTATTTTAATGTTATAGTTATGTATTTTCTTTCTCATAAACATGATGATGCATGTGTTATATTATCTGAACCTTACGAAATAGATGAAAATAAAAATATACATTGGTTTGATGGTAAAGACGATGATGAACACGAACATGATGATGCATGTGTTTTATTGCCTAAAAAATTACATCATATACCCGATAGACAAAGAGATGTATCATTAAGATGGGTTGAGAATAAAAAAGGTGGATTTATATCTGTACCAAAACCTGAACGTAAATTTTGGAACAATTTTACAAAATGTAAAAGTAAACGTTTTGTTGTATTACCTTTCGGATATGATTGTGTCGACAGTGGGCACGCGAATTGGTTATTATATGACAAAAAAACTAAAAGTTTAGAAAGATTTGAATCTTACGGAAAAATAAACGATAAAAAATGTTTAAATCCACCTAAACTCGATAAATTAATTGAAAAACTATTTAAAGAAAATCTAGGAAGTGATTTTATAAAAAAATATTACGAACCTCTCGCTTATTCTCCTAATAGAAATTTTCAAACTATACAAGAAGATGAAGGTGAAAAATTAGAAATATCAGGTTTCTGTTCAGTGTGGAGTTGTTTTTGGATTGATATGAGATTATCTAATCCAGATATTGATAGAGAAGAATTATTAACGATGGCTTTAAAAGAATTGAGAAAAATTAAAAAACAAAAAGGTATTTCATTTACACAGTTTATTAGAAATTATAGTGGATTAATTGTTGATGTAAGCAATGAGATTAAAAATATGTATTCTTAAATTATTTTTCTAATTTAAGAATATTTTATACTGTGCTTTTAACTTGTTGTGCAAATTCAAGTGATTTATTAGTATCTATACATCTATCTTTTTCGAGTCTTACATTAGTAAACATAATAATTTTAGGATTTATTCCACTCGAACCTTTCTTTTCATATATTTCCTCTAAAATTTCAATTGTTTTTATTGGATTTGGATTTAATTTATTATAACTTGGATCACTTGGATTATAAAAATATTTAGATGGATCATACTTATTTGTTATATTTGTTTGTATATTTTTAGTATTGAAAATATATTTATCATCTGCTTGTTTATTAATAAAATAAATTAAATGATTTAATGATTCATTAATATAAAATCCTTCTTTTATTAAATCTTTTATATGTTGTAGTTTTTCTTTAATTTCATTTTTGTTAATATCTAAATATCTTTTCTTTTCTTTATCATTTTTAAATGTTTTTAAAGATGTTTCACCTATAACTTTTAAATTTGAAACATATGTATTATTTATATTTATATTTATATCTTTGAAATTTGAATAAAAAGTTCCTGGAAAATTTCCAGTTTTTTCAAAAGTAAAATATTTATCAAAAATTTCTTTTGGTGTTTCTCTACCTGCACAATCAATAACTGTAAAATAAGAAAAAGTATCATCTTTACTTATTTTAAATGTTATATAAAGATGAGAACGACTTGATTCTTTATTATTCGGTGTTTCTTTTATTCTTTTATTTTCAATTCGTGTTGTAGTTATATTTTTAACTAATTCGTTAATATCCATTTCTTTTTTAATATCATCCCCAGATAATGGACTTTCTTTTTTAATATCATATATTTCCCCAGATAATGGACTTTCTTTATATAAGTCTTCACCAGTTACAACAAACGTATTAACATATTCTTCTTTTATCGAATCAATAGTTATTTTAAATCTATCAGATTTTAAAGTATTAATTATATGTTGAACAACACCCATAGTTTCATCTTTACCAAATAATGTATATGATTTTCCCGCACCTGAAATACCATAAGAAAATAATAGTGATGACACACCACTTTTTAAAAGATTAATAATATCTTTAACTTCACCGTCTTTTAATAAATCTTCATTCGAAATTGAATCGTATATATGTTTAAAAGGTCCAAAAGTTTGCGTTCCATCACATGTTGTAGTTATTTTTGTTTTTTCATCATTTATCGTATAACCTATGTTTTTTTCACGTGTTTCTTTTAATCTTATAAAAGTTCTTACTTTGCCTTTATTTTCAAGTATTTTTGATAATATATTTTTTAATATTTTTATATAATCTTTTAAAATATCGATATCGGTTTGAGAATTATATTTTTTTATTACATCATTAAAGTTATTAATATCTTTATCATCTATATATTTTTTTAAAGTATTGGTATCAGAATCATATTTTTTTATTAAATCATTAAAGTTATCATCTTTATTAGGGTCTTTCCATGTTAAATTAATTACGTCTATTATTAAATTTTTAATTACCTGAATTTCATTTTCATTTTCATTATTAAGATTTAATAATTGATCTATATAATATTGCATAATCAGAAAACTTTCTAATGGTTCTTTTATATATTCAAATTTTTCAGTTTGTTCATATACTATTTTATCTGGATATTTTATACCTTTAATTTTTTCTTTATTTTTATTTAACATTTCACCGTAATAATTGATTATATCCATACATTTGTCAAAACTCATTTATTTATTATAATAAATTTTTATATTAAAAAAATATAAAATAATAATTTATCTTCTTTTCGGAGATTTTCTTTTCGGAGATTTTCTTTTACTTCTTTTTCCATCACCACGTGATGATGGAATGTTTCTTCTTCCATCTGTTTCTTTTTTAACTATTTTTATACCAGCGTTTTCACTCCTGTTAATAATGTTTGTTACTAATTTAGTATATTCCTGTAATAATTTATTATATTCCTGTAATAATTTATTATATTTTTCATTATTTGATTTTTCACTAATTTCTTTTTCACTAATTTCTTTTTCACTAATTTTTTTTTCACTTTCTAAAATTTTTATTTTAGCTTGTAATGTATCAATAAAGTTAAAGACATATTCAATTTGTGCTTCACCTTCCGAAAAATCTATATCTGATGGCATTTTTATATAATGAACAATATTTTATTTTTTTATTTTTTCATACAATTCCGAAATTTTTGTCATTGTTTTTTTACAATCTTCATACTCAAATTTAGGTTTTTTAATAACGTCTGTAATTCCATACTCCTTAACTTTTTCTTTTAATTTTTTATATATTAAATCACATTCAACGTCTTTTTTATCATCTTTTTTTTCATCATCATCTCCATATATCAACATATATTCTTGCGGACTCATTCTTTTTTTGTTCATTCCTTTTTATTTAATAACTTTTTTTCTTTTAATATTTTTTTTAAATCTACTTTTTTTTCTTCAACACCTTCATTTTCCGATCCAGATTCTGAATCAACCGATTCATTTTCGGTATCATCTTCAGATACTAAATCTTCTTCATCTAAATCTTCATCATCAATAAAATCTTCAATTTGACCATATCCTAGTATATCAAATGTTTTACAAATTTTAGTTTCATTTCCATCCTTTTTATTAAAATCTAAATCAATCTTTTTAAGAATACCATCAAACTTTCTATGAAAAGATGTATGATTCAAATCAAGTTTAGACATTTCTTTTGCAGTTTGTGCAGAGACAGGATGTTCTAATTCCAAATCAAATGTACTTAAATCATCTAAAATATACCAATCAACCTTTTCCAATTGTTTTTGTAAATGTTGTAAATTTTCTTCATTGCCTTCCACTCTAATGAAATATAACCAACTTTCATTTTCTTCACCAGAAGTTTCCATAAGAGTAGCATATAAACCATCAGTTTTTTTAGATGGAATATAACCGAGTTTATCTTGAATAGATGTCATTTTATTCATAAAACATATTTTTTTAAATAACATCATTCTTCATTTACATCTTCTTCATCATTCACATCTTCAATAGATAGTAAAGTCATATTTTCTGAATTAATGTATGGATTTTTATTAAAAAGATTGAATGAATTATGAGTTAAAAAAGAATTATATAGTTGAATATCTACAGGCAATAATTTAATTCGTCCAGCATGGATTGTTAAATAATTTGCATTGTATAATATATTTATAATATACTGTTCAATAAAATATTGGAGAACAATAAATACCCCTTTACATATTTTAATATTCGTATCATCTTCTAAATTATTTTTCAGTAAATATCTAACTAACTTTTCAAATTGTGATTTTGCTAAAACTAATGAATCACTATTTTTTTGTTGTTTCTTAATGTTTTTAAGAGCGATTGTTCCATATCTATATTTATGTGTATCTTTTTTAGAAGTAATTTTCTTTTTGTTTAACAAAGAAGAATGTATAAAAGGAACAACTCCTCCACCTAAAAAACTTACATTTAACTTTTTAAATAATACATTTAATTCGATATCATTTCTAACTGCTAATTCTAAATCCCTAATAGTAAGTCTTATACGTTTATGCTGTTTACATATACCGATACTTATATCTAAAATTTCGTATGTAATAAATTCTAAAACAGCCGCAAGATAAATAGGAGATAAATTTGAAACCATCAACTTAGAGTTTCTTAAAAATTTTTCAACTATGGATGGAGAAAATATAATATTAGCGCGATTTTGTCTACTACCTTTAATATTATCTTGTGATACATACATTTCTGATGCTTTTCTACCCTCTTTAATACAACAATTTAATAATTCTCCGAATAAAATAATTTTTAATGCATTTTCAATTTCTTTATTTGAAATTGTTTTCTTTTTTGCAAGAGAAGTTAATTCTGATACAGTAAATGCTATTTTTTTAATGAGAATGCATAAAAAACTATTTAATTGTTGCTTTGCATTAGAAGTAATACCATTATTAGGAGCAATTTGTTTTAAAACTTTAGAAATATAAGTTTCAAAGAAATGATTTTTCTTTTTAATAATTTTCTGTTGTTCATCCATTTTGAAATTATTTTATAATCTTTTAAATGCTTATTTTTTACAATTTAAAGCATATATATTCTGAATATAAAATGGAAATAACTAAACCATCAATTACTCGATTATCTAGACGTGCAGGAGTCAAAAGTTTATCTGATGAATGTCATGATACAATTAGAAAAATAATTGAAACAAAATTAGATGAAATACTTAAAACAGTTATAACAGTTAATTCCGAACACAACACAAAAACGATAATGACGGCGGATGTTTATGAAGCATTACATTTATTAAATCATAATATTACTACATCTAATGATTTGAATTCGTAAGTTTTTATAAAGTTAAAGGATTTTCTTTTCTTCTTCCTTTCTTTTAAAGTTTAGAAACAAAAATCTTTTTCTAAATACAAATTTAATTTTAAAATTATTTCATTTATAAAGTTAAAGGATTTTCTTTTCTTCTTTCTTTTAAAGTTTAGAAACAAAAATCTTTTTCTAAATACAAATTTAATTTTAAAATTATTTCATTTATAAAATTAAAGGATTTTCTTTTTCTTCTTCTTTCTTTTATAAATTTAGAAACAAAAATCATACAAATTTAATTTTATTTACAAAGTTAAAGCTAAATACTTTAATAATTACTAGGTGGTACACTTGGCGTAGCACCTACATAATCTCTATTAATTGTTTGCTGTTGTAAAGCATACATACGTTTTAATTCAGACATATTAGGTTGTCTACCAGTTTTCTTAAATTTATCATAAATACAATCAACATAATCAGGACTTGTATCTTCACATGCTCCTAAATTTTCACCTTGTTCTGTTAAAACAGTTCTCATTGCTTGTTGTCCCTTTGTTTTCTTCGTCTTCTTTGAAGGTGTTTCATAATAACCTTCCGAAACTTGTCCAGAACCACCATTACTTGTAGCAGTATCAACACTTGAAGATAAAGCATTTTGATTACCTAAAGCACCATCTAACAAAGTGTTATTAATATCAGGAGATACTTGAAACCATGCACCTCTATCAGGTAGAATAGGTAAATCACCTCTAATATAATCAGCTTGACCTCTACGTCTTCCACCAATCTTAGTAGAAGTAAAACCGACACTTCCAATAGTTCTATCATAAATATATTTGTTATCTTCACCAACCGCTAAATCAGTCATATCAGATACAGGTAATCCAACATTACCAGTTTTTTCATCATAAACAGGGATTTGATCTGGGTTATTAGTATATTCATTTACATTAATATAATCACTAGGTACATAATTTTCTTGAATCATTTGTCCATAACTTAAAGGAGAAACATTTTCATTCTCATTAAATTTAGGATAATTAGTATATGAAATAGTAGGATTAGTATTAGACATACCAGATGTTGGTTGGTAGAATTCATGATTATATTTCATATTTTGTTTACCGCAATCAACATCAACCTTAATTACATTTTCGATTTCATCATCATCGTCATTGAAACTAGTGGCTGTTAAATAACCGATAGCACCAAGTCCAAGAAGAATTAATATTTTTTCATCCATTTTATTTATTGTATAGAAAGAAAATAAAGAAAAAAATAATAAATTAATTTTGTATGTATGTTAGTAATTTTACATACAAAATTATATATATTTTTATATTATTTTCTACGAAATTTAGAACTAAATGTTCCCCCCTTTTTCTTGTGATTCGTAACTAAGTTTAGCCTGTTCTTCCTCTATATGCCAACCATTTACTATAGCAGTTACCCAAGCATTTAAAAAATCACCTTCATCCATATACTTATTAAATTTTTCTTCTTCTGTTTCTTTTTTTGTTTCTTGTATTACTTTTGGAGTAAAATTTGTTCCTTGTATAATTTGTACATTTGTTAATCCGTTTTCTTTTAATAATGATTCTATATTTTTTTTTGTTCTTCGAAGTCTTCTATATTTTGTAAAATTATGCTTTTTATAAATTTATTTGGCATAGGTTGTGGCATTTTTATAATACTTCCATACTCTCCATATAAAACAAAATCTCCGTATGTTTCTTTTAATAATTCATTCAAAATATCTTTATTTAATTCATAGTGAAGTGTTATATATTTATTACAATAAACATTAGGATCCCATATATTAGATGTAAAATAATTTACATGTGTTCTTAACAAATTTGATGTGTTAATAACTAAATTAATTTCATGATGAAAATCATCGTATAAATTATCATTAATTAATTTTTCTTTTAGAGATTCATCATATATTTCAGCTTTACTTATTTTAATTGTTGCTTCGTATTCTAATTTACTTTGAAAGTATTGAAATAGTTTCAAAGTAAGTTTTTTGTGTTTATTATCAATATCTCTACCACTTGGAAATAAGTATCCTTTTTTAATAATAGAATCTAACACTGTAAAATTTTCTTTAAAAGAACCTTTAGCATTATTAAGACCGTGATATAAAACTATTTTCTCTTCGTATAATGGATTTTTAAATACAGAACCATCATTTCTTTTTATCTCTTGATTTTCTCTTGATTTTCTCTTGATTTTCTTTTCATCTTCTTTTTATCTTTTGATTTCGATTTCTTTTTCTTTTTCAAAGATTTTCTTTTCATTTATATAATATTACATAAAAAAAAATTTATTTATATTTATTTATTGTATTTATATTTGCAATTGAATTTAATATTATTTTGGTATCTATATTTAAAATTTGTTTATTCAAATCATAATTCAAATCTATTTTACAATTTTGTATTTCATCATATATTATTTTTATTTCTAATATACGTTTCATATATTCTAAATCATATTTTTCATATTCATTTAAAATCTTTATTAAATTATCTTTTTCGTAAAATATATTTTCATTATATGATGTTTCTTTTGTATACAATTTATTTGAATCAAAATCACAATCTAAATCAATTTTTATATTATCTATAATGTTTTTTAATACGTCTTTAATAATTTTTTTATAATTCTTATTATTATCGTAAGATAATAAATCATTTCCAATTAAATTTAATCTTTGAATATTATTTAAACACTTACATACATTATTTTCTTTATAAAGTTTTAAACTATTTATTGTTTTTATAAAAGAATTTATTTTTTCATCTTCATTTGAAAATATAAAATTAAATATTTGTTCTCCATCACTTTTATCCATACAAGATATAAAATTACTTTTCTTTTTTATAATAGGGAAATCGTATTTCATTTTGTTTATTAAATAATTATATAAATGCATTGGATTAAAATTTTCTAATTCATATTTATTATTGTACAATAAATTAGAATATTTTTTAGCATTTCGTAAAAAGGATTTTAAATCTTTACAATTATAAAATGGTTTATCTCTGTATTTTGAATTTGAAATAAAATTTATTATTTTTAATACATCATTAAATTCATTTTTATTCAGATTTTGTTCAGTTATTATAGAAAATACGGATGTTAGTAATAAAGAAATAATATCTTGACATGTACTAAATTTAAACATATTAACAAAACCATGATGTTCATAGTCATATACTACATGCGATTTTCCATAATCTATAATAATAGGGATTATTTTTGTTCTTACAGAATATACAACATTATTTATACTATAATCAACATCAATTTCTTTATCTAATCTTTGTAATATAATATTCCATGTAGTTAAATCATAATGAACGAAACAATATTCATTTTGAGCAACAGATAAAGATAAACAAATTTGCAATAATATAAATATATATTCCTTTATATCAAATTTATCACTTTTTATATAATCAAATAATTTTTCACCTTCTATATATTCCATTATTATTTTATTATTATTTATACCGAAAACATAAGAAAAATTAGGAATCTTTTTTAATAATTTATTAATACATGATAATCCAACAAATGTCTCATGTATGTTTTCTTTTTTTTTCTTTTCATTTAAAGATGATTTCATTATAAAATTAAAATGATTTATCTTATATTTTTCAATCTCAACTGAATTGTTTTTAAATAAATGCTCTTTTAATATTAAAATATCATTTACATTATGTTTATCGTTAAAATAATTAATCACAAATTGTATTCCTTCTAATAAACCATGACATCTACCAATATTTGGTATAGATTTAATAAGATTTTTATCTGTTTTTGGATGCACATTCATAATTTTAGATATAATATCTTCTTCTTCTTGTAATTGTAATGTAAGTAAAGGAGTTTTATGATATTGATATGTTCCTGTTTGTTTCTTTATATCAAAAAATAATTTTTGAATATAATCTAATATACCATCTTTTTGTAAGTATGTTTCGTAAAATTTACGTGCGTTTATAGATATTTGTTTACATTTATCATCGTTATTTTTACACCATTTAATTTGGTCGTATATATCAGATAAATCTTTTTTAATTGGAATATAGTGTACGTATGGTTTTAATAGATGAGAATACCATATTTTCCATTCTGATTTAACCAATAATATAACTGAATTCATTGACAATTCAGATGATAAACGAAATGCGGATACATGACCATCAATATGTATTATATATTTATATTTACATTGTTCTTCAAATGTTAAAGACGGAATTAATGAAAATGGAAGTTTATTTATATCTATTACTTTTAATTCTGATTCATTCATTAATTTTTTGACCCTTAAATTCCATTTTGTTATTCCTGCATCCAAATAAGGTAAATTATCATCATTATCTATTTTCTTTAAATAAGAAAGATATGCTATTTTCAAACGCTGATTTGTTTCAATAGTTATTCCTTTACCTGTCGAACTTCCTCTAAAAACAGCAATATTTCTTTTATCTTCCCACTGTGTATTATTGTTATCGATATCACAACCTCTATATGATTTACAAAACCATTTATTTTCTTTCGATTGAATTCTTGCCCAGTCTTCGTGTGTTGGTATTAAAACATCTGCAAAATTATTTGTTTTAGACATAGATAATATAGGAATATATTTATCATATTTGTGAGATACTAAAGAATGATTACATGAATCCCATAAATCATAATAAGGTTCACAATAATTATTAGTTATAATAGGAAAATCTCTCCTATTTAAAAATAATTCAATATCAGGTAATATTCGTTTATTACATAATTCATCTAGCATGTTTTTTATGTTTGAAACATTAGTATCTCCTTCATGTATAGGAAACTCATATCTAATAAGACAGTTATTAGCATACCATGTATTTTTGAAATTATTTATACTCTTTTCGTTAAAAACATGACCTTCATTTTCAGAGACGTATTTAAAAATATTAATATCAACTTTAGATATATTATTACTCCATTCATTTATAAAATTAGCATTTGAAAAAGGTAGGAACACTTTTAATTTGTTATTTAAAATTTTAATAAAAATACCTTTCTTAAACTTATTAAAAATATATCTGAATGTATTTAATACAGCCGTTGTTTCCAAATTGTGATAACCCTTCCATATTTGAAAATTATAATCGAAAAATTTATTATCCTTTAAATCAATATTTTTATCTTTTTCTCCATTTACATCTAATTTATAATCAATAAATTGTTCTTCATCACCTGCTGTAAAATGCGTTTGATTAAAATTTTTATATCTTGAATTAGTTTGTATTTTTTCTTTTGAAGCTATAATACATTCGTCTTTTGAATTATAATAATCAGGTTTTATTTGAAAACTAAATGTTGTAGTCATCGTATTATATATTCTACATTCTCTTAAATTTAAATATAAAATAAAATTATTTTATATTTAAATAAATGAAATTAAAAACTTTTATTAAATGGATGGGAAATAAATCAAAACATTTACGACATATAATACCTCATATACCTAAAGAATATAACACTTATTATGAACCGTTTGTTGGTAGTGGATCTTTATTTCTTCATTTAGAACCAAAAAAATGGGTAATAAATGATTTAAATAAAGATTTAATAAACTCTTGGAATTCAGTCAAAGATGAACCAAATGAAATTATAAATATCTTTAAAGAATTTGGAAAAAAATTTAAACCAATGTCAAAAGAAAGAAAAATAAAATATTGTAGAAATATAACATCAATTATAGATAACTTACAATATGATGTTGCAAGAGCAAGTATTTATATGTTAATGAAATATTGTGTATATATGGGGAATATTATAGTTAAAAATAAATTTTATTTCACTGGTTTAGATTTACATATATCTATTCAAAATAGATGTTTTTTTTTAGAAACAAATAATTATAATAATTTGAATAGAGTTAGCGACTATTTAAATAATTCAAATGGTATAATATTAAATAAAGATTATAAAGAAATATTAAAAAAGACGAAAAAAGGGGATTTTGTTTTTTTAGATCCTCCATATATAGAAGAACATGAATATCAATTTAATTATAATAAAGAAGAAAAACTAGATAATAAATTTATTATAGAATTATATAATGAGGTAAAAAAATTAGATAAAAAAGGTGTTAAATGGATGATGACACAAGCTGAAACAAAAGATATAAAAAAATTTGAAGTATATAGACATATTTCAAAAAGCTATGTAAATGAATTAATAATAAAAAACTACTAATATATATTTTAATTAAAATATATATTATTTATTTATAAATAAAATGAAGTTAAAAACTTTTATTAGATGGATGGGAAATAAATCCAAACATTTACGACATATAATACCTCATATACCTAAAGAATATAATACTTATTATGAACCATTTGTTGGTAGTGGAGCTTTATTTCTTCATTTACAACCAGAAAAATGGGTAATAAATGATTTAAATAAAGATTTAATAAATTGTTGGAAATCGGTACGCGATGAACCAGAAATGATAATAGATATATTTAAAGAATTCGGAAAAAAATTTAAACCAATGTCAAATGAAAGAAAATTAGAATATTGTATAAATATAACTTCATATATAGAAAAAATGCCTTTTGATGTATCAAGAGCAAGTATTTTTATGTTAATGAAATATTGTGATTATATGGGAAATATAGTTGTAAAAAATAAATTTTATTTTCAAGGTTTAAACTTAAGTATCTTAAATTATGACAGTTATTATTTTTTAAAAAACGTTTGTCATAAAAATATGACAAATATTCATAATTTTCTTCGAAATGGTTTAATATATAATAAAGATTATAAAAAAATTTTAGATAAATCTAAAGAAGGAGATTTTGTTTTTTTAGATCCTCCATATATAGAAGAACATAAATATCAATTTAATTATAATATTGATGAAAATTTAAATAAAAAGTTTATATTAGAATTATATGATGAACTAAAAAAATTAGATAAAAAGAAAGTTAAATGGTTAATGACACAGGCAGATACAAAAGAAGTAAGAAATGTATTTAAAGAATACACAATTAAAAAGTTTAAAGTATATAGATCTTCTTTAAAATCTTATAAGAATGAATTAATAATAAAAAACTACTAATTAAATTGTATTTAAATATTTTCTTATTTTTGCATTAAGAATTATAGAATTATTCTTATTAGAACTATTCCATAACATTCCATATCTCGATTTTTTACTTCTTCCGACATGGATGTTATTCAAAAACTTTTCTCCGCTTTCTGTATAATTTACTTCCATCCTGAATTCATCAACACTTACTGGTTTATTTTGTTTATATAAAAACTTAATCATTTTAGAAATTAAAAGATTACAATCTTCTCGCATCCAATCTCTTAACTTAATTAAATCTACACCATCTATGTTATCTATTTCTTTTTCCTCTTCCTCCTCTTCCTCGCTTTCAGAATAATAATATAAATCACACATCTCTTTTTCATCTTTATACTCTTCTGGTTCTGCTTCGCAAAAATAATCAATAATTCCTAATTTTTTGTTCTTTAACATTTCTTTTTCTTTTTCTTCATTTGGATTTGATATCAATGTTTTCTTTACACCTTTAACTTTATTATAAGTTTTTGGTACCCTATTCTTAAATAAAGGATGATTTTCTAAAAAGTCTTTACAGTTCTTCTCTGAAACATTAACATTTCCTGCTTCAGACATCTTCATTAATGCTTGTATCTGTTCTTTATGTGTAAGATAACCATTCATAATATTTGACCTCGCTTTTTCTGTTGTATATAATGTAGGTCTAATATCATCACCGTGATTACCGCATAATCTACTCATAGTTTGAATAAGAGATGCAACTGATATTTTATTATTTAATAAAAATATTCCATGAGTTAAATGATAATTATTTGGTTTATCATAATGTGATACAAATGATGTACTTTCTTTACACATATCATAAGATATAAGAAGAACTCTTGGAATTGTATCAATACCTATATCAGCAATAAACTGGAAAATATCAGTAATATTAACTACATTCTTTCCGGAAGAACTAAAATAATGAATTTTTTCGTCTTTAATAGTAGATAATTGGTTTTCGATTTTCATTGACTCATTAGGAAAAGAATCATGATAAATATAAAAACCATCTCCATGTTCAACTATAAAACACCAATTACCATTGTTTATATCGTTATTATATCTTTTTTCTATAAAGTTTTCAAGCATACTTAAATGTCTTTCTTTTTTTCTTTCTGTTTTTAAAAGTACAATAATAGGATGTTTATCTTCTTTATCAAATCTGTAATTATTTCTAGTTATTGGTTCAGTTTTAGATAATTCAGTGATAATTTTTAAAGCAGAGTTAGGAATAATATCATCTTTCTTATCTTCACTAATATCTAAAATATTAGAATTCCATAAAGAAATACCAACATAATTTTTAGATTGAGGAATAAAAACTATATTATCTGAATACAAATTTTCTTCAACCATAATAATATCTTGTACTGTTGCACTAACTGCAATAAATTTAGTTGATTTTTGTCTTAATGTTATAAATTCTTTATCATATTTAACACTCTCATCATGATATGTAGGAATGTTAGAAATATCCTTATAACAACATGATACTTGGGCTTCATCTGCAATTAAACAAATCTTACTATCATCGGTAATTCGTTGATTAACTCTTTCTAAATGTTGATAATGTTTGATACAAATAACAAATCGAGGTTTCTCACTGTTAATTGCTAAACTAAGTCTATCATCGTCATCTGATAACTTGTTTTCAGCATCAAAATATAAAAAATTTTCAGATAAAAAATCAAGTTCTTCTTCTGAAAACATATTTAAAGATACTAAATAAGTTTTTAGTTCTCTAATATAAGTTTTTAATCTAAACATAAGTTGTAAAACTTGACTTTTACTGAGAACAATAAAAACAGGAGTAAAACCAAGAGATATATAGATAAGAGACACAGCCATAACAAGAAAAGTTTTTCCGTTTTGACAATCACTCGTGATTAAAGTCATTAAATCTTTAAAATCAGGAATGAAATTAACATCTTTAATAAAAGATGAAAAATGAAAACCTTTTGAATCGATTAAATCCATTCGTTTGGTATATCTATAAAATCTATATATATATTCAGTTAAAGACATTTTTTTTGGTTTTTCATCTATGATATCAAATATTTTAGGATGTTGAGAAGTAAAGTTAAAGAAATGATGAAGAGTTTGAACACATTTTTGAATATCTTTTTCTTTTTTAATTTTGAATATATATTTTCTTCCAACTTTTTCACGTTCCTCACATAAATGATTAAAAATCCAATATGCAAGTTCAATAATTCTATCTTTCTCTCTAAATGTAAGACGAATACGATTAAGAGAAGACATACTTGGGAGAGTTTTAGCTAACATTTCAGAACAAAGAAGATACACTTCTTTTTCTGGACGATCTTTTGTGTCATTAAGACTGTGAAAAGTCTTAATTTCATTACATAGTTGATTATATCTAGTAGACATGATTTAAGGTGAAAATTTCTTATAAACTTAGAAAGTAAAATCAATTTTTTTAAAAATATTTTTATTCATATATAATAAAAATGGATAATATTATTCCTCCTAATCCTAGTATAAAAAAAAGTTCTGGTCGTCCGCAAGAACCATGTAATTTTTGCAACACATATTGTTTATATTGTAAATGTCTTGGTTGCCGTGCTTGTAATAATGATATAATACATGAACAACATACAATATGTTCAAGAAGTAAATATAAGGATAGAAGAATATGTAATCAATGTATGGTAGAGAAATTTAATTTAAGAAAAACACAAGGTAAAGTGATAAAAGGCAAGGGACATGAAACAAGAAACCACAAAAAACACAATTTGGTTGCGTGTGGTGGTGAAAAAAATGAAACATATGTAAAATTAAAAGAAAAAACATGTGATAAAAAAGATACTGAAGCATCTGATAAATGTGCTGCAGATGATGATACATATAATGATGCATATGATATATATAAACATGATAATGAATATGCAAAAATAGAAATATCAAAAATGTTAGAAAAGTCAGAAATACCAGAAATGCGAGACAAAACAATATCAACATATATAGAAAAAAATACAAAAGGTTTGTCTGTATTTGCGAACAAAACTTTTAAAGAAAATGACATAATTGCATTTTATTTAACAAAAATATATAATATTGCAGAATTTGATACAGATGAAGAAATAGATAACAAATATTTAATTAATTTAAATGAAATTAAAGAAAAAGATTTAAAAAAATACTTAGATAAAACAAATCAGTTAAAAATTGATTTAGTAGGTGATTTATGTGATAAAAGTTTTCAAAAACCAGTTGAATTAAAAGAGGGTGAATTAAAAACAGCGTTTTGGGGATATTTATGTAATGAACCTTCGATAGGACAAGAACAAAATTCTTATATCAGTTATGATACAATAAAGTATGCAAAAACAAAAAAGATTATTACTGACGAAATTATAAGTAAAGATGAAGAATATAAATATTTATTGTTCATAGTTATGGCTTCAAAAGATATTGAAGTAGGTGAGGAAATAACTTGGTGTTATGGTTATGGTTATAAAAGAGACTATAAAACTCCATGTGAGGAAAAAAAAGGTGAAGGTGAAGGGGAAGTAGAAAAAAAAGGTGAAGGAGAAGTAGAAAAAAAAAGCGAAGGGGAAGAAGGTAAAGAAAAAGGTATAAAAAAAAGAAAAAGAGGATGTTCATCTCCTTTCTTACCGAACAAAAAATCTAAATCTGATGGTGAAAAATATTCAAGAAAAAAATCAAGAAAAAGAAAATCAAGAAAATCAAGAAAATCAAGAAAATCAAGAAAATCAAGAAAATCAAGAAAATCAAGAAAATCAAAAAAATCAAGAAAATCAAGAAAATCAAGAAAATCAAGAAAATCAAGAAAATCAAGAAAATCAAGAAAATCAAGAAAATCAAGAAAATCAAGAAAATCAAGAAAATCAAGAAAATCAAGAAAATCAAGAAAAAGAAAATAAATATAAAATTTACATTTTATATTTTTTTGTTTTATTATATTAATAAGTTATACAAAATGATAATTTAGAAACATAAAAGTTAGACATAAAATATTACAATAAAAACTATCGCTTGTATCAAGTGAATATTTTAATTCTGGATTCTTTACATAATTCAAACTTTTTATTAATTCTTCTTCGTTTTCTAATTCAAATTCATCTTTTATACTATATATATCTTTATCAACTATATCAGAATAGTTTTCAAAACCCCATACGTCTTTATTTATATTTATATTTGAATTCAATATTTCATTTAATTCTTTTATTATTTCTTCTTCTGATAATTCAGATTCACAAGCGAATTTCTCATCTTTTTTCATATCTTTTGTTTTTTTATTTTCAGAACAAACATACTTATTATATACAAATTCACATTTTATCGGAGATACTATATTTAATATTGATGCTTGTTTTATATTTCCTTTTTTATCTTTTAATATATGAAGAAACATTGTATCAGATATATTTAATTTATCTTTGTGATTTGTTTCAGAATATAATTTCGCCATCATACTGTTTATATTGCAAATAAGTATGTCTTGTATTATATACATTCTTAAACTTAATATTGTTTTGCTATCAAAATAATACGATATCTTTTCGTTTCTAAAAGGATTTAATAAATGTAATCTACTCCATGTTTTTCCACACATTAAAGCATAACAGAATATTTGAACTGATGCATCATCTTTCCAATCCATATTTGAAGATGCCTTAATTTCATATAATGAAATTGTTTTTTCATCTTCATCAACAGAATATGCATCTGCTACTCCTGTGAGCCAAGGCATCTGTAAATTGCATTGAATTTTTAATTTTGCATCACGTGGTTTCATTAAAATTGCTTTTGGTTTTAAATTTTTCCAATAATTTTTAAGATTATTTGTTAAACTTTCAGTTAAATTCATAAATATTTTATTAGATAAAGAAATATGTATTTGTGAATATAATAAGATACCATCAAATTGATTGAATTCATTAAATAAATTTGAAGTAATAAACTTTTTATATTTATTGATTGATGAATTTATTTTATTTAAAATATGACTATACATTGGATTATTTTTAGATACATCATCAGATGGAATTGTTGGCCATCTAGATATCCATGTAGACGTTATTAAATTCTCTATTAAAATACCTACAAATGCTTTGTCTTCTTCTGTTATGATTGGTAATGTTTTATAATTTGTGTTTTCATCGAATATTTTAGAAAAACTATACGGTTTGATATTATTTCTTATTAATATACGTGTATCATATTTTATAATTGATGCTCTTATGATTTCAGTTACTGAATGTTCGTTATCTAAATAATCTTGAACTGTAAATTCTTTTAATAATTTTCCTTCTTTTATTTTTCCTTTGTCTGGTTTAGGACATGTTTCAAATAATGATAACGATCTACTGTATTTATCTTCAAATGCTGGAACAAACATTATTACTTTTTTCTTGGCTCTTGTTAAAGCAACTGTTATTAGATTTATAACTATATCATCACTTAACGTAACAAATGCTCTTTCCAACGGAAAAGTTAAGAATACTATTACATAATCTCTTTCTAATCCTTTCGATGAGTTAGCAGTTGTTAAAAAATATTTATTTGGATCCATTTTTTTATGATTTGTATTAACATCAATACCATTCTCTGAAAAGAAACGTCTAAAACGTGCTATATCACCCATCGCCCCTTTAACTGTTATTGCTGAAGAAAAAGTTAATATCATTGATTCAGTCGGAGAATGAGAAGATAAAAAAGTTTTCAATTCTTCAAATATATGAGTATATGAATTTAATTTTCTCCATTCAATATCGGCTGTTGATATAGTATTACTTGATTTCCAATTATTAATTTTATCTCTAAATTCAGGATAGTGTATTTGCAGTGCTGTTTTTATAGTTTCTAATGTTTTTGGTGGAACTCGTGGTGTATCCGACATATATATTTTATATATTTCTGGATGTTCCGGTATTGTCATGAAATGCCATAAAACACTTTCTCTCGTTTCTTTTTGTATTGATTGAAATATATCACCCGCGAATACAAATTTTGTATCTGGATAAAAATGCTTTAAAATTTCTAAAACATTTTTTTCTAAATCTTGACATTCATCAACAAATATAATTTTTGGTTGATTTGTTGTTTTAAAATCAAATTCTTTTTTATATGTTAATTCGTGTACAAATTTACGTTTACCTTCAAAATTTGGTAAGTCTATATGTGGATAATCACCTGCTTTTGCTATTTCATATATAATACTGTCGAATGTTCTTACACTTACTTTATTTGAAATACCATAATCTTTCAGTTTTCTTTTTATTTCATTTTTTATTGAAACATTATAAGATATAAACAATATTTCATCCGACTTAAATAATTTTTTTAAAATACCATGTATTAATAAACCGAGTAAAAGAGTCGTATTATGTGTTACTGTAAAATCACCCATCAAATAACGCGAATTCCCATCTATTGTAAATCCATAATAATTATCTTCTCCAATATAGTTAACTTTTGATATACCAACGGTTAATGCATCTTTAACTTGTTTTCTGGGATTAGATTTTTTAAGTGGAACTAAAACAGGTATCTCTTCTATACCATTTCCATTAATTTGTATTCTAAATGCTTTACCTGTTTTTTTCTCTCCTTTATAAGTCCATTTAGTTTTTTTTATTTTTTTATAACAAGAAAACCCTAGACTTCTACATAAATAAATAACATCATCCATAAGTTTTTCATTTTTTTGTGTAAATTCATATCCACCGTTAGAGTTTAAATACCCATCACTATCAATTATACCAGCAAGTAATTTTAATCTATTTTCTCGTGAATTACATTTATAAATATTTGGAATATGTTTATTATTAATCATATTTAAATCTTGTAATTCTTTTAAAAATATATTACAACCTTTTTTTTTATTTTTTGCATTTAGTCCACTATTTATATTATAATCATATTTAGAAACATACGTAAGTATTAAGTTATACTTATCAAGATTTTTATATAAATAATGTAATACAGTAGAATCTTGTGTTGAAATACGAGTATCATCTGAACTTCCATTTCCTAACCAGTAACCTATTATATATGGATCAAATGATAATTCTTTTTCTGTAAAATCAACTGTAACTTTATATGTTAGTAATTTAGGTTTAATACTTTTAGGAATATTTAAATAATCTTTTACAGATATTTCTAATATTTGTTCATTTTTTATATTATTTAAAAATATTTGAGCTTCTTGTTTTTTTAAAATTTTATCTTCATCAGAACCCTTCTTATACGTGAAACTTTTTGATACAATTTTATTATTATCAACCCAATTAACAAAATGTGCATGTCTATTTTCTTGATGAGTAATGCAAGGATATCCAGAAACTTTTAGACATAAAATATGTGGTTCATTTACTATATATTTATCTCCTTTTTTTGGTATAATTTCATACATTTTATCTACTCCTCTTGCTAATGATAAAACTTTTCTTGGTGTTGAATCATCTCCCATAAGAAGATCTCCAACTTTTACGTCTTGTACATTTTTAACAGTACCATCAAATAACATAATTTTCGTGTCTTTTGCATGACACTTTCCAGATCCGTAAAGAGCGTGAATTACGTATATATGATGATTAAAATTTAAAAATTCGGAAATGACTTTTTTCTGATCGTCGCGCCATGTAAAATTTAAAACTTTTTTAAAATTATTAATTCTATTTATATATTCTGATTTACATTTTAAAGTATGAAACCCTCCGATTTCTTTCAATATCAATTGCATATCTTTAACAGACATATCGTTAGCATTTTCTTCAAATAACTTATTCATGTTGTATGGTGAAAATTTTATGAAAACTAAAAAAATAAATCATTTTTAATCTGTTTTATAAAAAGCCATTTGTATATACATCGATAAAAAAAAATGATTTAAAAAAATAAGTTTTATAATAAAAAGTACAATGTCCGAATTATCCTCTTCCAAGCCTATTATGGAGTCAGAAATTTCTACTTCTAGCAGTGATATGAATGTATCAGTTCCTCAAATTGATGAATCATCAATGGAATTCAATCGCGCGAATATTGATTCGTTATCTAAGTTTATCCGTCTCGTTGATGTTGATGCTTCAACTGGACTTGATTTGTATTGTTATATTCATTGCGAACCACATGATTCTGAAATTAGAAAACAATGTAGAGGTGTTGTATTTAACAAAGATAAATTAATTATGAAAGGATTTCCTTACACCATTGAATACACACAAAGTGAAAATTTACCTGATATAAACGATAATATCGTAAATTCTTTTGATAAATGTTCTTTTTATGATTCGTATGAGGGGTCATTAATTAGAATGTTTTATTTTGCAGATAAATGGTATCTGTCTACTAATAGAAAACTTGATGCTTTTAGAAGTAAATGGGCTTCAAAAGAATCTTTCGGTTCTTTTTTTAAGAAGGCACTTGAGTATGAATTTGAAAATAATGAAAGATTAAAAAGTAATGTTGATTTTACACCTGGAAAAGATGATGCTATTGAACGTTTTCAATCTGTTTTAGACACAAATAAACAGTATATGTTCTTATTGCTTAATAATAATGAAAATAGAATTGTATGTTCAGCTCCAGAAAACCCCACAATTTTTCACGTTGGGACATTCGTTGATTTTGAGTTAAAAATGAATGAAGATGTTTATATTCCTTATCCAAAAAAGCACAACTTTAAAGATATTGATGAGTTATTTGATTATGTAAATAGTATTGATTATAAGTATTTACAGGGTATAATTGCTTTTACACCAGGTAATTATCAATATAAAATTTTTAATCAGGAATATCATGACTTGTATAAGGCAAGAGGTAATGAACCAAGTATAAAGTTTAGATATCTTCAAGTTAGAATGAATAAGAAGTATAATGAAATTCTTCATTATTTATATCCAGAATATAAAAAGTCATTTACTGATTATGAAAACTATATTTATGATATAGCACGTGATATTACTAAATCTTATGTTGAACGTTTTATTAAGAAAAATTATGTTACTGTTCCAGTCGAAGAATTTCAAGTTATCAGAGAATGTCATACATGGCATCTTTTGGACAGATTAGAAAATAAAATTAATATTAACAAGGTTATTGATATATTAAATACTCAACCACCTACAAATATTAATCGTATGATTCGCAAACGTATAATGGAAAAGAATACAAACGGTGGAACATCTGAACCAAATAAACCAAAAACACGAGAACATGTTTCATTGCTTAGAAATAAGTCTTTTACTGTAGAAAAGTAAAGTAAGTAAATATAACAATTATTAATATTTTATATCAAAATTTGATATAAAATTAATTTTTATACATAAATAACATCATTATCAAGATGTTTATTATTTATTACTAATTCATATGTTTTTCTCATATGTTTATTATCTACATCTTTTATTAAATTATTTAATATTTCTCTAAAATTATTAGAACCAATATTTTCATTTATTTTTTCATTTCGTGATTTGATTTCTTTTTTAGTTTGTTTAAATACTATTTTAATTCCTTTACTTGTCATCTGTTTATATTTCTTCGATTTTTTGAAAACTTTGAATTCTTCATAATCTCCAGATATTGATAATTTGATTTTATCATTTGTTTCTTGTATTTCTTCTATATTATCTAATGTAGTATATATTATTTTCTTTTTTGATAATCCTATTGGTATTTCTTCTAAATCATAATTATCTTTATTAAATGAACAAAATGCTACTATATTATCTTGTGTTTCGCCGTAAGCAACTTGCATTGAACTACCTGGATAATAAATATTATGCTGTGGATTTTGATTCATATGTAAATGACCCGAAATTACATTTGGATATTCTAATAACCATTTATCTCCATCTTCAGATATAATAGCACCCATTTTAGCCCCATAAAATTCCTGATGTGCAAATATACATCTTGCTTTCGTCCAATCATATTCTTCATTTAATTCATTTAGAGCATCAATAAAACGTCCATTTGGAACGTAAGGTACAAATATAAAATCATTTTCTTCATATGTTTTATCTATTACAATCACATTATCCCATTTTTTAATCCCATTCGCCCAATGATTTATCGTTAGATACTGAACGCAATTTACCATATCATGATTTCCTATTAATACATAGGTTTTTGATATATTACGTAAGTTATCAATCAATTCATATGCTTTATTTAGTTCAAAAGTATTAATTTTTTCAAAAGTATCGAGTATATCACCTAGTAAAACAATAAAATCGGGTTTTTTATTGGTTGCTATATCACAAACATTTTTAATTAATATATCGATTTCAGTTATATTATTTACTTTTATATGAACATCGCCAATTATTAATACATTAGTTTTCATTACTACTTTATATAAATAATTATTTATATAAATCAATTTTTAGATATTTTATAAAATAATTAAAATATTGTTTTAAAATAAATGAGAAAATTATCAAAAAATAATTTAAAAAAATATAGATCAAAATCAAAAAAATATAGATCAAAATCAAAAAAATATAGATCAAAAAAATATAAGTTTAGAGCAAAAAATGATGGTATGGAAAAATCAGATGAAAAAAAGGATGAACTGAATTCAAAAAAAGGAGATGATGAATTAAGTCTTTCAGGAAAAGGAGATGATGAATTAAGTCCTTCAGGAAAAGGTGAACATGATTGTAAAGACATAGAAAATAAATTTAATTATGTTTTAACTAATAGTAGTATAAAACATTTATATTTAGGTGATTCATTTATTAAAATATTTAGTGGTTGTACAAATAATAAAACAATGCTTATTTTATCTTTTCCCGGTAAAACAGCAAGTGGTTTAAGTAAAGAAAAAAGTGAAATAAGAACTAATTTATTGAAAAACGAAATCTTAGAAAATTTAGAATGTCTAATTTTACATTTTGGTAGCGTTGATATACATTTTTCTTATTTTCATAAATTAAGTAATCTTGACGATACAACTGCAGAAGAAGAAATTATTAAAAGTAATGATGATTTTGTTAAATATAATGATAATTATATATCTGGTATAGTAGAAAATTATGTTTCATTTATAAATGAAATTAAAAAAAAAAAAAGTGAATTGAAAATATTTGTATTAATACCTTACTATTCACCTGTTGAAGATGAAAATATGTTAGATAATTTGCAAAGATATATTAGGGAAAAAGGTCGTAAACCATTAAGTGCTTATTCCAACAAAATTCAACAAAAATTATTGAGTTTTAATAATAGAAAATCACTAGTAGATTTATTTGATAAAAAAATGAAAAACAAATTTACTGATGATGATAGTGTAAATATAATTTCAATAAATGATCAAATAATTGGAATTTCAAGACAATATCTTCTGGATGATAAAACTGATATACATTTAAATAATAAAGTTTCCAATATATATAAAGAAATGTTAGAAAAATGCGGATTATAAAAAAATAACGCGTATAATTTTACCTTACAATCTATGATCGGCGCACAATTCGAGTTTTTATACTGGTTCAAGTATAAAAATATAGGGCACTAAGATTTTATTAAATGGTTTAAAGAACTTTTTAATTTTAAGATGAAAAACACCTTAAAATGAGGGCACTATGATTTTTTAAAACACCGATCATAGCTTACAATTGAATTTACAAGAATGATACAGCTATAATTGTTCGCGTCTATCTAAATATATTCTTATAACCGTTTACTTACTATCAATTACTCGTTTTTTTGAACTCCTGACTTAAGTTTACCAGATTCTTTTATATTATTCCTAATTTTTTATAAATTTTAATAATTGGTTTCCAATCATAATGCATATCTGTATTGTCTTTTAAAAAACAATCATCATTAATATATTCATTAATATCAACATATGATACTTTTTGATATTTTTTTGTTATTAATTCAACCAAAAAAAACTTAAAAAGTGTAAGTATATTATTTCTAAAAGTTTTTTCTAAATATTTTGGATTAATGTTTAGTTTAATTTTTTTAAAATTGTATCTTATTAATGTATCTAAATAATTTATATCGTCGATTGGAGAATTATAAGGAATTAATATTATAATTTTAGCTAATGGTATTAATTTTGTTATAATACTAATTAAATTTTCGTAGCTTATAATTAAATTATATATAAAATCATTTATTTTTTCGTTTTGAATAATATAATTATTATTAAGTAAATTATAATATATGTTTAAATATATGTCGTTTGATCCAAAATTTATAAATATTTCGTTAACATTTGTATATTTTTTTAAATTAGAAAAATCAATATCCATAATATTTAATATACAATAACCTGGAAACGATATTATTTGATCGTGTGATTTTTTTTCATGACCAAAAATCTTAGCAAATGAATCACCTATAAATAAACGTTTTACTAATTGAGACATGTTATATTTTTTTTTAATACATGATAAATTTTTTCATTTTTTTATTTTAAAATGAGACACTCAATTTTTTAACTCAAAATAGCACTTGAATATTGAAAACCAGTCTGATCCGATAATTTGAATATAGCGAAGAAAAAGGCATATGTTTTAGCTTGTGATATGTATGTATCAACATATGTAAAAGATTATAAGAAAATAAATGATTACAAGATTACACAGAATTTTTGGAATGTAAAAAGTTTGTACGACTATTCAGATTGGTCTATTAATTTGGATGGAACATTTGACAATATAGTTTTTTCGGTTATGAATTTATATTCATTCAAGAATATAAATTCTAATTCCATTCTAATCCACAATCATAACATTTACATACTTTATTATATTTCATAAAACTTTGTTTTTTATCTCCATTATTAATTATAGTTTCAGAATATTGAGAACAAGAAAAATTTCGAGAATGATCGCATTTTTTTATAATTTGTTTTTTATTTTTATTATTTTTACTTCTACTTCTTTTATAACGTGTCATTTTATTTTAATAACTATTTTTTTTTTTTTTTATTTTTTTTTATAATATAAATGAGTAATTACAAAACAAATAAAAATATTACAATGATTGATGATTTACCTTTTTTAGACGACCTTGAAAATAACACCCGAAACAATAACGGTTTAACGATGATTCCGTCTGATACATCTTCTAGAGTTCAGAAATTTATTAGAAATACTAATACACATAATGCACCATATGAATCTGGTATGAATATGAATCAACAACCACCTCAACAACAATTTGTATCTCAACCACAAATTCAACAACAAACACCTCCACAATTTATGAATGAGATTATTGATGACCCTCGTAATTATCAAAATATCGAACCAATGCAATTTGAACCTCAATTTGAACGTAAACAAAGAAGATATGATTATAATGAACCAACTTGTATTCAAGTAGCCGATCATACAATGAATTGCGTTGTTTGTTCTAAATTATATCAATGTAATAATACTGGTTATGTTGTTGTTATTATTTTACTTGCAATTATAAGTGTTTTATTATTAAAAAGAGTTTTGAATGTCTAATTAAAAAGATAATTTTATAAAAAAAAATGGATATTCCAGAAGATAATAAAATCGATGAAATAATTAACGAAGATAAAATTGAAGAAAAATCATTATCAAATTATGATACTTTGGTTTTAGGAGGCGGTGCCGTTAAATCATTTGTTATTTTTGGTGCATTACAATACGCTATTGACAATTATTTACTTACTGATATTAAAACATATATTGGTACTTCTGGTGGAACAATTATAAATTATTTACTTATAATTGGATATACACCTATTGAAGCAATGGTTTTTATTTGTACTAATCATGTTATTGAAAAACTACAAAGTTTTAATATGTTTGCAATGATGAATGGTTTAGGTGCAATATCTTTTCTGCATATTTACGAAGAACTTGAAAAAATGACATTACAAAAAATTGGATATATACCTACGTTTGCTGATATAAAAGAAAAATTTAATAAAGACTTTATATGTGTTACATATAATATAACAGAAGGTAAAATAGAATATTTATCTTATGAGAATACACCTACATTACCATGTTTAATAGCAATACGAATGTCATCTAATTTACCTTTGATTTTTGAAAACTTTAAATACGGAAATAGTTATTATGTTGATGGTGGAGTAGCAAATAATTTTGCAATAGAAAAAGCAATAGAAAAAGGAAAGAAAATATTAGGAATACATAATAAGTTGTCTTCGTTTTCATTTACAAAAGATAATGAATTCAATATGCTTGAATATATTTTTAAAATTATATTTATACCGATAGGTGAATTATATAAACTAAAAAGAAAAGAATTAGAACCAAATGATAATTTTGATATTATTCAAGTTGTAGAAGATAGCATAAATTTGTATAATTTTAATATAACAACAAGAGAAAAATTGAATATGTTTTCTAAAGGTTATCAACAAATGAAAGAATATTTTGAAAAATAAATTTCGATTTTAAAACTTTTTGTGGTTTTAAAATTCGATGCCTCTTGTAATATTGTTGAAATAAAAATATTTTTTTAGTTTATCTATATTTTCTTTTGTTTTTTCAAATTTAGAAGGAATAAGTATTTTTCCTGTTTTTATATAATGTTCTCTATATTTATTAAATTCATATAATGGAATACCACTAATTTCGTCAAAATCAATAATATCATTATCTTCGAAAATTATTGCGTCTTCTTCTATTGAATTTTGATTTTGAACATCATCTTTAATTTGTCTTTCTTCTATTGTTTTTGGTAAATTATTGCTCAAATAATTGATATATTCTTTACCATCTCTTTTTATATTCATTATACTGTTATATGCATTACTAAGATTTTCTGGTTTAATTTTACAATGATTATCAAATGATTTTTTTATTTTGTTGAATCCATACTTCATTATTAAATCAATTAATATTTGAGCATTAGTATCATTGATTTTTTTATTATTTTTATCAAGAAAAATGAACTTATTACGTTCTTTATCAGTACACAAGTAAATAGGTTTATCTTTGCCTGATAAAAAATTTTCAATTGTAAAATTAGCGAGTGATTTTTCCGAACCAAATAAAGTTTCTATATTGAATTTTTGGTCAAATATTTCCTTAATTCTTTCACCTGTCATAAAAGACATGAAATCAATATTGTTAATTGTTATATTATTAACTGTATTATTAATTGTTGTATTATTATTTATTACATTTGTATTTTTATTATCTTTAATTTCTTTAATTTCATTGTGTAATTCATTAATTAATTTTTTTATTTCATTATCTTCATTATTTTTTTTGATTTACAAACCTTAATATGTCTATCTAATGATTGTTTAGTACTTAATTCTTTATTACAAAAATTACATATAAATTTATTTATATTAATACTTTCATTTTTTTCAATTTGTATTTTAATGCAAAATTTAGAAGTTTTTTGATGTTTTTTTAAAGTTGATTTATCATAGTAATCATTTTTGCAATATTCACATATCATTTATAATAATAATAATATATTTTTTTAAATTAAAATAGCAAGGTATCATTTTTTTGTTGAAGGTATTAAAAAAATGATACCTTTGATAAACTTTACAGTTTATTTTATAGTTTATAAAGGTATTGTTTTTTATTAAAACTTTATTTATAGTTTAATTATTAAAGGTCGTTTTTTGTTACCTACGATTGTGTGTTTTTTTTTAATTATACTCATAAAAAAATTATATTTGTACGATTTTTTTTTATTTTTGAATATATCAAAATTTAAAAATTGAATTCTAAAAGATAATTTCTTTTAGAATAAATGAATTTATCAATTAAAAATAAACATCAATTGGACGATAGAATAAAATTTCAAGATATAGGACATAAATATTGGATCGATGGAAATGATAATGATTTAATATCATGTACAACATTTATAAAAAAATTTTTTAAAGAGTTTGATTTCGACTCAATTATAAAAAATATTATCAAGAGTGAAAAATACAATGATCCAACATATAAATATCATAATATGTCTTACGAAGATATAAAAAAAGAATGGGATAAAAATTCAAATGAGTCTACGGATTTAGGAACTAAATTACATTTAAGTATTGAACATTTTTATAATGAAATAAAAGTAGAAAATAAGTCTATCGAATATAATTATTTTCTAAAATTTTATGAAGATCATAAACATTTAGAAATATATAGAACAGAATGGTTAATATTTAGTGATATTTTGAGAATATCTGGTTCGATAGATGGAGTTTTTATTAATCATGACGGATCTTTGAGTTTATGTGATTGGAAAAGGTCAAAAGAAATAGATTATAAAGGATATAATGATAAAAAAGCATTATATCCAATTGAACATTTACCAGATTGTAATTATTCTAAATATTCTTTACAATTAAATTTATATAGGATGATATTAGAAACATTTTATGATTTTAAAGTTAAAGAAATGTTTCTAATTGTTATGCATCCAAATAACGATAATTACATTAAGATAGAAGTATCAGATTATAAAAAAGAAATAGAATGGTTATTTGCTGAAAGATGCAATGAGTTAAAATCTTTGGGATATAAAAATATTAATTTAGAATATAAAAATAAAATTGAAAATGATATTCAAAAAAATATTAAAAATTGTAATATGGATTTAGACGACATTATTAATGATTATGATGAAAGTAAACCTTTTGTTTCTTTATTTTCAAAGAGAAAAAATAAAGTGGATACAAAAGTGGATACAACATCTAATAAAGGAAAACGATGGTCAAAAGATGAAGACAATTATCTTTTTACATCTGCTAAAAAAGGTATAGATATAAAAATTTTATCAGAAAATCACAAAAGATCTGAAACCGCTATAAAATATCGTATCATGCAAAAATATAATCCAGTATTCGATAATATTTCTAATTTTTGTAAAGAATATATTCAAATCTCAGAAAATGATTTAAATAAGTTTTTAGAATATGAAAATAAAAAGAAAGAAAAGAAAGAAGATGATAAGAAAGATAATAAAAAGAAAAAAGAAATCGAAAAAATACCTGAACAACCAAAAGAAGAAATAAAAACTAAAATTGAACTGTCTAAATATGGACTATCTAAAAAGCAACAATACGCTTATGATTTAATATCAGAAGGTAAAAATGTATTTATTACTTCTCAAGCAGGCGGTGGTAAATCATATTTAATTAAAATGATTTACGCTAAATATTTAGATTCTAAATATATTGCTGTTACATCTACAACTGGAACATCAGCCATATTAATTAATGGTGTAACTTTACATTCGTATTTAGGTATTGGTTTAGGTAATTCAGATGCTGGTTCTTTGTATTTAATGATTCAAAAAAGACCAAACATATTAAGAAGATGGAAAGATTTAGATATCTTAATTATAGATGAAATATCTATGTTATCTCCTGAACTTTTTGATAAACTTGAATATTTAGCAAGAGTAATTCGAAGAAATAATAAACCATTTGGAGGTATTCAAATTATTCTATCTGGTGATTTCCTTCAATTACCTGTCGTTGGAGAAACAGATTCATTTTGTTTTGATGCAGTTAGTTGGAATTCTTGTATACAACATATAGTTTATCTTGATGAAAATTTTAGACAAGAAGACAGTGTTTTTAAAAATTTATTAAATGAAATACGAATAGGTAATATATCAAAAAATACAGTAGAAATATTAAAATCAAGAGTGAATGTAAAATTAGAAAATGCATTTGGGATTTTACCGACAAAACTCTATTCTCTTAATAGAGATGTTGATTCAGAGAATGATAAAGAACTAAATAATCTTGTTCTTAAAAATGAAGACTTAGAATTTTATCAATATGATTTAGAATACGAAGTACTTAAAAACGGTATAAAAAACGTAGAAGAAAAAATTAATAAATCATGCAATGCGCCATTTAGTCTTCAATTATGTGTAGGTGCTCAAGTTATGTTGCTTTATAATATGGATCTAGAAAATAAATTGGTTAATGGTAGCAGAGGAGTTGTAATAGGATTTGAAAACGATTTACCAAGAGTTAAATTTTTAAATGGAATAACTTTATTAGTTGATCATAAAATATGGACATTAGACGAAAATAATATACCAATAGTTCAATGGACACAAATACCCTTAAAAGTAGCATTTGCTGTTTCAATACACAAAATACAGGGAGTGACAATAGATTATGCAGAAGTTGATTTAAGTAATATATTTGAGAATTCGCAAGCTTATGTTGCGTTAAGTAGAGTAAGAACATTAGAAGGTTTATCTATTAAAAATTTTAATACATTGTGTATAAAAGTTAATCCACGAGCAGTAGAATTTTATAAAAATTTAATTTAATTCTATTAATTTTTTTTAATTATTTTATATTTATAAAATATAAAATGACAGAAAATGATGAACAAATGATACGTGGTCAAATGTATATGATATCTGAAAACAGACCTATTATATCATTTCTTAATCCAGATACTTATTATTTTGGAAAATATATTAACAAAAGCAGAAATGATTATAGATTTGAAAATGTTATGCAATGTAATAATAATAGAAACAATTTTACAACAATTCAATTAGGAACGAGAATATTTAGTTCACATACACATTATTTTGTGATGGCGCCTCCATTTCCAGAAGATGGTAAAAAGAAAAAGAAAAAAAGAAAAAGTAAATCACATAAAACGAGAAAATCAAATAAGATTTGATATTTTAATTAAAACTTCAAAACGATGTTTCATTTGTTCTATTAATTTTGGTATTTCTATTTTTTCATTATGTATATTATAAGACCTAATTGAATTAAACCATAACTTTTTATGATTCTCAATTTTAGATGTTATACTATTTATATTGTATTCTAATCTTGATAATGTTTGATTTAAATTATCGATGCATATAGTAACTGTTTGACTACTGTTTTTAATTTTCTTTTCTTCAATGAATGATTTAATTATTCCAATATCCTCTAATATATCAGTATTAGTCATTATATCTTTTAATTCAGTATCACTATGAGATAAATTTTTTAAGTAAAGAATACTGCTAAACAAATTATTAGCAATAAAATAACCATTTTTAAGTATAATATCAGAACTAATTATACGTGATGCAGTAGAAACGGCAGCAAACGTAAGCATTATTTTTATTTAATATAATAAATAAAATTATTTAAATATATAATTTTATTTAATAGTGCAATGAATAATATAGAAAAACAAATACATGATAATTTCCAAAAAGCATTTTTTGATGCGATAGATGAAACTATAAATTCGAAAAATCCGGATAATGAATGGATATGTAGACTTTATGAAGAAATTAAAATAACATTATTAAGATATTTAAAAAAAGATTCAAAAACTTATAAAAGTATAGATGAGTCATTTGATGTTGATTTATTTAAACAAATGATATCAAATGATGTTTTTGATTGTATTTCAATGATAAAATTGATTAATAATACATTTTATTGGATAGAACAAATGCAAGCACCGATAAGAGATGAATTTTCAAGGAAAGCAAAGGAAATTGTTTTATCATCTGAACCAAATAAAATAGTTTCATCATTCTTAAAAGAAGTTCATAAATGTTTGGAATATTTAGATGAGGATATGTATAATTATTTTGAAAAAAAATAAAATATTTCTTTAAATAAAAAAATGTATCACTTAAGAAAAAATGATGGAGGTGGATGTGGTTATGAAGAAAAAATGATGGATGGAAGGAAAAGAAGAAGTAAGAGAAGAAGCAAGAGAAGTAAGAGAAGAAGTAGGAGAAGAAGCAGAAGCAGAAGAAGTAAGAAAAATGATGGTGGTTGTGGATGTTCAGGAGATAAAGATGGAAGAAGAAGTAAGAAATATTAAATTAACAAATATTTTTTCAAATTTAAAGTAATAAAATTATCGACTGAATAATTACCACTTCCAGTTATTAAAAGTGTAATACCAAGTAATATAATTGAGATTTGATATAAATATTTATATATAGGTTCTTCAATATGTGCTAAATATATTGCTATGATCATAAATATTATTAAACCTAATGATGATAATCTTGTTAGAAAACCAATTATTAATAAGATTCCAATTATTGTTTCAAATAATGCAGAAAAAATACCCAAGAATTCAGGCAAGTTTTTAGAAACAATAAATTTGTTCCAGTTTTGTAAATCTAATAATTTATTATAACCATGAAATACAAAAATTATCCCTATTATAACACGAATTAACAAGTAAACAATCGATTCTTCGTTAATTTTCATTTTATTATATTACAATATAATAAAATTTAACTAGTTTTATTTTTAGCATATTTATCTGATAAGAATACAAAACTGTCTACCCATTTCCATATTGTTTCTTTATCTTCTTGATCTAATTGAGGTGATCTCCAAATTTTTTTAAAATGAATGATTTTTGTTTTATCAATTACATTTTCAAATAATGTATTATGATTTAAAAAAAACGAATCATTTCGCTCTTCAATATTTTTCTTAATTATATTATCATCCTTATTTAAATATTGAGTGAATGATTCCATTACTTCTTTAATTTCACATTGATCACTAAAATAAATTCTTAATATAACTAAATCACCTTCAGATGGAAATTGGTCAATGAGTTCATCAACAAATGATATCAAATTTTTTTTGAACTCTTTTAAAATTAATATTTCACTCATTTATTATATTTTGTAAAATCTTTAAGTATCACATGAAATAAATTCACCAAAACAACTAAAATTCTTTTTTGAATATTTTACACCTGTTATTTTTACTTTGATTATATCGTTTTCCTTGATTATTTGTTTTTTATTTCCTTTAAATACTTTATTATTTGAATCAAATGTATATTCTTCAAGAGAATTAGCAGGAATTAAAACTTTTATTTTATTATTAATAGTCATAAAAAGACCTCCATTAAAAATCATACATACTCTATCTGTATATATATTATTTAAATAAGGTATTAAATTTTCTACTTCAATATCGATTACAAACATCGTAGAACTGTTAACATTTGATATATAATTGTCTTTTATTTTTACAATTCTTTTAACTTCTAGAATATATCCAGTTTCTTTTGAGCAATCGTCTTTACATACCTCTCTTGTTTTTTTTAATAAATTTTCATTTAAATTATAATATAAATATTTTGGTTCAAGACATATCTTTTTTTCAATAATTACTGTTGATAACATATTATTTTTTATCTTTTTTTTAAATTTTTAAAATCAATTTTATAAAATTGATTTTAAAATTATATTTTTTTTTAATTTTTATTGAATGGTTAGACTATCAGATATTAAACATAAATCTACTATTAATTCTATTAAATATTATAATATTACGTCAATTGAATTATCAAAATTTAAAACTATTGATGAGTTAAGAAAATATATTAAAAAACTATCAACAGAAAAAAGAAAGATAAAACAGAAAATCAAACATATGTTTGATACATACGATATATTAACTAAACGAATTATAAAAAATAGCATAACTTTTGATTCTAAACATTTCAATTTAAATATGTTAATAAATGAAGTTCAAGAAGATGATTATTATTCTTATATAAAAGATTTAGTTGATTTTTATGGATATGATATTATAACTAAAAAACATATAAAAGAACATTGTATTTCTGAAAATATAGTTTATGATAAAGATAGAATAAATTTAGCTATAAATAAAATATTTAAAAAAAAATAAGTATAATCATTATTTCTTTTTATAATAACATATAAATAAAAAAAAATTGATTTATATATTATACATTATTAATTTATAATATATTATGAGCACTTTCAAAGTAATTAAAAAATATCCTATTCTTTACAAAAAAGATAAATCTGGTAAAGTAAGATTATGGAGTATTTCAGCTATTTTCAATAATATTGATAATACTTATTGGATTAATATCGAATATGGTCAAAAAGACGGTAAAATTACTTATAATGAAAAAGAGGTTAGAGAAGGCAAAAATATTGGTAAGAAGAATGAAACATCAATTGAACAACAAACAATTTTAATATGTGATAAAACTTTTAAAGACAAGAAAGAAAAAGAAGAATACACTGAAAATATAGATGATGATAAAACTGATAAATCATTTGCACCAATGTTAGCAGATAAATGGGAACCAAATTCAAAAACTAAAAGAAAAGTTGATATTACATTCCCTTGTTTTATTCAACCAAAATTAGATGGTATTAGATGTTTAACATATTTAAAGGATGGTAAAATTGTAAATCAATCAAGACAACTTAAATATTTTAATAATTTAACTCATATCAATAGTGAACTTGAAAATATACTTAAAAAGAATCCAGATTTGGTTTTAGATGGAGAATTATATAATCATGATATAGTTTTTAATCAAATTGCTGGAATAGTAAAGAAAGAAAAATTAAAAGATGAAGACTTTGAAAAGTTAAAACAAATTCAATATCATATTTACGATTGTTTTTTTGAAAATAAAAATCTTAGTTTTAATGAACGTAATAAGTTCCTTCAATCATTAAAAGATAATATGAAGTACGTGAAAATTGTATCAACAGATACATGTAAATCAAAAGATGATGTTATTGTTTTTCATTCTAAATTCTTACTAGATAAATATGAAGGTGCAATATTGAGAAATAGTGATTCTTTATACGAATTTAGACGAAGTAAACATTTACAAAAATTTAAAACATTTTCTGATGATGAATTTGAAATAATTGATTTTAAAGAAGGTACAGGTCATGATTTAGGAACAGTTATTTGGAAATGTAAAACAAAGGATGGTAAGGAGTTTGATGTAAGACCTATTGGTTCTGTTCAAGAACGATCAGAATTATTCAAAAATGGTAAACAATGTATCGGTAAAATGTTAACAGTAACATATCAAGAATTAAGTGAATTCGGAGTTCCAAGATTTCCAGTTGGTAAAACTATAAGAGATTATGAATAAAAAATAAAATAATTCGATTTTTATATCTTTATGATATAAAAATTATTTGCGATGAGATAGACAAAAATATTTATGAATACCAGTTATTTCAAATAGTATATGTAATATAAAACCAATAATAAACATATTACTAGGTTTTTGTAATAATAAAAACAATAATACAAATATTATTCCTTCTAATATAGATTCAAAAATTAATAAATTAAAATGATATTCTCCTGTGATATTAAAATTTGTTTTACAATAATAATTATGTATCCCTAAAGAACCAGATAAGAAATGTTTAATAAATCCAATTATAAATACATTTTGTAAACTAAAATCTGTAAAGAATAATGAAATAATAAAACTATACAAACCAATAATGAAAGATTCAGTAAATAATTTATATAACATTTTTATTATTCTAAATATTTTTCATTTCAAAATTTCTCAAATATCCATCTAATTCATTTTTATACATTAAATGTGATATTACTTTTATATTATAATGTACTTCATTTTTTTTTAGTTTATAATATTCGTCTGGTAAATATTTTTTTGAATACACATTGATTTTCATATCCATACTTATATAATTATTTTTTGTCAAGTTGTAATCCAATGAATACGACAAAGATTTGAAATTAGATCTATAATAATTATTATTATAAATCCAATTTGCTAATGATATTGCGATTAAATCATCGTTATAATCAAATATTACATCATCAGCATATTCATATGTAAAATTACTAAAAACATACAAGTATAATTTGTTATCCAATACTTTTAGAAATATTATATCATTAGAAAAATCGATATCTCTTAATTTCTTTTGCATAAATGGATTTGGAAAATATAAAAATTTGTCGAATATACCAATTGAATTATAAATAATTTTTGATATAAATTCTTTATTTGATTCCATTTATTATACGAATAAATTTAATTTTCAAAATTTTGGAATATTAATGACATCATTTATTAAGTATTTTTTCGTTTCTTCATTGCTCATTAACATTGCACATACACTAAATGTACTATCCGCTGTTCCAATTATATATCTATTACATTTACCTAATAAATAAAGTTCAACAACTGCTGTTAATGTATTATATTTATCATTGTTAAATTTAGTACCAAAAGTTGATTTAGTATTACATAAAATATCAGGTGGATTGTAAAATAGAAGTTTATTACCTAATACACTCGCAAATTCTATATATGTGTCCATATCATCTGTTGCTAAAAATACACCATGATTTTCTTTCAAACACCATTCTTTAGATTGTTTTACAAGAATTTTTATCATTTCTTTCCAGTTATATTTAGAAAAACCTCCATCAGACCGTCTTATATGAATTCCAATCATATTTTCATTAAAATAAGAAAATGTACTTTCTATTTCTTTTTGTAATTCTGGTATTGGTAATAATTTATACTTTAATATATTACCTAATTCAATACCTATATTATCTAATATTAATTCTTGTGGTTTAACTATAACACTTTTTAAATTTTTAAAAATACTTGTTTTATCATCTTCTTCTGAAATAATTGTATATAAAGCATAATTTATAAATATATTTTCATTTGTTATCTCATTTACAACATGGTCTTTGTTTTCCCAAAAACGAAACTCATATACTATTTGATTATTATTTTGTATTGCGTCTAATACAACATTATCAGGTTTAATAAATAAATCATTAAATTTACACAGTTCACCGTGATATGCTATACACGATCTAACAGGAGTATAAGTCCATATTATATTTACTTTCTTATTATGTTTTTCGGCTAAACGAATTGAAGAAATTAAAGGAAGTAATCTATTACACATACCATTATGAAGAACTACAGTTATCATTATTTCTAAATTAAATCTAATTTTTAAATTACTTACAGTCGAATTTTCAAAAATGGGACACCTGTAATTAAACTAGATATTAAGTCTAATTCTTGTTTTTGTGTTTTATTACCTTTAAGGTAACTAAACAGCCAATTCTTTTGTAATACCGACTTTCACGGTTTCCCTAGACTTCTCTTTAGGTTGTATT